TTGTGGTGAGCCTAGAGATAGTGATACTTATGGTAGAGAAACTGTATGTTCATATAGTGGTGATAGTGAAATTTTATTAGAATTAGATAAAAATTTAGATGTATTTGATAATGCAATAGGGTTTAGAATTACAGATGATGGTCGTATTGGCTATAGAGCTTTGAAATACTATTGTTCTGGTACCACATCTGGTTCGACAACTGGTGTTACAATTGATGAGCAATATTCTATGAGTGGTATTGTTCAAAGTGATGTGTGGTCAAGAATTACGGTTAGGTTTGTTGCTGATGAGGCTTACACAAAAGAACAACTAAAATGTTTACCAGCTAGAAAGGGTAAATTAATGTTCTATGTTAATTGTAAATTAAAAGCAATATTTAAAGATGTTGATGAATTTGTTGCAAGAAGATTAAACGAATATGAGGGTAAACAAGTTGGTATACCATTTAATATAAGTTTAGGTGGTGGTTCTCAAGGTCTAATGGAAAGTATGACATTTGATGGTCAAGATACTGAAGATTTAGGGTTACTAATTGAGAAGAATTTTGCTGGAACATTTATAGGTCAAATATCACAATTCAAATTCAATATTTGTGATATGAATTGGTGTGATATTAGTGCTGGTTGTTTAGAGCAATGTACTAGATATGACTTGAATTGTTGTGGTGACCCAGACAATGGGTTAATCATTGATGAGAACGGTGATTATATTATTCAAGAAAACGGGTACGGTATTCAATATTAATTTTTATTTTTTTGGGTTTATTATAACTCAACTAATATTTATTAATAAAAATACATAATGGCAAATAAGAAAATATATCAATTCCCTATTGACGCTAATTTATCTGGTGATAATTTGTTTTTAATGTGGGCTGATAATATAACTGCCGTTAGTACTTTATCAGGCGTTACAAATTATATCGCAAATAATATATTAGTTGAGGATATATACGTTACTGGTGGTACATATGATGGTACTGATATAATTCTAACTAGAAATGATAATAATACGGTATCATTCCCTCTACCTATACCTGAAAATAAATGGGTTATTGAATCTGGAACAACTGTAACAGTTAACACAAATTCACAAAGTTTTATTTATGGTGATTTAATTATTGAAGGTTTACTTAATTTAGAAGTTAATTCTAAATTGGTTGTCTTAAATGGTGATATAATATTAAATGGAGGTTCAATAAGTGGTGATGGTACCACACAATTGGTTGAGATACCTATTTTTAATACAGTAACAACTGGTGGAACATACTCTAATGGTACTGCAACATTTACTAACAATACTGGTGGTACATTTAACGTAAATGGATTCTATACTGGTAATACTGAAGTATTTGTGACTGGTGGAACATACTCTAATGGTACTGCAACATTTACTAACAATACTGGTGGTACATTTAACGTAAATGGATTCTATACTGGTAATACTGAAGTATTTATAACTGGTGGAACATACTCTAATGGTACAGCTGAATTTACTAACAATACTGGTGGTACATTCAATGTAGATGGTTTTTATACTGGTAGTACTGAAATATTTATCACTGGTGGTACTTATAACCAAAGTAATGGTACAGCTGAATTTACTAACAATACTGGTGGTACATTTAACGTAAATGGATTCTTAACTGGTTATACAAATTATTATACAACTGGTGCAACTTTAAATGGTACTACACTTAACTTTAATAGAACGGATACTTTGTCAGCTTATACTGTTAATTTAAGTTCTTTAGGTGGTTCAATTAATTATGCTAATGTTATATTCGTTGATGCTACTAATGGTAATGACAGTACTGCTATTACAGGTAGGTTTGATAAACCATGTCAAAGTATATACCAAGCCTCATATTTAGCTTCATTAATCTCAAAAAGTTCAACAAGTAAAGCATTAATTTATATTAGAAAAGGTGGGTATTACTGGAATGGTGCTCTACAAAACTACTTGGATTACTACTCTGAACCTGGTGTTGTATTTACTGGTGGTAGGGTTACTGACCAATCTTATGGTGCAGTTGTAAGTAATTTTTATGGGTATTCAATATTTTCAAATACGGATATATACATATCAGCAGCATCTTCTGTTAATTTTGAATTTGATTATATGTCTAATTCTGGTGCTGCAATCTTAATAATACCAGCATCAGGTACTGCAACTGTTACGGTAAAAGCTAATTATATTTATGCGTCAACTTCTGGTACTGGATATGGTATTACTATACGAAATAATTCCAATGTAACTATGAATGTTTCTAGGGGTATTGAAGCGGTACATAGTACTATTGCATTTAGGAATTTCACTGGGTCAGTAATCATAAATTGCCCTAAAATATATTTAGGGTCTGGAAATATTTATGGTGGTAATTTTAAACAAGCAATAATTGTCTATGATGGTTTATCTACTGGTAGTATAGTAATAAATGGTGATATTGAAAATAGGGATACTGTTAATTACGGTGGGATTGGTTCTATGATTACAACTTGGGCTGGTTCTTCACCTAAAATTAAAATAAATGGTAATATAGTTGGTGGTCCAATTAAAGCTTTAGATGCTGGACAAGGTGGTTATATTGAAGCAAGTGGTATGTTAAGTAGTGAAAATCAATATACTTTATGGGCTTATGGGTCTACTGAACTTATATTTCATAAATGTAGAATTATTAATAAAGGTAATGTTGCTGGTGCACAATGTGTTTCTACAAATAATACCGCTAGAGTATTTTTTAAAGATACATATTTTTATAACACTTTAACAGATTCATCACTAGTTGGTACAAATGGTTTATTATGTAAAATAATTTTAGATGGTTGTCAAGGTTATTCACCAGGTGTGTCTGGATATGCAGTTGAGACTGCCGTTGGTGGTGGGTTATTATATGTTAATAATTCAAGATTTAATAAAGGGTTAAACCCAGCAATTACTGATATATATTCACCAAGTGGCTTTATATTAGATATTAATACATTAGTACCAAATTTTTAAATTATGAATAGTACGATTTTATATGGTAGTAATTTACCCGAATTAACAAACATACTAATGGGTATGGTAACAATGTCAGATAATACATTATCTCAATTTAATAGTAATATTAATGATTTATCTGATTCAGATAAATTTATTATAAATGAATTTACAAATTTAACAAGTTTTAATACTATGGTTAATATTAACAATTCTCCAATATATTTTGATTGTACTATGGTTACACCAAATAATGTTTTAACTGAAATGAGTGATATTGATTATCTAACTTTAAACACAAATGATAGAACAATTGTTAATAATTTTATCACTTTAATTAAAAAATTAAGTAATATATAAAATAATAAGATATTTATATAAAAAAGGAAAAAAAATGGGAAGAATAATTCAACAAAACAATGGTAAAACAACTGTATATATTACAGGTGAGAATATTAATAATATACCAGCATCACCTAACACATATTATGTTGGTGTTGATACAGATGGGTATTATAAACTACTAAACCCTAGTGGGGGTGTTGATGACTTTACTAGTGGTGGTTCATTTACTGGTGGAACTATCACGGGTAATACGGTATTTACAAATGGATTAAGTGCAACTACGTTTTCAGCAACAACTTATTTAAATTTACCACAAGCTGGTGTTGTTGATGTGTCATATAGTGGGTTAACAGACCTAATAACTACTAGTGGGTTATCAAATGGTAGTTACTATTTAATAACAGACTTCCAAACATGTTATGACCAACCTGATTTTGATTATAATAATAGTCCTATTATTAATACAGGTATCACAGGTAATTACAAACAGGGTCCTGTTGAACCTTTAATGGTTCTTGCAACATCAATTAATACAATTTCAAATCAAGCGTATCAGTCAATGTATCCAAATGATAAAATAACGTATGATTGGTCATATTCAACAACTGAAGTTACTGGTGGTGTTGCTTATGGTAGAATTACTGAAAGAGTTGATGAATTCAATAATAGAACTGATTATGACCATAGAACAATTTTATTTAAAAGATATAGATTATACACATATAGACAAGACCAACCTTTAAATGGTACAATAGAAATAACAAGTACTAACCTTAATAATGTAACTGGTACTACAACACAGTTTACAAATTTATCCGTTGGTGATGTTATATATGTACCAGGTATAAACCCAAGTTATTTTGAAGTGGTGCATATATCAGGTGATACTTTAATGTCGATTACTGGTGATACACTTTCTACCTTTGGTGGTGGGTTTGAGTTTTATAAAACAATAGAAGAAACGAATGATTCTAGTGGTTATTTTAACTTTAAAAGAACGAATGTTAAAACAGATGATTTTATAGAATACACAACATTCGGTGACGCAATATCAAATGATTATGCTAAAAATACATATATTGGTAATTACGCTAATAACTACACAAATATCGGTAGTGGAACTTTTATTTTAGCAAACAACGTATTCTTAGAAGGTCAGTATGAAAGTAATAAATTTGGTGATTATTGTTATAACAACACATTTGGAACTGACAACCAAAATAATGTTTGGGGGGATTGGTGTTATGAAAATGTGTCAGTAAACGATATTGATGATTGTATTATAGGTCATTATTTTAATCGTAACTTAATAAATGCAAATTTAACCTCTAACCATATTGGTAATGATTTTAATAATAACCGATTATTGAATGGGAATGGTACTGATTTTGAAGACAACATTATTGGTAATGGTTTTAGTAACAATCTTATTTATCATGGTTTTTATAAAAATGAAATATTAGATAACTTCCAAGATAATACAATTGGTGACTTTGGTAACCTAGATAATTTTGAATTCTATAGAAATTATATTCGTAATAATTTTAACAACAATATTATAAGACAAAATTTCCAAAACAATCAAATTGGTACAAACTACCAAGAGAATACTATTAATGGTGAATCTCAAGGTAATACAATACTTAATGGGTTTAATAATAATACTATTGGTAGTTATTTTAGTGTAAACGAAATTGGTAACGCTTTTAATAATAATACAGTTAATGATAGTTTTAATGAAAATACTACTAAATACAGTTTTTATAATAATGTTATTAGTAATGAATTTAATACCAACGATATAGGTACAAATTTTAGAAGTAATCTACCATCTAACTTAGATTTATTTGGGTGGTCAGACTTATCGACAGTATCAACAAGAACATATGATACTTTTCTTAATTCACTTAATGGTCAAATAGGTAATTATATTTTAGGTAAAGAGTTAGTTATGAGAGTTATCTCTACATCACAATATTTTAAAATTAAATTCACACAATGGACACAAAATGCAAATGGAGGTGGATTCCAATACGAAAGACAAGAAATTACTTCTGGTGGTACATTAGTAGGTAATTTAGTTTTATTTACTAAAACTAATTATGGTTCTGAGGTAGATGTTATTGTTCCAGGTGTTCTTGAAATAACTAGAGGTGTTCAAAATGGTATTTATAACATTGTTTCTGAAGGTTCTTGGAATGGTTCAGTTTCACCAGCAGATACTCAATGGAACTCTATATATACCGAACCTAATAATGGGAAAAATTTTTCTTATAATAAAATAGGAAATGAGTTTCAAGATAACACAATAGGAAATGATTTTGGTTTCGGAGGCAGTCAAGCTCAAGGTAATGTAATAAATGACACTTTTCAGAATAATACGATTGGTCAATTTATGTACAATAATGTTATAGGTAATTACTTTACCAACAATACAATTGGTGATAACTTTGAGGCTAACTCAATTAACAATTATTTTAATAGTAACTCTATTGGAGATGAATTTGAGAATAACACTATTGAGAATTATTTCAATAATAACACTATAGGTAATCAATTTATCAATAACACAATTAAAAACTATTTCATAGGAAACTCTATATTAAATGGTTTTGAAAGTAATGACATAGGCAACTATTTTGGTCAAAATGGGGGTGTCATCCAAAATATAATATTCAATGACTTTAAATATAACAAGATTGGAAATTTCTTCGGTAATGAGTTAAATTTTCCTACAGTAGGTGGGGGAACTGGAACTGATGGTGGTAACATTATAAATGATGGATTCCAATTCAACGAGATAGGTGACAACTGCATTTATTCTGCTTTTAATTTAAATTTTGACAATAATAAAATTGGTAATGATTTTTGGCTTAACGTTTTTGGGTCAAACAACAACAATAATACAATAGGGAATTTATTTGTCGGTAACTCAGGTATTGGTGGATTCCCAACTGAAATTGGTGATAACTTTATATCTAATAATTTGGGTAACTACTCAGCGTTTAACGAAATTGATACTGATTTCCAATATAACAAGGTTGGTCATTTCTTTGGTAACGCTGGTAGTGGAACACAAAACATTATTTCTACTGGATTTAACAATAACAACATCGGTAATTACTTTGGTGATGACGGTTCTAATACTAGTGGGGGTAACGTTATTAATTATGAATTTTACGATAACTTAATTGGTAACAAATTCTATGGTAACCAAGTTGATGCGGAATTTTTTAGAAATGACATCGGAAATGAGTTTTTTACTAATACGTTAAGTGGTGGAGGTGGTAATATATTCCATAATAATGAAATTGGTAATAGATTCAATAACAACAACACTGCTGGAACATTCTATGGTAATAATATTGGTGGTGGTTTTAACAACAATTCAATTGGAACAGACTTTTACAGTAACGAAGTAGGTTTTGGATTTAACAATAACAGTGTTGGTAATAATTTCTGTTCTAATTTTATTAGCTACTATTTTTATGACAATACTATTGGTTCACAATTTTACAATAATAGAATTACAACCGATAATTTCCAACAAAATGTTATTGATAATAGTTTCCAATATAATATAGTAGACTTTTGGGTTAATAGTATTGATTTTACTAGTGGGCCAGCAACACACGTTTATGGTGTATATAATTGTACAATATTCGGTAGACAAGATGGTACACCTAGATTATCTTACTACGATAACTCAGATGTGTTAAACATAACTAACATTGATGCATAATAATAAGAAAATTAAAAAATAAAAATAAAATGGCAAGTGCAAATTTTAATACACAAATACTTTCATCAAATTATGAAAAACAAAATACTGAATATTTTTTAGATGATGTAATAACAAAAGGTTTTAACGGTCCTTATTCGTATAGTTTTACTAATGAAGTCCCTAACGGTGTATCATTAAACGGAGATATATTAACAATAGCGGAAAGATTAACTTTTGTTTTGTCAATAACAGTAAATGCTGGAGATAAAAATAACCCTATATCTGTTATAGCGACAACAAACGTAACTATTGACACCACAAAAGATTATGCTAAAGAAGTAGAAATTCTATTGGATAATCCAAACATGACTCAAAAAGTAACTGACACTAAAAGTAATTGGGCTTCAATTATTGGGAAATTGTAAGGGGTGATAAAGTTCCTAAATAAATTAATTGTAACATATTTATAATAAAAAAGAATAATGCCAAATAATAAACTAATATTAAGGAGTTTAAATAGTCCATGGATTACACCATTTAATGATATCACTACGGGTAGTGTATTGTCTTGGGCTGATGTTGATAATAACTTCATATACTTAAAGGGTGAACTTATATATTCAGCACAAACCTCTGGTACTAATTTAATTTTAAATAAAATTAATGGTAATGATATATTTGTTGATTTAACTCAATTTGAAGCTGAGGGGAATAGATGGCATATACCTTCAGGTACAACTGTTGAAATAGCTAATGGTTATCAAAGTTTTATTTATGGTGACTTATATATTGAAGGGTTGCTTAAATTGAATGATGGTGCTCAATTAGTTGTATTAAACGGTGATATTATACTTAGTGGTGGTAGTATTAGTGGTAATGGTACTACATTATTAGTTGAGTTACCTCAATTTGATACGGTGGTTACTGGAGGTACTTATTCTAACGGTACTGCTACCTTTACTAATAATACAGGTGGTACATTTAACGTAAATGGGTTTTACACTGGTGGTGTTGAAGTATTAGTTACAGGTGGTACTTATTCTAACGGTACTGCTATATTCACTAATAATACGGGTGGTACGTTTAATGTAAATGGATTCTATACTGGTAGTACTGAAATATTTATCACTGGTGGTACTTATAACCAAAGTAATGGTGTCGCTACCTTTACGAATAACACAGGTGGTACATTCAATGTAAATGGATTCTTAACTGGTTATACAAATTATTATACAACTGGGTCAACATTAATTGGTACAGTCGCATATTTTGATAGAACCGATGCATTATCAGCTTATACGTTAGATTTATCTTCAATAGAGTTTACAGGTAATACATCTGGAAATTGTATCGGGGATTTATGGGTTTCTAATTTACACGGTTGCTCACCAATTACAATACATAATTCAATTCAAAGTAGTGGTTCATCAGTTAATAACTCATTTGGAATTGCATTTGGTGAAAATGCGGTTGTAAATGCAGCTGAAATAATAAACACACAAACACCAATAACAATAATTAGTGGTTGTTCATTTACTAATTCAGACCCAAATTATTCATACCCAGCAATTATATTACCTGGTGATGTAACTGCTTCATGGCAAGAATATATATGGAATTTTTGTTCTGAATTTTTAATATCTGGTTCATCTGGAACCGAAATATTAAATGTTGGTTGTAGTGTATATGACATTTATTATGATGGCGTTTCATCAACGTACATAGTTGATTCATCATTAGTTGGTTCAAACTACACATTAATTAGTGGTAATACATTTTATTATGTATCAACTACGTTTCAAAGAACAGCATTTGCATTTGGTAAAGATGTTATTGCAACTGGATTATATTCACATGCTGAAGGTCAAAGTACAACCGCTAGTGGTAATACATCACATGCTGAAGGTCTTCAAACAACAGCTATTGGTAATTATTCACATGCTGAAGGTTATTATACAGACGCTGTTGGTCAAGCATCACATGCTGAAGGTAGTTTAACAACAGCTAGTGGTGGTGCATCACATGCTGAAGGTTTTCAAACAACAGCTATTGGTAATTATTCACATGTTGAAGGTCAAAATACAGCCGCTGTTGGTCAATATTCACATGCTGAAGGATATCAAACAACAGCTAGTGGTATTACGTCACATGCTGAAGGTTTTGTTACAAGAGCTGGTGGTTATGCTTCACATGCTGAGGGTGCAACTACAACCGCTAGTGGTGTTTATTCACATGCTGAAGGTCAATTAACAATAGCTAGTGGTGCTGTATCACATGCTGAGGGTTTTGTTACAAGAGCTAGTGGTAATAATGCACATTCTGAAGGATATCAAACAACAGCTAGTGGTAGTTTTTCACATGCTGAAGGTGCTAATACAACCGCTAGTGGTGCTGTATCACATGCTGAAGGTCAATCAACAATTGCTAGTGGTGCACAATCACATGCTGAAGGTCAAAGTACAACCGCTAGTGGTAACACATCACATGCTGAAGGTATTTCAACAAAGTCTTTTGGTTCTTATTCACATGCTGAAGGTCAATCAACAATTGCTAATGGTGAAGTATCACATGCTGAAGGTTATATTACAATAGCAATTGGTAATTATTCACATGCTGAGGGTGCAACTACAACAGCTAGTGGTACTTATTCACATGCTGAAGGTCAATTAACAATAGCTAGTGGTACTACATCACATGCTGAGGGTTTTGTTACAAGAGCTGGTGGTCAATATTCACATTCTGAAGGGTATCAAACAACAGCTATTGGTACTGCATCACATGCTGAGAATGTAAGTACAAGAGCTACTGGTAGTGGTTCACATGCTGAAGGTAATGGTACAACATCATTTGGTCAAAATTCACATGCTGAGGGTCTTATTACAACATCTGTTGGTAGTTGGTCACATTCTGAAGGTAGATTAACAACAGCTAATGGTCTTGCATCACACACTGAAGGTAATAGTACAATTGCTGGTGGTAATACGGCCCATGCTGAAGGTTCAGGTACAACTACATCAAATATGGCAGCACATGCTGAGGGTTATTTATCAATAGCTAGTGGTTATGTATCACATGCCGAAGGTCAACAAACAACAGCTAATGGTTCTCGTGCACACGCTGAAGGTATTTATACAACAGCTAGTGGTACTTATTCGCATGCTGAAGGGTATCAAACAAATGCTAGTGGTAGTACATCACATGCTGAAGGTACTGGTACAATAGCTGGTAATTATGTGTCACATGCTGAAGGTCATTATACAAAAGCAATGGGTTCAAATTCACATGCTGAAGGTGCAAATACAACTGCTAGTGGTACTGTTTCACATGCTGAAGGTAGTGGTACAATTGTTAGTAGTGCCTATTCACATGGTGAGGGTTATTATACAGTCGCTAGTGGTGCATCGTCACATAGTGAGGGTTCAAATACAACAGCTAGTGGTAGTTATTCACATTCTGAAGGTTATTTTACAAAAGCTCTTGGTAATTTCGGTTCACATGCTGAAGGTTTTTATACAACAGCTAATGGTAATGGTTCACACACTGAAGGTTCAGGTACAACCGCAAGTGGTAAATATTCACATAGTGAAGGTGCCCTTACAACGGCTAGTGGTGATTATTCACATGCTGGTGGTATTAATACAATAGCAAGTACTAATACTTCATTTATACATTCAACTAATTCAAGAGTTACTGGTGCACGTAGTGCGGTATTAGGTGGTCAGAATATAACTGGTGCGACAGCTGATACGGTTTATGTACCTAATTTAAATATTAATTCAACACCAACAAATGATAATTCATTAACACAAGTATTAGTTAGAGCAACAGATGGTACCGTTAAATATAGAACAGTATCACCATACCCATTAAATTATGGTTTATTCTCGCAAACTGGAACTAGTGTGGATGTTACAAATACACTTGTTGAAACCACTTTGATTAATAATGGTACTGGTTCATTATCAATACCAGCAAATGGCTTTAGTGTTGGTGACAGTTTTACTGCTAAACTAATTGGTCATGTATCTTCGGTAAATGGTCATAAATTACGTATTAGGATTAAATCGGGTATTGTTGTTTTGGCTGACACTGGTTCTATTACTATGCCAGTTACAAATATTGAACATTGGAATATAGATATTAATTTTACAGTTAGGGCTATTGGTGCTGCTGGTGTGGCTTCTATAGCATCGGGTGGTATCTTTAATTATACTAAAACATCGAGTAATTCGATTGAAGGTATTGGGTTCAGTAAAATAGAAAGTGCATTATTTGATACAACAATTTCTAATACATTAGAAGTTACTGCACAATGGGACACTGCGAGTGCATCTGATTCAATTTATTCGGAAATATTTACACTAAATAAAACATATTAAAATAAAAATTATGCCAAAATTAACAGATAGAGATATCACTTTAACTAAAATTGTTCGTGCAACATTTTTAAATGACAAATGGGTAATATTAGTAACAGATACTAATAATTACCTATACAATGTATCATTCACAGGTTTAGAATCTGATGATAACAATACAATATTATCTAATACACACACAGCTTTATTAGATGTTGATAAATATGAAGAACCAGTTTTACCAGTTGATATTACTAGGGAAGATATAGTAGGTTCAACACCGAAACTGTAATTTAATATTTATTTTTATTATATTTTTAATATAATAAACTTATGAATTATATTAAGTTTAATTATAAAACAACATTACCTAAAGAGGCAAATGCTCCATCAGTAACTATTGGTGGGGATTTACTTGTTGAATATGATGTAACATTTTATGTTGTAAAATCTGATGGTATGGAAAAGGTAAAATCAGTTAAATGTAAAACTGGTGAAACGGTATATTCAAATATAGTGCAATGGTATATGAATTGGTATACAACTGTTCACCATGATGGGTTATTAGTTGCTGAAAATAGTTTTAACCCAGAAAATTCAGTTATATTTATAAAATTAGATGCATATGCTTTAGGTGATAATATTGCTTGGATACCATACATTGAGGAATTCAGAAAAAAATATAACTGTGTTTTAATTTGTTCAACTTTCTATAATGATTTATTTAAAGATGTTTACCCAAATATTTTATTTGTAGCACCGAATACAAATGTTGATAATGTTTATGCTCAATATTACATAGGTGCATCTAATGATGGTAATCAAAAATATTCACCTGTAGTGGTTGATGAAATGCCATTACAATATGTTGCATCATCAATATTATATTTACCAATGGTTGAGATAAGACCAGAATTGGAAAAACAATTAAGAGATATGAAATTCAATAGAAAATACGTTTGTATTTCTGAATTTGCAAGTCATGAAAAAAAACATTGGAAATGTGAAAATGGTTGGCAAGATGTTGTTGATTATCTAAATTCAATTGATTATGATGTGTTTGTTATATCTAAAGAACCAACTAATCTTACAAATGTAACTGATTTAACTGGTGATAGGTCAATACTTAATCGTGCTCAAACATTACGAAATGCTGAATTTTTCATGGGTGTTAGTTCTGGATTATCATGGTTGTCTTGGGGTGTTGGTACTCATACATTTTTAATTAGTGATGTTACCCAAATGAATCATGAATTTCAATCTAATGTCAGTAGAATATCGGCTAATCCAACTTTAAAAAATGTTAATTATTATGCACCATTTGTTACTAAATCAGAAACTGTTATTAATTCCATAAAAAAATACTTAGAAAGTAAAAGTTAGTGATATTTATAATAAAAAAACTTTATGGATTTCTATATAAATAAAAATTCAACTTTACCTATAATGAAGCTTGATGTTGTTCAAGATGGTAGATATGATGTGAAAAAAATATATGAACTGATACAAAATTCAAATATGTATTTTTCTATGTCTGAATTGGAGACTGGTGTTAAAGTAATTGGTAAAAAACCAGCACTTTGTATTGCCAAACCATCTGACTGTGGTTATGATGAATATTATATAGCATATAAATTTTCAGAAAGAGAAACAAAAAAACCAGGTACTTATGTTGGTCAATTTACTATTGAGTTTTTAGATGGTTATGGTACTTTAATTATGCCTATTAGAGAAGAATTATACATACATATTTTAGACGGTAGTATTAAAAAATAACCTTTTTGTTGCATTTTTAATCTTAATTTAGTAACTTTGTTAACCGTTTGGAAAACGGTTAAAAAATAAAATACCCTTAATCTGTTGTTTTAATTTATTTTACCCCATATATTTGTATAAATAATATCTTATGAGTAAAATAAATTTTGAAGAAATTGAATCATTTCTAGAGGGTAGAGACCCACAAAAATATATTATTGCTATCGAGTCTAATTATAGTGAGAACTATGTTGATTTAGTAATTAATGACCCTGAAACAGGTAAAAGACTTGAGCGACATAATTATAAACCATTTGTTTGGTTGAAACAGGATGCGTCAAATATTTTATATGGTGGTAATAAAACTAGGTTAAGAGAAGCTAGAGCTAAATTCAATATTAAGTTAAAACCATTAAGGGTTAGTGATGAAAGTGGGTTTATACCAGACCGAATGGATAATGGTTATAAATTTATAGCTGAAACAACAAATGGTTATAGTAGTTTAATTGCATTCTTTAAAGAAGGTGGTGTTGATATATGGGGTGATAAATATAAGGGTTTATTTTTAGCATTACCACCATCTGAACAATTTCTAATACAAACTGGTAAGCGTTTATTTAAAGGTATTGATGATTATAATGGGTTGCATAGATTGCAATTTGACTTGGAAACTGCTGGTTTAGATGCTAGCAGACATGAGATTTTCCAAGTTGGTGTAAAAGATAATCATGGATTTGAAATTATATTAGAAACCAAAGGTGATACACCAAAAGAACGAAGAGAATCTGAAAAAGAAAATATTATCGAAATGTTTAAGATAATAGATAGGTTAAAACCAGATTTAATTACAGCTTATAATTCTGAAAACTTTGACTGGCCGTATATCGAAAGACGATGTGAAAGATTATCAATTGATTTTACTCAAATCGTTAAAACATTAAGTCCTAATTCTAAAATAAAAAGAAAGGATTCCCAATTAAAATTAGGTCAAGAAACTATTAACTACCTACAAACTTATATGTGGGGTTATAATATCTTGGATATTTCACATGCTGTTCGTAGAGCGCAAGCAATTAATTCAGATATTAAACAATGGAGTTTGAAGTATATTACTAAATTCTCTAAAGTAGCAAAAACAAATCGTGTTTATGTTCCAGGTGATAAAATCAATTATACATGGGCTGACAAAAGAGATTATTGGTTTAATAATGAAGATGGTTCTTGGGGGTTATTGGATACGTTGCTAGATAAAGAAAGTAATTTATCAGATGAAACTGTGAATAAATTACTCAATGACGGTGGGTTAACTAGGGTTAAAGGTGATTACATAGTTCAACGTTATTTATTAGATGACCTTTGGGAAACTGAACAAGTTGATTATATCTATAATCAAGCATCATTCTTATTAGCTAAGATTTTACCAACTTCTTATATGCGAAGTTCAACAATGGGAACTGCTGGTCAATGGAAGTTGATTATGGCCGCTTGGTCATATGAAAATGGGTTAGGTATTCCTAGTCTTCAACCAAAAAGAGAATTTACAGGTGGTTTATCTAGATTATTAAAAGTTGGGTACGCTGGTAATCGTGGTGTTGTTAAGTTTGACTTTGCAGCCCTATATCCTAAAACACAATTAACTTGGGGAATATTCCCGAATCTTGATATTACTGGTGTAATGGAAGGTTTATTAACATATGTTGTTGATAAACGTGATGAGTTTAAATTCTTAACTGGTGAGCATAAGGATGAATCTAAGCGACTAAAAGAGTTGTTGGATACCAACATGGGTAAATTAACACCAGAGCGCATTGAGAAGGCTAAATCAATGATTACTATTGAATCTAAAAAGAGTTCAGATTACGATAAGAAACAATTACCACTTAAAATTCTAGCTAACTCATGGTTTGGTTCATACGGTGCACCTTATTTGTTCCCATGGGGTGATACAGATTGTGCTGAAGAAACAACATGTAGAGGTAGACAATCATTAAGACTTATGGTTAAATTCTTTAAGGGTAAATATGATTTTGAACCTTTAGTATTAGATACCGATGGTTGTAACTTTATTATTCCAGAAAATATTAATGATATTAAATATATTGTTAAAGCAAGTCATTGGAAAACTGAAAAGTATGAACCAGGAACTGAATTAGTAGGTTTGGATGCTACATTGGCTGAATTTAATGAGACATATATGGAAGGTCGTATGGGTCTTGATATAGATGATATTTACGATGCATCAATCAATTTTAAGCGAAAAAACTATGCAAACAAAATTGATGGTAAGGTTAAGCTTGTTGGTAACAGTATCAAATCAAAATCAATGCCTGTATATATTGAGGAATTTATAAATGAGTGTATTGCTTTGTTACTTGATGGTAAGGGATATGAATTTATTGAATTGTATTATGAGACAGTTAATAAGATTTATAATTATCAGATTCCAGCATTAAAAATTGCATCAAAATCTAGAATTAAAATGACATTAAATAACTACAAAAATGTCTATTGTGGTGAAAAGAATAAAGCTGGTAATTCAAAATCAAGACAAGCCCATATGGAACTTGCAATAGCAAATGATTTGAAGGTTGATATTGGTGATGTTATTTATTATATCAATACTGGTACAGCTAAATCACATAATGATATTAAAGCTACAAAAAATAAAGAGACTGGTTTGGTTGAAGTTGGATTTAATTGTCAGTTAATACCTCAAGAACAAATTGAGAAAAACCCAGATTTATTAGTCGATGATTATAATGTTGCTAAATACTTAGAAAGTTTAAACAATAGAATAAAATCACTATTAGTTTGTTTCGATACTGATATTAGAGATAGAATTTTAATTAGTGTTGAAAAGGATAAGAAGACTAAATTAATGAAACTTCAACAAAGAAGTGTTTTCACTGAATCTGAATGTACACTTGTATCTGGTAAACCATTGGAGCCAGGTGACCAAGATGATTACGAAGATGATTTAATGCGATTAGAAGATAGAGAAATTAAATTCTGGATTTCAGTAAATAAAACACCTAACTTTATCGATGATGCTGATTGGTTACTACTTACTGAAGATTATCTTGAGAGAATGCGAATTGCTAAAGAAGAGGGTATTAAGGAAGAAAAAAGAGAAGTTTTAAATTTATTAAAAAGAATGGAAACTTCTGATTATCATAAAATGATTAATTATAATAAATTGCCTTTGAGACTTGAGTCTATCATTGAGGTTACTAAAGAACATTTAATGTCTATAAAATGGGATGAACCATTATTTAAATCAGCAGCATTATTTGATTACGAAGATGATGCAAAAGAAAGGGCTCTGTGGTATAGTTCAGTAGAACATGGTGCTGATAATATGTATGATATGTGGTTAGATTATAAAGCTGAAATGGAAGCTATGTCTGGTGGAACAATGGAAAAAGAACTTAGGGATTTGGGGGCAACCATATATAATGAAGAAGTGTATAAAGAACATGAGGAATATATGAATGAAGAATTTCCACCTAGTGAAGATAAAATTTCGATTGATGACGATGGTAATGATTGGAACTTCTAAAAATAGAAAAGGGACTCTGAAGTCCCTTTTTTTATTTCATATAAAAACCCATTGGTCTGAATTTTAATGCTCTATTTAGATATTCAGCTTCATTTGCTGCTCTTTCTAATTGTGTTGTACTAGATAACCTTGCTAATCTTTCATCTAACCTTTCTAGTATAGTTCTTCTTTCTTCATTACCTTCAGATAATAATGAATCATAATCCATTGTCTTTTCAGCTTCTGGTGGTCCAACAACTCCTCCGAATTTACCTCTAGTTCTACCTAATGCTCTTTTTGCTTCAGATACAAATAATTGACGTATTAATGTTCTAGTTGGTTCATTGAACTTAGCGAAATCTAATTTAGAAAGTGGAACATCATTTGGTGACATGATAATATCAGGGTTTTGTAATCTACATTCCTCTGGGTTATCAGTATCATAATAGTAATACCACACTTGACAACCAGTTAAATTAATTCCACCACCAACACCTTGATTTCCTATAGCACCACCAAAACTAAATTTAGAACCTGGTGTACTTAATAAATGTAGTAATCTAGTTCCATCTGGACCTTTAGTTATTTTATAAACTAATTCACTTCTTAAAATTCTATTCTTTAAGTTCATGTCAGATGCGGTCAATAAGATGTCATATGCTGGTGCGATAAAGTAACCACCCATACCAGCACCACCCATACCAGCACCCATGGCACCACCACCAGAACCCATTTGAGCAAACCCACCACCTAAACCATAGTTAAGACCACCATAGTTAGCAAATAAAGCTCTATCTGTTGTTGGTGGTGTTACCCATAATACTTCATTAACTTCTCTACCAGCTGGAATCTGATAAACTTGTCTACCAGCTTCTACATTTATATAATCTTTTTTAAGTTCCCATGGACCTCTGGTTTGTAGTCCAACTTGTTTTGAGTATGCGTAAGTATATTGTGTTGAGAAATCTAAACTTCTAACACTTAAGGCAAATGCCATATCAATTGTATCAACATCTTTACCCAATAATGACATCCATTGATGTTCAATTAACCATTCTTGAGTGTATTGTGCATAATCTTCTATTGCAATTTCAAGTAGTACACAAAGTTGGTCATCGTCAAGTTCAATCTTACGATTAGGCCAACCCATAGACACCCTGAATTGTTCAAATATTTTTAATTTTTCGTCTTCATTTACTGCCATGATATCTGATTTATATATAAATATCTAACAATACTATAATCATCAATTAAGTATTTAAAAATTTTAAAGTTAATTTGTAAGCTTCAGCTATTGTTTTGAATGAAGATTCTGGTGCTAAGATTGTTTTATTAACTAAAACAACTGGAACTGACTCTTGTTTAGTCAATTCAAATATTTTTTCAATTTCTTTTTCATTCTCATCAGCCATAACATCAACATAAGTGTATTCAATACCGTTTGTATCAAATAACCCTTTTAATTCTTGACAATAAGGGCAATCTTCAAATCCATATAATTTTACCATTTTTATTCTATTTTATCTTCTATTATATAATCCACAATTTCATCAACTGCGGTTGTGTTATTATCATTTCTTGACATAATTTGATTAATTATGTTTTTCTTTCTATTCAAGGTGTGCCACATTGTGCTAACTATTGTGTTCTCAAATAAGTTATAATAAACTGTAACATTATTTTTTTGACCTAATCTATAACTTCTATCTTCAGCTTGTTCTGAATTACCAGGAACCCAGTCAAATGAATTAAAAACAACATATGTTGACCTTGTTAATGTAATCGCAACACCAGCTGATATAATATTACCTATAAATACCATCGGACCACCTTCCATTTGGAATTTATCTACTGATTTTTGTTTTTCTTTTTCATTTAATTCACCATAATGAATTACACAATTACTACCATAATGTTCAGCTAGTGCGTTTAATTCATCAGTGAAACATGTAAAGATGATTACTTTATGACCTTGTTCTATTACTTCATCAACTAAAGCTATAGTTTCTGGTATAGTTTCCATTGCAATATATTTTCTTAGTAAACCTAATTCAACTAAATCTCTTTGTATAGTACCTTTTTTCTTTTGTTTTTTTCTTTCAAGTAGATAATCTTCCCATAGTGAGTCATATTCTAGTTGTTGTTTGTTTGACATTTTAAAATAATTCGGAACTCGTATTTTGTCTGGCATATCTAAAACTTCATCTTTCATTCTTCTTAATAGAAGATTCCTAGTTTTAATAGATAATTCATCTAAATTTGATGCACCATTGGTAATCCAAATTTTTCTTTTTGTTCTATTCTTTAATGTTGTTGTAATTTGTTTACCTTCACAGTATCTTTGAGCATAGAATTTCCAATTATCAACTAATGGTGATTTAATTAATCGTAATAAGTTATAAAAGTCCATAGGTCTGTTTGCCACAGGTGTTCCTGATAATAACCAAACTCGTTCAATTCCATAATCTACACAAAGTTCAGTCATAATAGCACCACGAATACTTTTATGGTTTCTAAGGTTGTGAGCTTCATCTATAATACACAAATCAAAATTAGAGTTAACTAAATCTCTAATCGGTGGCATACCATCATTTTTATCATCTTTTAATGTGTGGAAATTTTTCAATATATCAAAGTTAATTATTGTAAACTTTGCGTGTGACCATCTCGAACCACTGATTATCGTAATATCTTCTTCTTGTAAGTAATTAATTTCTCTTTGCCAGTTTATTTTTGCTGATGATGGACAAACAATTAATATTTTTTTAGCACCACTTTCAATAGCGGCCACTATTGATTGCATTGATTTACCTAAACCCATATCATCAGCTAGTATTGCACCATTTCTAGTCAATAAGAATTTTATACCTGATTTTTGATGGTCTAATATTTTTCTACCAACTTTACCTTCTGAATCAATAAAGCTGTCTAGTTTCTCATATTTTTCAAAATCAACATCAATATCACATTCTTGGAAATATGGGTCATCAACCACTTGTGTTTTTGGTAAAAAATACATTCCAGACTTTGCTTGTTTTTTAGTTAATTTACCATATACATGATAAGTCTTTTCAGAATCAGCTAACATAAATTCAATTAAAATCCTTTCTGGTTTGAATGTTAATTTCTCATTTTGTTGTAATGATTCACCTAAGAATTCAGTTATATTAACAATTTTATTAATTAACATAGGTTCTTTATCAAAGTTATCCATTACATATTTACTTTGGGTTGGTGTAAGAATTATTTTACCGTCAGCCAATAATTTTTTTTTCATTTTTTTTATATATGGGTTTTTACCTTCATAACCCTTAAGTTTTGAGATTGCTGAATACCCACCTATTTCATCTAAATTTATCAAATCTCATATAGTTAAAATTTAATTGTTATTTGTATCTAAAAATACTATTAAATATAAGGATTTTTAAATAAAAATCAAGATTAAATTGACATTTATATTATTTCAAATATTTATCTATAAAAAACTATGTCGAGACCTAGAATAATACCGATAAATAGAAATGCTAAATTTTTTAGTAGGGATGATTTTGATTTAGAAATTAATATGGGTAGAGAGGCTATTGAGGATGATGGTAATTTTACAATCATACTTTATCGTGTTGATAGAACTCTAACTTCATCAGATGATGTTTATGGTGAATCAACTATGGATGGTATTAGATTTTTACCACCTGTTGAGCTTAGAATAGTACCAATATTAAATGAAGCTGAAAATAAAGCTTATAATAGTGGTTCTGGTTCATTAAGATATTTACAGGATGGTCAATTAACTTTTGGTATTTATGATGCACAACTTGCTGAAATGGATGTTGAATTAAGTTTTGGTGACTATGTTGGTTATGCTGTTAATGAAAGTGAAATGAGATATTTTAGTATCGTTAATGACGGTAGAAAAAATTATGATAATAAACATACGATATTAGGTTACAAAGGTGCATTTAGAACTGTACTTTGCGCACCAATAGATTATAATGAATTCAGAGGAATTTAAAATTTAAAAATAAATTATGGCAGTACCTAAAGGATTTAGAAAAGACATAAAGATTACACGTCAACCAATTGGTTTTGAACAAAGACAAGATATGTTGGATGATATTGCTAGAAAGGGAACTTTTCTACCTAGAGGGGTAATGTATGAAGATATGGATTCAACTGTTATTGAATTTATTGAAAAGGATTTATCAATTACAATTGAAGGTGAAAAGGTACCTGTTTTGTTTTTAACTTTACAAAGGTGGTCTGAATTTAGTCAATCTTGGCAATTTGCCGATAAGTATAAAGATATTAAAATGCCATTTATAACGATTGTAAGACTACCAAACCCACAGGTAGGTAGAAATCAAGCTGGATTGTTTAATATACCTGGTAGAAGGTCTTATACGTATATGAAGATACCAACATTTGAAGGTGGTAGAGTTGGTGTTGATACATATAAGATTCCACAACCAACCTCAGTTGATTTAACTTATGAAGTTAGGTTGTTCTGTAATAGAATGAAAGATTTAAATCAATTAAATCAATTGGTTCAAAAAATGTTTCAGTCTAGACAACATTATGTTCGTGTCAATGGTCATCCAATGCCATTACATTTAGAGAGTATTGGTGATGAAAGTAATATCGATGATTTTGAAAATAGAAGATTTTATGTTCAACCATTTGAGATGGTACTTTATGGTTATATATTAGATGAAAATGATTTTGAGGTAATACCATCTATTAATAGAATATTTGTTGCAATTGAAGTTGATGGTCAAATAAGTAAAGTTAAATTTAAAATATTACCAAGTAGTGTTGATGATGGTGTTATTTATAATTTTATTTTCCAAAAAGGTTCAAACCCATCTCAAAATGTCAATTCATTTTCATTTGTATCTGATTTTGATGGTAGGTTTAATTCAATTGAAAATTTAATCAATATATCCAATATTGAGATTAAATCAAATAATGTGGTAATATTTAATGGTACTACTATTGTTGAACCATTAATGTTTAATAAATGGGATAATATTACAATAACAATAACTAGGACTGATAATAATGGGAATAGTACATTCAGCTTAATCGGAAACTCATTAAATGGATAATTTTTCACAAGGTAATATAAACGTAAATAAGACGTTCATAATTAGTAGCACACCAGTTACTCCGTTTAAACCATGTACTGGTATTACAACTGCTGATATAGTTAGTTGTGATGGAACTATGTCTATTAGATTATCAGCAACAACTGCAACGATAGATGGTAATTTTAATGTTACAGGTGAAACAAGTTTAAATATATTAAAATTACCAAATGTTAGTAACATAATAGGTTCATCTAAATTTTTAGTTTTAGATGCAAATGATAATGTTCATTATCAATCTGGTGGTTCGGATGGTACATCAGGAACCTCTGGCACATCAGGTACTTCTGGGTCAAGTGGAACTAGAGGTACGTCAGGTACGAGTGGTACATCAGGTAGTTCAGCAACTAGTGGTACATCGGGTAGTTCAGCAACTAGCGGAACATCAGGTAGTTCAGCAACAAGTGGAACTAGCGGTACTTCAGGCACGAGGGGAACATCTGGAACTACAGGTACAAGTGGAACAAGTGGTAGTTCAGCAACAAGTGGTACAAGTGGTGGTACTGGTAGTAGTGGTGCTTCTGGTAGTTCGGGTACATCAGGTAGTTCTGCCACAAGTGGAACTTCTGGGACAACTGGAACATCAGGTACAAGTGGTACATCTGGAACTACGGGTACAAGTGGAAGTTCAGCAACAAGTGGTACATCTGGAACTACGGGTACAAGTGGAAGTTCAGCAACAAGTGGTACATCTGGAACTACGGGTACAAGTGGGACTTCGGGTAGTTCGGCTACAAGCGGAACAAGTGGAAGTTCAGCAACAAGTGGTACATCTGGAACTAGTGGTAGTTCTGGTAGTTCGGGTACATCTGGTAGTTCTGGGACAACTGGAACAAGCGGAACAAGTGGAAGTTCAGCAACAAGCGGGACTTCTGGAACTAGTGGTACTAGTGGAACATCAGGTAGTTCAGCCACTTCGGGTACATCAGGAACCTCTGGCACATCAGGTAGTTCTGGGACAACTGGAACAAGTGGTACTAGTGGAACATCAGGTAGTTCAGCCACTTCGGGTACATCAGGAACCTCTGGCACATCAGGTAGTTCTGGGACAACTGGAACAAGTGGTACTTCTGGAACTACTGGTACAAGTGGAACTTCGGGTAGTAGTGGAACAGGATTCAATACTGTACAATTCCCACAAATAACTAGATTATTAACATCTGATGGTACAACAAATGGTGCAATTGCACAATCTGGATTAACGTATGATAATTCAAGGTTAATACTTGATGGTACATTAGTTATGGACACTAATATTATAAGTGGATTAACTACTGGTATCCATGTTTGTTCTTCAATACCAGAAACATTTGGTTATGGTGCTTATTTTGATTATTATGTTATGAGTGGTACTACTATGAGGGTTGGTACAGTTGTGAGTGTTTGGAATGGTATTGGTACTGAATATACTGATACATCTACATTAGATTTAGGTGGTACTACAAATCAAGTTGATTTATCAGTTAGTTTATCTGGTGGTAATGTTAATCTTATTGCAACTATATCAAGTGGTACTTGGACTATTAAAAATGGTGTTAGAGTAATATAATATCTTTTTATCATTTAATTTATAAAATTTTTCAATATAATCTAATATTTATTAGTAAGATTATTTTGGACAGTGAAGAAATAGTTTAATATCTTGGTGAGTAGTCAAACATATATCTTATTGTCCAAAAATAATACTAAACGTATATATTATGTCAAATGAATTTGTAGCCAGAAAAGGTATAATTATTAAGTCGATAAATAGTGGTACAACTGAAAATGAAGTATTAGCTATTGATAATGTTGGTCTTGTAAAAAGTAGAAATATTAATGATTTAATTAATGTTAAAAATTTAGTTACCGTTGGTCTTTCTGGGAGTACTGTAGATTTTAATTCAATTAAAGCGGCGGTTGATAGTATCACTGGTGCTTCGTCAACAAATACTTATGTTGTTGCAGTTGGTCCTGGCGTATTCTATGAAAACACCATAACCATGAAATCATATGTTGATGTTATTGGTGAAAGTGCAACAAATACAATTATACAAGCTATAAATCCAAATGTATCATTAATTATTGGTGCTGACCAATCTATGATTAATAACGTACAAATTCAAGGTTGTACTGGTACTGGTGTTGCGGCTGTATATTATTCATCACCTACAACACCTCAATTAAATGCTATATTTTATGTTGAAAATGTAAGATTTGGTACTAACTATACACATGCTAAAGTTGTTGGTACTTCTGGTGGTAACTGTATTATGCAATGTTCAAATGTAAAATACGGTGGTTATCCATTTACTTTAGGGTTCTATTGTACAAACGATGGTTCAGGTATAGGTAGAATGCAATTAAGAAACGTAACATCAACAAATGGTGGTGTTGCAACAACAGCTGGATTAGTATTCGCTAAGGCTGACCAACCTGGTTGTGCGTTTATTGTTAATGGTTGTTTATTAACAAAGGCAAGCGGTAGTGCTGCTGGTGTTGGGTTCTGGATTGAGAATGGTGCATCTTTAAGATTGACAGGTGTTAATTTTCAAAGATGGGCTACGGGTATTTATGCACCGCAAGTTGGTTCTGCACCAAGTATTGATGCTATTTCACTTAATTTTGAAAACTGTACAAAGGATGTTGATATAATACATTCTGGTGCAATTGGTAAGGTTCAAGGTACTGATAATTTCTTAAAAACAAGAATAAATATAAATTCACCACTTTATGAGGTTGGTCAAGATGCTAGAATAATTACTGTAGCAAAAAAAGGTGCTGATTTTACATCTATAAAATCAGCAGTTGATTATTTAATTGCTAGTGGGTCAACATCTTCTAATAGTAGATATGTTATTCAGGTTGGTCCTGGTCAATTTACAGAAAACGAAATTGATTTAACACAAACACCATACGTAAGTATTGTTGGTAGTAATATCCAAACAACACAAATATTACCAGCAACATCATCACAACATATAATGAAATTAGGAGTTAATAATGAAATATCTTTTTTAAGTCTTAGTGGTTCTGGAGTTGGGTATGCTGGTATTTATGTTTATGATATTGGTGATTTCGGTCAAGCACATAAAATATCATTTTACGATTGCGATACAAATATCTGGGTTGAATCAAACACTCAAGATACTAAGTTTTATGGTGAATATGTTGATTATAATGGTACATATACTTATGGAACAAAAGTTATAGGAAACAACGGTTATGAGGCGTTAGCCAATATGGAAAACTATTTTAACTTCCCAACGGGAGCAAATGTGACTTATTGTAACTATGTATCAGGTAGTGGTGCAACATTAAGTGTTTTTGTTGGTGACAATGCAAGTAATGGTGTTTCAGGTAGTACTGCATACTTTGTTCAAGATGGTGCTGGATTATATTGTAGTACAATTACAATAGATGGTTTTACATATGGCATTAGAAATCCAAATGTGGGAGACCCAATTATGTTTGATATTGATAATGTAAGTATTGTAAATGGGGAATGGGATTTATATGTTGAACAAATTGACACATTTGGTACTTTTGGTGGTAGTTCTAGTCACCAAAAAATATTTACAAACAGTTCTGACATATATTGGTCTTATCTAGATATTGATGATGGTGAATTAGAAATTACAAGAAAAGCTTCTGTAACATTTGCAGACGGAACCCATACAGATTTTACAACTTTAATATTTCAAGGTGGGTCGATGGGTCTAATGGAAGGTGGTACTATTATACTCGATAGTGGATTTACAGTTACAGTAAAAATTGGTTTTGGTTATTTGGCTAAAACACTATCACCTAGTGTTATAGTTAGAATTGATTGGGGTAATTCTCAAATTACTTTATTACCAAATACAAATGATTACATTTATATAAATGAAAATAGTATTTTATCAAGTTCTGGTAGTAGACCAAGTTCAGTAAATAATATAATTTTAGGTAGGGTTGTTACAGATTCAACAGGTGTTGTTTTTATTGATTTAAGTCCATTAAATGCTGACCACACCTCAAATAGATATGGTAATTTATTTAGGGAAGCTTTGGGTCCAATTTATGCTTATGGTTCTATTGTCACAGAAGGAACTACTGGATTTACTTTAGATGTTACCGCTGGTGAGTATTATTATTCAACTAATGTTTATACAACTATCGGTGGTTCACCTATATCATTTTTACAATATCGTAGAGATGGTCTTGGTGGTTGGATTACATCAGGTACAACTATTGTTAATAATACAGATTTTGATAATAATGGTGTTTTATCTGGATTAACTACAAATTATTTTACAAAACACACTCTTTATATTGTTGGTGATGGTTCATATGAAAAATATTTTTTAGTATTAGGTCAAAATGAATATGCAACATTGGTTCAAGCTGAAAATGCTTTATTACCAACACCTCCAACTTTTTTTAATGATTCAGTTGCTCAAATTGCAAACATATATATTCAACAAGGTTTAACAGGTATTACACAATTTGAAGATATTAGACCAGTTATTGGGTTTAAAGCTGGTGGGGTAAATGCATCATCATTACATGCTAACTTATTAGGGCTTTCATCAGATGACCACTTACAATATCTATTAGTTGATGGTGCTAGACCTATGTCTGGAAATTTAAATATGGGTAATAATAATATCGTTAATGTCGATTTATTAGAAACTTCAAATATTAATGTTACTGGATTAACTAATAACCCCACTTTAACTAGATTTATGGTTACAGATACTAATGGTACTGTATATTATAGAAGTGGTGGTTCTGATGGTACGTCTGGTACATCGGGTAGCTCTGGAACTAGCGGTACATCGGGTACAAGTGGAACATCAGGTAGTTCAGCTACAAGTGGAACTAGTGGAACATCAGCAACTTCTGGAACTAGTGGAACAACTGGTACGAGTGGTACTTCAGGTACATCAGCTACAAGTGGAACATCTGGTAGTAGTGGAGCTAACGGTTCAAGTGGAACATCAGGAACATCTGGTACTACGGGAACGTCAGGTAGTTCAGCTACAAGTGGTACATCAGGTTCAAGTGGTGTAAATGGTTCAAGTGGAACAACGGGGACTAGTGGTTCATCTGGTGCTAATGGTTCGTCAGGTACAACAGGAACTTCGGGAACGTCAGGTAGTTCAGCTACAAGTGGTACATCAGGTTCAAGTGGTGCTAACGGTAGTTCGGGTACATCAGGTTCATCTGCAACAAGTGGAACCTCTGGTTCATCTGGAACAACGGGTACATCAGGTAGTAGTGGTGATAATGGTTCAAGTGGAACGTCAGGTACTAGTGGTAGTAGTGGGGTGAATGGTTCATCAGGTACTTCAGGTACAACTGGAACTTCAGGGTCAACTGGTACGAGTGGTACATCAGGTAGTAGTGGTGCTAATGGGTCTTCTGGTACAACTGGAACTAGTGGTAGTAGTGGTGCAAATGGTTCGTCAGGTACAAGTGGTACATCTGGCACATCAGGTAGTAGTGGTGCTAATGGTTCGTCTGGAACTACAGGTACAAGTGGAACTAGTGGAACAACGGGTACATCAGGTAGTAGTGGTGATAATGGTACATCTGGAACATCAGGTACTGGTGTGAGTGGGACTAATGGTACATCTGGAACTAGTGGTACAAGTGGGTCAATATCTGGTTTTGCGGTAACTGGTGATATGGTAGTTGCTCAAGCTAGAAGGACTACATCGTATACGTTAACACTTGCACCAGCATTGATACCTTTTGATGTTACAGATGTTGAAAATGATTCCGCAGTTATCGCTCATGATAACACAAATACTGATAGAATTTATGTTTATGATAGTGGATTATACTCAATACATTACCATTGTGATGTTGCTCAAGGTACCACAACAAACGACTTTGAATTTGCTGTTACTAAAAATGCTTTAACCGTTTTAAATGGTAGTTTGATTCAAGGTAAAAATTCAAGTACGGATAAAATGACTGTTGGTATTACTACTCAAGAAATTTTATCAGCTGGTGATTATGTTTCATTAGCATCACGTTATGTTGCTTCTTCGGGTGGTTTAGTTAATAATGCGGTTTTAAGTGTTACTAAATTAAAAGCAATATATGGTACTTCAGGAACTAGTGGTACATCTGGAACATCGGGTACTAGTGGTGTTGATGGTACATTCTTTGGTACATCGGGTACTAGTGGTGGTATTGGTGTAAGTGGAACTAATGGTACATCTGGTACTAGTGGTGCTGGTGGTGTTACAATAAGTAATAATGTTGATAATTATCTATTAACTGCGACTGGTGTTGCTGGGTCAATTAATGGTGAATCAGCATTAACATTTGATGGTTCAATATTAACATTGCTTGGCGATTTTACACATAATGGTAATAGTTCAACATCAACAGGTAATGCTACAATTACAACACTTGAAACTATCACTTTATCATCTAATAAAGTATATATGATTGAATCAAATGTATTAGCATATGATAGTGTTTTTAATAGAGGTATCACAAGTAAAATACTTGGTAGTTTTATTAATAAAGCTGGTGTTATAACTCAAATTGGTTCACAGGTAATAACACAAAATACGTCATTTTCATCAGCAGCGGTATCGATGTCAATATCTGGTTCAGATATACTAGTACAAGTTACTGGTGAAGCTGCAACATCAATTTCATGGTTTAGTTCAATAATAGTTAGACATACATAAAAAAATAATATGGCAGAATTTAATATAAACAATGGTGTAGTATTTACACCTAAAACAGTGACACAACCATTACCAATTCCTGATGGTGCTTTTTTACAATTAAAAGATAGAGGTGGTAGACTTATGTATGGACAAGTAGGTCCTAGTGGAGTTGATTATTCGTTTCAATCAGGATTATTTGCCAATAAAGTTGGTTATTGGACTGCAAATGGGATAACTGTTGCTACTACTACATTCGGTTTAGGTCCAATGGTAATTACAGGTACAGCAACAGCAGTTGCTTTATCAACTACTAACCTTTTCACCAGAACAAGAAGACTTAAAGTATTATCAGGAACACCCGCTGGTTCATTAACTGGTCAAAGACTTACTTCATTAATTTTAACAATGGGGTCTGGCGCTATATTAACTGGTGGTGGTTTTTATTATGTGGTTAGATTTGGTATATCTGATGCTGCTGCGGTAGCTGGTGCTAGAATGTTTGTTGGTTTAAGAAACATCGCTACTTCACCAGTAAATGTTGAACCATCAACATTAACTAACGTAATTGGCGTTGGTCATGGTGCTGCCGATACAACCTTAAGAATATATTACGGAGGTTCAGCAGCCCAAACACCAATTAATTTAGGGGCATTATTTCCATCAAATACAAGAAGTACTGATTTATATGAGTTAGCTTTATTTAATAGTCCATCTTCAACGAATAGTGTTGGTTATAGGGTTGAGAGATTAAATACTGGTGATGTTGCTATGGGTACGTTAACTGGAGCTGCTGGTGTAGCTTTACCTTTAAATACAGCACTATTATCAAATAACGATTATAGAACTAATAATGCAACAGCTTCAGCTGTTGGTCTTGATTATGTATCTATATATTATGAAACTGATTATTAAACTATGAAATTATTCGACATAAAATTAAATAGATATGAACTATTCGAGGATGGTTTATATATTGAATATGTACCATTAAATGATGAAATAAGAGATTATTTATTTAATGGTAATATGTATCAATTGGTAAATAATTCAATTGATGAAACAATTACATATTATAAACCTATCGTTAGAATTGAGCTTTATAACTTATTACCTGAAGATATAAAACCACAATATATTAATGTACAATATAAGATAACTGATTCAATTATTAACCCTTCTGATATCAATTATGATATATTAGGGTTTCATAAAAAAAGAACAATTTTATACGGTAATTTAATAAAGGTTGAGTATTTTAAAAATTATGATGGTATCACCTATTCTGAATTGATTTTAGAAGAAAATATGGTTTGCATTAGAGATGTTAATGGTTTAATTAAAAATAGAAATTTAAATATAAAATGGTATTTAAGTGATGACACTATTGGTGTTGAGAAAAATATTATAAAATATTATTCAACAGATGAGGCAATACAAGAAGGGTTAGATAGAAGGGGTAATATAATTGCTGATACTAAATCATACACATTATTTCAAATTGGTCAGACACAGTCATTCGATTTATTAAGTGGTGTAAAAACAGAAGTTGATTTATTCATAGATGGGTATACTGACCCGTTAAGAACCGCTATAACCAATTCTACAAAACCATATTTAACACAAACTATTAAGGATGGTATTATTGATAGATTAAGATTAGAATAAAAAAATTAATTATGAAAGAATTTTTTCAAGGAGTTTGGGCTTTAATATGGGCTACAATAGTGAGTTGTTTAATGATAACAATGGGTACTGCGTATTCATTAGGTTATTCTATTTGGTTGACAATAACATTAAAAAAATGGTATGCATTTTTTATATTCTGGTGGCGACTAATAGATGGTGTATTCTTTGCTTTAGGTCATATACTGTATGAGTTAGCATATTCTTTAGATTTAATATGGAATGTGAATGGTGAAATACTTGAAGATTTTATGACAGCTGAAGAAAATACAACATTTACTGATAGAGATATTTCTGTATCAGCAAGTGTTGGTAAATTACAAAAAGAAGGTAAGTTGAATAGATTTGGACTTTGGTTTAGTAGATTATTAAACTTTGCATTTGGTCAAAAACAACATGCTTTAGATGCGTGGGAATACACCCAAGCTAGAAAAGCACTTAGGGAAAAATATTTTAAGAAGAAAACTGATAAAAAGTTTTAATTAATTATATGGTTCATATGATTTTTCTTCAGAAAAGTTTGAACCATACTTTATGTTAATAACTTTTTTAAGTTCAAACCTAATATCATTGGTTATGTAAACTAATCTAGCTAATTCGATAAACGGTTCATCAAATTCTTTATTTTTTTCTTTGATTCTAATATCATCTTCAATATCCCATAATTGTTCATTTATTATTAACAATTGTTCATAATCATGTGTGTTAATATTTAAATCAGTAAATACAATTTTATGTAGGTAATTATACTCATTTTCAATTTTAAATAATTTATCACTATTTGTTATTCTTCTTCTTTTGATATCCAAGATTGATAATTTATCAACTATCTCTCCTATTGAAACTTCTATTTCCATATTTTATCTATTATCTATATATATTATTACTTCAGTGTAATATTCCATGAAGTGTTCGTTGAACAAATCCCATTTAATATTAACACCGTCTATTGAGTACACCTCGTAATTTGTGAACTTAACTAAATAATTATCCCTAAAGTTTATAAATTTAGTTTTTAGTTCTGCTGTTAACAAATGCCATTCACCAACAATCTTTTTAATATTGCTTTGTATATATTCAAGATTTTCATCATTAAATATTGAGTATTCACCACCTTCACAATCAGTCTTTAAAAAATCAATTTTATCCAAATTATATAATTTAATTAATTTTTTAAATGTAATACCTTCCATATGTGTTTCATCACCATATACTTGGTGGTTCTCAATATACGTATTATAATCAGACACACCTTTAAGTATTGGTGTTACTGGGTACCCAACAGTATTTTTAACTAACGTTTCAAACTCTAATTCACTTGGTTCAATAACATAAACATGTTTTGGTTTTTTATCTAATATGGAATATGTAAATGACCCGATACTACCACCAACATCTAAAACTATATCATTTTCCTCAACTTCAAAAAACCTTTCATACATTTTAGTTTCAAAAGTTTCATATGTTATTAAATCTTTGTGGTGTTCACCTTCTGATGTATTCATCCACCCCCAATCAAAGTTATCTAAATTCATTTTAATAATTTTTTAATTTCAGTAATAACCATGTCACCAGTTATTCTTTTATGGCATTCAAATTGTTTATAAGTGTTTTTATGTTCTGGACACCAATTCCAATCACCCTTATCAAATTTATAATTTGGATTATTCCAACAACCGTTACATACTGATTTATTAACAATTCTAGTACAGTTACTTGTAAACTCATGGTCTTCTACTGTAAAATTAGAAATCATAACAACATGTTTTCCAATCGCCCAAGATAACCATGATAAACCAGAGCTAAGTCCGATTAAGAACTCGCTATGGTGAATAACATTCATTGTATTTTCAATTGAGCAGTCTTTTAATTTTTCAACACCTTTATATTTTGACCCTTCTTTGGATACATCGATAACTTTGTAACCATTTTCAATTAAGAAATCAATTACTTCTTGCCAACCAGTTTTATTATTCCAATACTTAAGACCTGATGTTGAATTTGGTGCAATTGTCACATATTTTGTATCGTATGGATTTTCCTTTGGTTTAAAATCAATATCTGGTTTTATTTCAGTAAATTCTAAACCTAAAATATTTGTAGCAGTTTGTTGCAGTGGAATTGTGTTTGGTAATACTGGTTCAGCATCCTCGTCATAAAACCAACCTAATGAATACATAGCGAATAAATTATGCACAGTTACTCCAGGTTCAACAAATTCAATATTAGGGTATGATTCTTTTAATAGTTTGTTCCAGAAAGTTGATAGTATAACTTTGCAATTATGTTTTTTTCTAAATTCTTCAACATAAGGTATCCAAGCAATAGTATCACCTAATGATGATGACTCCATTGTTATAAACACACGTTTATCTGATAAATCTAAAGTATAATCACAAACTAATTCACCTTTACGATAAGCTTTAATATTCCATTCTGTAAAATATTTTCTATTTAACTTGGTCCACATATTACTATTTATGGTTGCTGAATGAACTAATACCATATTATTATCATAAAACTCAACTAAAAACTCATCATCAACATTCCCAATAACTTCAAAAAAAGGATTATTTACAAAATGGTAATTAAATGACATTTGTTCTTTAGGTTTCATTATATTAATTTTAGTGTTTTTTATTTCTTTCAAATACTTTAATCTAGTTTCTTCTGAATTCATATTTCTTTTAATTTTTCAATCATTTTTTCCATTATATCAACATCTTTTTCACCATGGAAAAATAATAAATTTTCTTTACTAGCTGGAACTCTAACCCATTTTGATAACTCTTCTTCATTATCATCAAGACCAACTTTATCATAAATTAAATCAATATTATCTAAACTACCATTAACATAAATGTATGGTAACCCATTTAATATGTTGTATTTCCATAACAAAACATTTAATATTGTTTCTTCATTATATGGTGCATAATGTTCATTATTTTTTAATATTTTTGGGTTTATGCACATCCAATACCACTCATCCATGAAATCGATACAATCTTTACTAGCAATAAAATAACCAGTTTGTCTATATCTTTCACGTACCTTTTGATTAACGCTATATAGTTCACAAGCTGGGTGTTCCAATGTGGTTGTTAAATCTTCTTTAGTTTCAGCACCACCTCTACCATTTGCAAATAAATAATCATAAACACCTTGAACAAAGAATGGGTAACTAAAATCAGTGTATAAGTTAAAGATATTATCAACATTTGGTGTTGCAATCGAATCACTATCAACATATACCGCAATATCTAAATAATTAGTTAAAACATCTTTCATGATTAGTGGTCTTTGTATTAGTAATTTATAGATGTTTGAATTATTTCTATTTATATAAAAGTTAGATTCTGAACTTTCATACATATTAGCATCGTTTTCTAAATTACAAACCCACTTAATTGTTGTTACATTTTCAACATTAACCTTTAAATCAGAATCTAACATATATACATATATTGGTAGATTACTAAATGCTCTAATTGATTTTGCTGCCGCACTAACGATGTTAAAGTATTTAACATTACTGTATAATACATACCCATGCTTTACTAAACTATCATTAATTAATTTTTCATTATCTGGATATCCTTTGTATAAACTATGGTGATGTACGTTAGTATTCATATACGTTAAACCAATTTCTTCTGACACTTGGTATTCTCTTACTGGTGAATCAGTCATAAGTGGTCTATAATCGTTTAATAATGATAATATCGCCTTACTGTATGCAATTGGTCCTGTAGTTCTTAATACGGCCTCTTTACCCGCTCCATCGGTATAGTTTCTAATGTTATCTTCAACTAGTTCTATTGTTTTCTTTAGAAATGGGTGTTCGGGTTTGCATATGATATGCCAATTTTGAAATTCACCAAGTGAATAACCTAATTCATCGGACCAATCTTTACCTGGCCAATGTGACAAAAGATATTCATCGGTATATAATAATGTGTCTTCTAATGGTACTGTTGTTGTGCTTTTAATGTCTAAATAAACCCCACCAACTTTATACATTAATAGATATCTAAAATAGTCAGCTTTAGCTGGGCCATAACTATCATTAATGGTTAAATACAGTTTTAATGTTTCTTCTGGATAATTTTCCTTTATAAAATTTACACAGTCTTCATCATTGTAGAATCTATATTCAAATGTTGGATTCATTTTTTTAAGTTGTTCAACATTATTACTTAATTCAACTGGTAACTCATTTGTTTTATATGTTTGATGTATAATTCTAGGTATCTTTTGTTTTCTTAAAATTATATCACTCATTAGATATTCAACATCATAACCAGTAAATCTTTTTAATAATTTAGTAATTTCCTCTTTATTTGAAACTTCATTATGACATTCAAATTTTATTTTATTTGCTAATAAACCTGGATTCTTTTCACACTCATTTAAATACTCATTTAAAATAACGTGGTCATAACCTTCAGTATCAACTTTTAAATAATCAATACTTTTTACATTATACTTATCAATTAAGGTTGACCAAGTAATAGTTGGTACTTCTTGAATTGTAACTAATTTATCATATAATTCTTTACCAATTTCTTTAACGGTAAATGGATGTGGATTATTTACACTATTACTACCCCTAACCCACCATGGTAAATTATAAGCATCAATATTATTATCTTCTATGTAGTATATATCTATTTTACCTTCTTCATCTGACATAGCAGCTTGTACCTTTTCAACATTTCGTTTATTTGGTAATCTATCGATATAATACTTTATTGGTTCAATACTTATCCCTTTAGTTAGGTTAGTCGATTCTTCAATTAATGTGTCAAAATCTGATGTACCAATCTCAATAAAATCATAATGACCATCATCAACTTCATTCAATTGTAATAAGTCAATCATTTTATTAACATCGGTATCAATATCACCAGTTAAAAAAGAAATACATTCTTCATTATCATATGAACCACAATATGTTTCTAAATTAAACATTAGGATATTTGAGTCATACATTAGTGCTTCTTTAACCACTAATGGATTTAATTCTAGTTTAGATGTGAATAAGAATAAATCACTAGCCATTATAAAATCTTCAGTATTATCTTTCTCTCCCCATATTACACAATTACTTGGTATAGTTTCCATTAATGGTTTCCAATAATCTTGAAAATTACCAGCTTGATTCCCTATAAAATGGAATGTTACATTTTCACCTTCAAATTGTCTAGCTAATTCAAAAGCATAACCTTGGTTTTTGCCTGGAGTAAACAATCCAATATTTATAACATGTTTTGAATTTGGGTCAAGATTTAATTTTTCAATGGCAAGTTCTTGTGATTTATTTTTTTTATCAACTGGATATTCTATAACTGTTGATTCAACACCCAAATCCTCATACATTTTTTTTGAGTATTCAGATACGAATATAAATTTATCAGGTAAGTACTTTTTTAATTGTTTTGAATCGTATGAACTATGTGTTGTTTCAAATATCTTATATTGTCTATTTTCATCATAAAGTTTAGGTAACATGGTTGAATCAATAAAAGTTTCAGATAATTCTTCTATAAAAATTAATTCAGGGTCAAAATCTTCTATAACTTTAAGTAGGTTAAATTTATCATCACCAAGAGAAATAAATTTATCACCTAATAAATTAATTATCTTATTTCTTTGAACTACGAAGTCTGGTGATAAAAAATTATATTCAACACATACAACATTATAATCAAGCATTAATAGTTCAATTTTATTTAATGTAAACTGAGGTGCACCACCTGTTGATAAGTGAGATGTTATTATTAATAAATTATTTTTAACCATGAGTTAAATATAGTATTAATTTTTTTAAAAATAAATATAAAATACAGTCTTATTATAAAGTCTTTAATATTTATATATAAAATTATATTATGTCTATTTCTTATATTATTAACAACAATGATTCTACATTAACGGGTCAAACCATTTTTGGTGCATTATCACAAGGTAGTGGTGCAATATCTAGTGGTATTAATTCACATGCTGAAGGTCAAGATACAACAGCTATTGGTACTAGTTCACATACCGAAGGTAGTTTTACAACAGCTATTGGTAATTCATCACATGCTGAAGGTGATTATACAATAACTAGTGGTGATTCATCACATGCTGAAGGTGCTAATACAACCGCTAGTGGTGTTTATTCACATGCTGAAGGTAATTTAACAATAGCCAGTGGTATTACATCACATGCTGAAGGATATCAATCAACAGCTAGTGGTGATTATGGTTCTCATGCTGAAGGTGCAAATACAATAGCGATTGGTAATCAGTCACATGCTGAAGGTGCAACTACAACGGCTAGTGGTAGTGCGTCACATGCTGAAGGTTCTAATACGACTGCTATTGGTGATTATTCACATAGTGAGGGATATGGAACGATAGCTAGTGGTAATACATCACATGCTGAAGGTAGTTTTACAACCGCTATTGGTGATTATTCACATAGTGAGGGATATGGAACGATAGCTAGTGGTAATACATCACATGCTGAAGGTACTGGTACACTTGCTAGTGGTATTTATTCACATGCTGAAGGTAATTTAACAACAGCTAGTGGTGCTGCATCACATGCTGAGGGTAGTTATGCAACTGCTAGTGGTAATTATTCACATGCTGAAGGTCAAGGTACAACTGCTAGTGGTGATTATTCACATGTTGAGGGTTCACTTACAACTGCTAGTGGTATTTTTTCACACGCTGAAGGTGGTTTAACAATAGCTAGTGGTTATCTATCACATTCTGAAGGTTCTGGTACAACTGCTAGTGGTACAGCGTCACATGTTGAAGGTGATAGAACAATAGCTAGTGGTACCACATCGCATGCTGAGGGTAGTTTAACAAGAGCTTTTGGTGATTATTCACATGCTGAAGGGTATCAAACAACTGCTAGTGGTTATTATTCACATTCTCAAGGTTATATTACATTAGCTAGTGGTCAAAATTCACATGCTGAAGGTCAGCAAACCTCAGCAACAACATATAATACACACGCTGAAGGTATTGGTACACTTGCTAGTGGTACGGGTTCACACGCTGAAGGTTATGGTACCAAAGCAACTGGAATTAATTCACATTCACAAAATTTATATACAATAGCATCTGGGTTTCATTCACATGCGGGTGGTTCAGGTTCAACCGCAACTGGTATCGTATCATTCGTTCATTCATCTAATTCAACAATAAGTGGTGATAGAAGTGCTATTATTGGTGGTCAAGGTATAACTGGTTCAGCTGCTGATACTGTTTATGTTCCAGATTTTGTAATTAAAAAAACAGCATCAGTTCCAACAAGTTCAGCAGATACTGTTGGTGAAAATGGTTCTATAACATGGGATAATACTCATTTTTATTGGAAAGCGAATGGTCAATGGTTGAGGGTTTCGGGTTCAACATTCTAATAATGTAAATATTTTATAAAAATAATAAAGGGGTCTTATAACCCCTTTTTTGTTTTATTCACCATACAAGTCTTTTGGTTTAATACATTTTTCTTTAATTAATTTTTCCACGTATGCAAACATTTTTAAACCATTTTCTTCACAGTAATCTTTAAGGATTTTATGGGTATTGGGTGTTATTTTAAGGTTTTTAGTTCGTTTCATAATCCTTTTTTTTATAAATATGACAAAAGTAAGTTATTTGTCATACTATTTTTTGTTGTAAAACAACAAAAAGAAATTTTTCGATTTTTACTATATATTTATTATAAAAATGACTCAAGATAATAATTAATTAAAAAAAGTAAATAATGGCAGAGAAAGTATTCGTCAGTCCAGGTGTCTATACATCAGAAAAAGACTTAACATTCGTTACACGACAAGTGGGTGTAACAACATTGGGATTGGTTGGTGAAACAACGCAAGGTCCAGCATTCCAACCTATCTTCGTATCAAACTACGATGAATTTAGGTCTTTCTTCGGTGGCTTAGATGCTACTAGAGTAAAAGATACGGGTGCACCAAAATATGAATTACCATATATTGCAAAATCATATTTATCACAATCTAACCAATTGTTTGTAACTAGAGTATTAGGTTTCTCTGGTTATGATGCTGGTTTAGCTTGGGGTATAACGTTAAGTGCTGCTTTAGACCCAAATACAATTGATGTTGTGTCTGCAACTTCATATTCACCATTAATTTCATTTACAGCTGATTCAACTGGTACTATAACTAGTTTAGTTTCTAGTGATTCAGTTATTCAAAGTTTATGGGATAATGGTTTAATCGGTTTAGATTATTTAGCTGCATCATCACTTGGTCCAGTTGCTCCAGTTCCTTTAACATTTGAAAAAATAGGTGTTGCTTTCCAAGGTGCTGAAATTCCTAATTTTGTTGTAACTTCGATAGTAACAAATACTAATGGAACAACTGGTGTAACATCTGGTGATACTATTGTTTATTCTGGTGCTGGTTATTCTAATGTTGAAAACAAGGTAGTTGCATTATTAAGGTCTAGAGGTAGATACAATGGTTCTGAACAATTAGTATTCGAAGTTTCTGCAAATACACAAGTTGATTTTGCAACAACACCTTTAAATGCTGAAACAGACCCTTATGGTGATTTCGCAATCGAAGGTACTTCAAATATTTCAGGTATATTTAGATATGATTTATCATTTGATAAAACTAAAAAGAATTACATCACTAGAGTATTGGGTAGAAATGCACAAGATGGTAAAACAGCACTATTTGTTGAAGAGATATTTGAAAACATGTTCAGTGATTATGTTACTAACGATGAAGTGTTAGGGATTAACATTACAGATTTAGTTAACTACAATAGAGCATTTGATGATTATAAGAAAGAATTCCAACCAGCGGTAACTCCTTGGGTTGTATCTGAACTTCGTGGTTCAAACTTATTAAGATTATTTAGACTTTGGACTATTTCTGATGGTGATTCAGCAAACAAACAATTTAAGATTTCAATTAGAAACATCCAACCAGATGTTAAAGAATTTGATTTAATTGTTAGAAGTTATTATGATACTGATGCAAGACCAAATATATTGGAAGCTTATTCAAGATGTTCAATGAACCCAGCTTCAAATAACTATATTGCTAAAAGAATTGGTACATTGGATGGTGAATTTCCATCAATGTCTAGTTATATCTTAGTTGATATGGAAACTGGTTCTGATACTTCAGATGCTTTCCCAGCTGGATTTATTGGTTACCCATTAAGAGATTATACTGAAAATAATAATACAACTGTTCAAGCACCAACAATTGAATATAAGAAAACATATGGTTCATTTGAAAACAAACGTAAATATTATTTAGGTTTAACTGATACTAAGGGTATTGACCAAGACTTCTTTGATTATAAAGGTGTTCCAGATAGTACAACTATCGATATGTGGACTGGTATGACAAATGGTTTCCACATGGATGTTAATGCTAGTGCCGCTACAATTGATAACGTATTTATTACTGTAAACACAACTGGTGGTACTTATAGCCCAATATACACATTTGATACGGGATGTTGTGTATTCCAAAATGATTTCCAATTACAAGGTACTTCATATGAAAAATTATACTCACGTAAATTTACATTTGTACCTTACGGTGGATTTGATGGTTGGGACCCATATAGAACAAGAAGAACAAATACAGACCCTTATTTAATTAACGGTACTAAAGGTTCAGTTGGTTTAATTAACGGTACATTCGCTAATAGAACATTAAGTAATGGTGACCCAGGTATCACATCTGATTACTACGCATACTTAGAAGCTATTTGGACATTTAAAAATCCAGAAGCAACAAATATTAACGTATTCTCAACTCCAGGTGTTGATACATTTAACAATACTAACTTAGTTGAAGAAGCAATTGAAATGGTTGAACAAGATAGAGCTGACTCTTTATACATTGTTACAACTCCTGATACTGATGCTGGTGGTGAAGTTTTATTACCAGAAGATGTTGCTGACCAATTATATGGTCAATACGATAGTAACTATACTTGTACATACTGGCCTTGGATTCAAATTAACGATGCTGAGAACAATGTTTACATATATGTTCCACCAACAAGAGATGTGGTTAGAAACATTGCATTGACAGATAATATCGCATTTCCATGGTTTGCTGTAGCTGGTGTTCAAAGAGGTGATGTTGATGCTATCAAGGCAAGAGTTAAATTGACTTTGGGTGAGAGAGATACATTATACGAAAATAGAATAAACCCAATTGCAACGTTTGCATCTGAAGGTATTAAGATATGGGGTAACAAAACATTACAAGTTAAAGAAAGTGCTCTTGACAGAATCAATGTTAGAAGATTGTTACTACAAGCTAGAAAACTTATTTCTGCTGTTGCAATTAGATTATTATTTGAACAAAACGATGATATCGTTAGAAATCAATTCTTAAGCTTGGTTAACCCAATTTTGGATAACATTAGAAGTGAAAGAGGTTTAACTGACTTTAGGGTAGTATTGGATTCAAGTCCAGAATCAATAGATAGAAATGAATTACTTGGTAGAATTTTCTTGAAGCCAACTAGAGCATTAGAATTTATATGTGTAGAATTTAATATCGTACCAACTGGTGCATCATTTGATGATATCTAAAAATAATTAATAAAAAGGGTTATTTATTTAACCCTTTTTTTTAAAAAAATAGAATCATTAATATTTATAATAAAAGATAACAAAAAGAATTAAAAAAATAAAAGAACATGGCTGATTTATTGATGAAAATGCCCGTACCTTATGAGCCTAAAAAGAAGAATAGATGGCTTTTAAGATTTCCAGCTGATTTAGGTATACAAGAATGGTGGTTAGCGTCTGCCTCAAGACCTTCTATAACACAAAATGAGGTTGAAATACCTTTCCTAAACACATCTACTTGGGTAATCGGTAGATTTACATGGGAATCTATAAGTGTGACGTTTAGAGACCCTATTGGGCCATCTGCTGCTCAAGCTATTATGGAATGGGTTCGTTTACAATCTGAATCTATTACAGGTAGACAGGGTTATGCTGCTGGTTACAAAAAAGATATTGAATTAGAGATGTTGGACCCAACTGGAGTTGTTATTGAAAAATGGCAATTGCAAGGTACAATGTTGACGAATGTTAACTTTGGTGACTTATCGATGGATGATGATGGTATCGCAGATATCACAGCTGACATGAGATTTGACAGAGCTATACTTTTGTTCTAGCAGAATTACTTTATCAAAAAGAATTAATTAAAAATATCAATTAAACCTATAAGTAATTATAGGTTTTTTTGTTTTTTATTAGATATTTATAATAAAATTCAAATGAGAAAAAGTGATAAAAAACATAATATGTCTAAAGTTAATTTATTAGCCGAACAAAGATATTTGGAATCAAAAGGTATAATAACTGAATCATTTCATAAACCAGATGGTACACCTATTGGTGTTGACAGTATGCACAGACCAGTAAATGAAGACCCAATTGGTGTTAATAATGAATTAATGGTGATTAAAAGACAAATTGAAGATTTAAAACCAAATTTTACAATTAATTTTGATGCTTTGAAAGTTATAGGTTTAGATTTGGAGATAACTTATGATTTAAATAGTAAACTTTATAAAGTTAGAAATAGTATTACTGGTAAATATTATGTTAATAACATATTACATACTCAATGTGTTGATTGTGAATTTAGAACTCCTGATGAAGTTATTAAATTTATTAGACGTAAAGCTGAAGGTGGTGCTGTTAAATTAATGCCTCAACAAAATGAAGGTGTTGAAGAAGGTGATTTGGGTGCATATAGAAGTAATTTACAAAATACTGGTAACTATCCATGGACAACTTATTTAGGTAATAAAGAAAAAGGTGAATCTGACAAAAAACAAAATATTAAAGATAAGGAAGGGTTCGAAAATGAATTTAAAAAAAGTTACGCTGGGCAAACAATTGAAACAACTAACGGATTATATACCTTTTTTGATATAAAATATAAAAATAATTATGGTAATTATGATTTGATATTTACAAAACCTAAAGGTGAAAATGATTGGAGTGGTGCTAATCTTTTTATAACATATGACCAAACACTGGGTTATTATATTGATGAGTATAAAGGTATCAAATTAACTGATGCTGACTCAGAAGAAAAAGTAATAGAAATGCTAAGTTATAATAAATAACATAAAACCACTTTTAAAAGTGGTTTTTTTATTTTATGTTATTTACAAAAAAACTTATTATGGTATATTTATTTTTGAGTTATAAAAATAATATTAATAAATAAGTTTTAATTATGGAAAACAGACCAAAAGTCTTCCCAACGGCAGACCAAATTGCCGCAGCAAATCAAACTGGGGTGCAAATCGCAAAAGAGCAAGAAGAAACAATAATGAATAATCAGGTGTCTTCTGGTGAAATAGAGGCGGCAACTGAAATGGCTAGAAGAACAGCTGAACAATTACGATTAAGAGAGGAATCCTTAAAATCATCAAATCAAGATGTTGCTCAAGAAGTATTAAACCCAAGAGTTGAAGTACAACAACACACAATGAAAAGTCCAATGGAAAATTTAAAACCACAAATCAACACTAATAGAGATATTGAAATAGCTCAAATTAGTCAACCACAAATGAATCAACCTTATGATATCATTCCATTACCAAGTGAAGGTAAGTTATATAGAAATAAAAAAGGTAAAATTAAAGTTTCATTCTTAACTGCGGCTGATGAAAATATTTTAACATCACCAAACTTACTTGAGAGTGGTGATTTCTTAGAAATATTATTAAATAGAAAAATATTAGAACCAGAATTAAGATATAATGATTTGATACCTGGTGATAGAGATGCTATTATGGTTTGGCTTAGAGCTACTGGTTATGGTGAAATGTATCCAGTTACAATTTTAGATGAAAATGATAAACCATTTGAAACTGAAGTTGATTTAACTAAACTTAAAGTTAAACATTTATCAGTTGAGCCAGATGGTGAGGGGTTGTTTACATTTACATTACCTTTATCAAAATCAACTGTTAAATTTAAATTATTGACAGTTGGTGAAATTAGTGAGCTTGAAAAGTTAGCATTATTTTTAAAAGAAGAAAATAATTTAATTAATACTGAATCAACATTATTACTTGAGTCTCAGGTTGTTGAAATTGATGGAAATAGAGATAAAAACTATATTTCTGAATTTATTGATACAATGAGAATCATGGATAGTAAAAAATTAAAAACCTATATGTCAGAATTAGATTGTGGTATTGATATGAACATTACGTTCGGGACCCCTGGGGGAGGGTCCGTTACTAGGTTTCTTCCCTTTACGGTCAAGTTTTTTTGGCCTGACTTTAACATATAAAAATTACCTATTAGAGGAAATTTATTATTGTGTTAAACATATTGGGTTTACGTATTCAGATGTTTTAAATATGTCAGTTTACGAAAGGAGACAGTATTTATCACATTTGTTAAATGAAAATAATAGAAAAACTGAAGCTTTAGAAGAGCAAAAAGAGGAAATAAACAACAAAGGTGCTAAAGGTACCAGGTCAACTAAAGTTAGTGGTGACCAATTAAAAGCAAGATTAAAATCAGGAGAAATACCCAACCAGTAAATTAGTTGGGTATTTTTCTTTAGATTAGATATTTATTAATAGTAACTATTTTAATAATGAAGATAATAATTAATGAATGGCGATTTTTGGTATCTAAAGGTTTAATAACCGAAGAAAAGTATCAAGATGTAATTAAAAAGCTTAAAGTAGGTGATAAATTAGAATATACTGATGATAAGGGTACTAACCTTTCATTTGAAGTGATATTTAATGATAGTGGTCAAGTTTATTTAAAGAACTTGGATAGTGGTGTTTATAAGAATAATTATTTTTTTATAACTATTACTGATTTATCAAAAGATGATTTGACATTTAAAACTATTAATGTCCCTAAAAATTTACCAGATAACCTTAAAGGTGAAACTAATGATTCAGTAAAATTAAAAGAGTTATTAAAATCATTTCCAATTAATACATGGCGAAGTTCAACATTTAAAAATATATCAAAACTTAATATGGGTGGTGATACTATTGATATTGAGAAACCTGATGCTGAAGATGAAAAATTTAAAGATTACGTAAAGGTAAGAGATATTAATCCATTTTTAGATGAATTAAAAAGTTTAAAACCTGGTAATGTATATAAACTAGTATTATCAAATGGTGGTACAATAAGTTTAAATTTAATTGATAATAAGGATGATAGTCTGTTCTTTGAGCATGATGGTTTAACTGGTCCAGCAAAATCATATAGTGATTTAATTAACGCTGAATTGATGCTTGATATTGATTCTAATTCAGTTCAACAAATGGTATCATCAACAACTGATGATGAGAATGTTGATTCAGTATACAATATTACTTTTAAAAAAATAGTTAAAGGTCAGGATGATGAAAACAATAGGTCATATAAAAAAATCTTAATTAAGAATATTATAGATATTGACTTAACTGGTAAGTCAGATAAAGAAGATGGTGAAGAAAAAATGTCTGGTGATACAAAGGATATAAAAGATATATCTGATGAGGAAATTGATGATATGTCACCAGAGGATATAACTAGTATGGTTTTGAATGACCCCACATTTAAAGCTGCATTTTTATCTAAACCAGGATTTTGGAAAAAACTAGTGGGTGGTAAACCTAAAGGAATATTGGCCGCTAAAAAAATATTAAAGAATTTTAATGAATTTGGTGGTAGGTCTGGTGATGATAAAGAAAAAGATTTAGTTGTTGATTTCTTTAAAAATAACCAAGAATATTTTGTACAGTTATTAGATAAAACATTTAGTAGAGGTGAGGTAATATTAGATATTACAAAAAAATATAAAGTTAAAACAAAGAAAAGAACAAATGTTGATGGTGGTGTAACTGTTTTTCTTTACGGTAAAGGATTTATGTTTAAAATAAATTCAATTTACGGTGATACTAAAAATGACTTTAGAGCTACATTAATAATAGATTATAATACCGATAATGAATATCGTGAAAATAGAACAATAAGAGTTACTGACGCTTACTAATTATGGCAAAATACGAATTTGATAAGAAAAAATTTGAGGAGTGGAAACAAGCTCAAAAGGAATCTGCTGAACTTCAGGAAAAGATGAACAGTAACCTTAATGGTTATATGGAAGGTGTTAAAAAATTAACTGAACTACAAAAAAACTTACAATTTATTGAGCAAAAAGTCGCTCAATTAAAAAAAGAACAACTTAAAGCTGAAAATGATTTATTAGAAAATACTAAAAAACTTAATAAAGCAACAGCAGACGGTGATGCTAATGAAATAAAAGCACTTAAAGAAAAGGAAAAAGAATTAAAAAAAATAATTGCAGCTAAAAAAGAAGGTGTAGATATAACTGAAAAAGAATTAGGTTTACTTAAGCAACAAACAGCTGAGTTAACTGAACAAGTAAAACAAACTAGTTTAATAAGCGCTGGATTAGGTTCAGCAGTTGGTTTTTTAGGTAAAGTACCAGGTTTAATCACTAAAGGTTTCGGTATGCTTAAGGGTACTGGAATCTTTGAAATGGACAAAGCTATATTAAATGCTAATAAAAGCATGGCTGGTTCTGAAAAAACATTTAACAATCTTTATAATACTATTAAAGATTCTGCTAAAACAACCACAATGTGGGGTGTTGGTGTTAAGGATTTGGCTGTTATGCAACAAGGTTATAGTGAAGCTATTGGAAAGTCGGTGATGTTGACTGAAGATGGTTATAAGGCTATGGCTGGTATGGCTGAAGGTACTGGGTTAGGTAAGGAATTTGCTGTTGGTATGGCTGCTGAAATGGATAAATTTAACATTTCAGCTGAAAGGTCTGGCTCAATAGTTGAGATGACTATGAATAAAGCTGCTAAACTTGGTGTAAATGGTGCCGCTGCATTAAAGTCATTACAAAACAATTTAAAATTAGCACAAAGATTTAATTTTAAAGGTGGTATTGCTGGTTTAGCTAAGTTATCAGTTGAAGCTACTAGATTAAAATTAGATATGCAAGGTATTGCTGGTATGGCTGAAAAAGTATTTAGACCAGAAGGTGCAATAGAAATGGCCGCTCAATTAACAACAATGGGTGGTGAATTTGCTAAACTAGGTGACCCGATGACATTACTATTTAAAAGTAGAAATGATATGGCTGGATTTTCTAAAGATGTTGGTAAAGCTTCTGCTGAATTTATTGAATTTAATAAAGAGACTGGTGAATTTAATATTAAAGCTGGTTTGGCTGCTGATAGAATGCGTGAGATATCAACAATAACTGGTATAGCTGTTGAGGAGTTAAAAGAAATGGGTTCGGCTCAACTTAAAATTGTGGAAGTTGGTAAAAATCTTAAATCTGGTATTTTTGGTGAAGAAGATACTCAACTAATAAGTTCATTTGCTAAATTTAAAGATGGTAAATGGAAAATAGAAGCTGGTAGCTTTAGTAAAGATTTAAAAGATTTAAATAAAAATGATATTGCAAGGATTAAAGCTGAGGATAAAACATTACAGGAAAGAGCTGAATTTGGTAGGTCTTTTGATGAAACTATACAAGACTTAATTTTAATGGTAAAAGAAATGTTATTACCATTAGCTAAATCTTTAAGAGAAAATTTTGGTGAAAGAGTTAAAGAATTAGCTAAATGGTTTAATAGTTCAGAATTTAGAGATATGGTCGAAGGTGTTATTAAGGGTGTTGGTGATTTTATAAAATATATTAGTGATTTTATGAAAAATAATCCAATAACAGCGGCAGTTACTGCTGGTGCGGCAATATTTGGTGGTTCTATTTTAAAATATCTTGGCGAGTCAGCAATGTGGTTGTTGAATGGTAAATTATTAGGTATGGGATTCAATTCAGTAGCTAGTGGTGGAGGTGGTGGCGGTGGTTCTATGCTTGATATGTTGGATATGGGTGACGGAAAAGGAAAGGGTAAATCAGGTAAAATGGGTAGATTTGGTAAAATTGGTAAATTTTTAAAAGGTCCTGGTGGTGCTGGTCTTCTTGCTGGTGGTTTTGCTGCTTATGATGAATATAGTGAAAATGCTGCTACGGGTATGAGTGGTGGTGAAAATGCTGGTAGAACTGTATCGAAAGGTGGTGGCGCAATGGGTGGTGCTGCTGCTGGTGCTGCAATGGGTGCTATTGGTGGCCCTGTTGGTGTTTTACTTGGTGGTATAATTGGTGGTATTGCTGGTAGTGCATTAGGTGAAGAAATTGGTGATGCAATATGGGGCAATGAAAATGCAACCGCAGTTTCAGCTGGTAGAGGTAAAAATAAAGCTGGTGATTTCAAAAGTGTTGGTATGCAAGATGGTATTATGTTTCACCCGCAAGATAAATTCTTAAAAGTAAATGATGCTATTACAATTGCTGGAACTCAAGCTGGTGGTAATGCTAAATTAGCTGAAAAAATGGGTAATGGGGGTTCATCAAATGAAACAACACATAAATTTAATGATTTAAATATTAAAATATCAGTTGATGCACCTAGTGATTCTAAATTTTGGGAAAGTATCGTAAATCAACCAGATATAATGAAAAAAATAACTCAAGGTGTTCATATAAGTAGTGAAGAAGCATCAAGTGGTGGCAAAGTTACTGGTAGTGGACCTAAACGAAGAGGTAAATAAATATGTTAATTTTTTGTTAAAATTATAAAAAAAGTTGTTATTTAATAAATAAATCAGTTTATTTACATTGTCTTAAATGGATAAATAATATATTAATATAATATATATAATAATTAATAAAGTAATATATATAATAAAATAATAATATATATTATAATATAATAATTAATAAAGTAATATATATTATAAAAGTTATTTATTTTTTCAAAATTTTTATTACCATAGTATTTATATATAAAGAATTAATACTATGCCAAATTCAATAAATTCACTATCACCTTCCTTTAGGGATTATTTATTACTTAAGAATTTAGTAACAGATACTGTAATTGATAATGGTTTACAATCATTATTAGGTGGTATTGGTTATCCAGTTGAAGTAGAAACGTTACCAATTGCGGTTCAACCGTCAAATAGTATTGATAATACTGGTACTATATATCAAGAATTAAATACTATATTAAATACTTTTCAAGGTACTACTGATGATTACTCTCAAACTAATATTATATTAAATCAATCAACAAATAGTGTAATAGGTAATCAAGGTCTTTATTCAAATTCAAATGAATTATTAAATGGTCAATTTTTAGCTAATGGTAATTTAACTAATAGTTCTGATGTTAGAGAAGGTATGACATCTAAAAATATATATGTTGATGTACCTAAACAATCAGTTATTGATTTAAATACACAACCAGTACCAACTTTTCAAAATCTTAAATCATATATTGATGAGAATAATAATTTAAATATAGGTGGACCTAGTACACAAGCTGCCGATATAATCGGTGGTGTTGTAGGTGGTCAAGGAGTTGGTTTTAATTCAACAGGTGGTTTGGTTGCTAATGAAGATATTAGGTCAACTTTACTAGGTAGAGTATTAGGTGCTACTGGAACTATAAATGATACACCTTTAGGTAATATAGGTGGTCAACAATTATTAGCACATGTTGGTTATAATGCAGCATTTGGTTTACAACAAGAAACATTAGGTAGTTTAAATTTAAATCCATTATCATTACTTCAAGGTAAAAGTTTAGTTAATTTAAATTATAGTATTACAGTACCTAAAGGTACCGTTGGTAGAATCCTTAACTTTGCAGCAAATATACTTGGTGTTCAATCACCAAAAAGTTTATTAGAAGAATCTTCAAGTATTTATTCATTTAGTAATAAATTAGATTATATTGGTCAACCAAATATTAAACGAGCAAATGAAATGCTTAAAAATTCTGGTGTGGGTCAAGTTCAAACTTTAATTAATCATATGAGAGCTAATATGATTATCTCTAATCCAAATGGAACAACATTAAGACAGGGATATGCGGCTGGATACGAAGATGATAGAATTAAAAAGGGTGATAATACTGGTGATGGTGTAAATTATAATTTATATGCAAGAGGTGATGGTGATGGTGGTATTATAGATTTCTTAAACGGAAAGGAAAATAGCCCAATATCATCAGGTAACTATGATAGACCTGGACAAATTATAGGTGATGGTTGGGCTGAAGACTATAGAGGTTTTTATGCTAGTTATGATTTACCAGTTTCAGAGTCTGATGCTGAATTAAATAGAGCTGGAACAACAATTAAAAAATATAAAGATGCTTTTGGTTGGACTGATGAGTATAACAACACACCAGATAGTGTTAAAGATTTCAATCAAGAAACATTATTCAACAATAAAAAAACACTTTTATATAAAACAAGAAAATTATTTGAAACAAATAGAATGCAAACACTTGTAACAGGTCATGGTGTTAAAGATGATTCTGAATCTCAAATACAAACTGCCGTATCTAGTGTTGGTCGTTTTGTTTCAAAAGGTAGTGGTGTATTATCATATAATGCTTTAATTAAAGGTGTTAACGATGACCCAGCCAAAGTATTTTGTAGAACATGGACAACATACGATAGATATGATGATGTTTTAGATTTACAAAAGAATAGAGGGTTATATGGTTCAAATCGTAATATATTTAGAAAAAATGTTGAATTATCAGTTTTAGAAGATAATGGTTTTGCTAGAATAGCACCATATAAGACTGATGATATGTCAAAAAAATATACTGACAATAAAAGATATATGTTCTCAATTGAGAATTTAGCCTGGAATGATAATTTACCTAATTTATTAGCATGTGAAATTGGTCCTGGTGACCAATTAAGTGGTCATAAAGGTAGAATAATGTGGTTCCCACCATATGATATTAGCTTCAGTGAATCAACATCAGCAAGTTGGGATAAACATAATTTTATAGGTAGAGGGGAACCGATGTATACTTATAATAATACTGAAAGAACTGGTAATTTAAGTTGGAAAATAATTATTGACCATCCGAATTACCTTAATTTTATTGGTGGTGCTGAAGGTATAAACCCTACAAATTTTGATGATTATGTTGCATCATTTTTTGCTGGTTGTATTCCATTGGAAGAAGCAAAACAAATTCTTACAAAAAATGAGAGTGATAAAACTGAAACTGCAAATGCTCAAACAAAACCAGAAGAAACATTACTTGAACAATTAGCGCCACCATCATTTAATGTTTATTTTCCAAATGATGTTTTTGAAATTGATAAATATCCAAAATATGAAGATGGTGTGTGTGATGTTGATAATGCATTAGAAACATTAAAAGGTCATACTGATAGTGTTCATTATGCTGAATTTAGTCCAGATGGAACTAAAGTAGTTACAGCATCATATGATAATACAGCTAGAATATGGGATGCAACATCTGGTGATACTATATATATATTAGCTGGACATACTAATTCTCTCATTACTGCTAAATTTAGTTCAGATGGTACTAAAGTGGTAACAGCATCATATGATGATACCGCTAGAATATGGGATGTATCAAATGGTAGTTCATTATTTACATTAGGACACACTAATTCTGTTAGTTATGCTGAATTCAGCCCAGATGGAACTAAAGTGGTAACAGCATCATATGATGATACCGCTAAAATATGGAACGCAATCAATGGTACTCTAATATTTAATTTAAGTGGACATACTAATACCGTTTACGATGCTAAATTTAATCCAAATGGAACTAAAATTATAACTTCATCAAATGATACTACAGCTAGAATATGGGATGTAGCATCTGGTACTTTAATACATATCTTAAGTGGCCATACTGATGGAATACTAAGTTCTGAATTCAGCCCAGATGGAACTAAAGTAGTTACCGCATCATATGAAGGTACAGCTAAAATATGGGATACAGCAACTGGTGCTTTAATATTTAATTTAAGTGGCCACACTCAGTTTCTTAATGCTGCTAGATTTAGTCCAGACGGAACTAAAATTGTAACTGCCGCCACATCCCCAGATAACACATCTAAAATATGGAATGTATCAAACGGTGGTTTATTATTTACATTAGACGAACATACTGATGCGATTAATGACGCTAACTTTAGTCCAGATGGAACTAAAATTGTAACTGCATCATCTGATAATACAGGTAAAATATGGGATGTATCAAATGGTGCTTTATTATCAACATTAGCTGGACATACTGATTGGGTTTTAACAGCTGAATTCAGCCCAGATAATACTAAAATTGTAACTGCATCATTTGATGATACCGCTAAAATATGGGATGCAACAAAAAATTATGGTGTTTGTAGAATTGATTATAGTAAAAATATTACGGGTAAAGGTGAAGGTATAGATAGATATAACGAATCATGCTATCAATTTTTAGTTGAGGGTAAAAAAACATGGTCATCAGTCCAATGCGGAGACACACCTAATGTTTACCAGGGTACTGACGGTAGAGATGAACCAGATAGAACTGATTTTGGTTTAAATGGTACGGGGACAACAGTTGATTATACTGGAACTAGACTTGCTGATAAAAAATATTTAGGTTGGAGAGACCCACAATATAAAATTGATTTACAAAATTATTTACTTACAAAATGTAAAAATTGTAAAGTAGTAGTTGAAGGTTTTGCTAGTGTTGTTGGTACTTTTGGTGATAATAGAAATGATAAATTATCAGAACTTAGGGCAAATAGTGTTAAAGATTGGTTATTAACAAATATATTAACAGACCCACCATTTTCAGAAAGAGTAACAGTTGCAGCAGTAGTTGGTGGTGCAACTAATAAAGGTGGTGATGGTACTAGTTCATGTCCAGAATCACCAGCATCAAGAAAAAGAAATTATTTAAAATCTGTAAATGATGTTTATGGTTGTAAGATTAATAGATACGTTACGGTTAAATTTGTTATTGACCCTAATTTAAATACTGAAGATAAACCAAAAACAGAAAAGGAAACAGTACCACCACCTAAAGTTTTATTACCTAAAATAAGTCCATCTAGATTTTATACAGAATGTGATTATTTTCAGAAATTAGAACTTTCAGACCCAACGGTATATGATACTTTAAAAACTAAAATTAAATTTTTCCAACCAGCGTTTCACTCAACAACGCCAGAAGGTTTTAATTCTAGATTAACATTCTTACAACAATGTATGAGACAAGGGCCAACTCAAGGTGCTGGTACTACAAATAACCCAAGTAATTTAGCATTTGGTAGACCACCAGTATGTATATTAAGAATTGGTGATTTTTACCATACTAAGATTATAATTGAAAATTTAAATTTCACATTTGACCCATTGGTTTGGGATTTAAACCCAGAGGGTGTTGGTGTACAACCAATGATTTGTAATGTAGATATGTCATTTGCATTTATTGGTGGTTCAAGTCTTACTGGACCAATTAATAAATTACAAAATGCTGTATCATTTAATTACTTTGCAAATACTGAAGTATATGACCCAAGAGCTGATACTATTGTAGTTAAAGATGACAAGGGAAGTATTGTTAATGGTGAAGATAGTATTTCTGCTTTCAAAAATAATTTAACAGAAGCGCAGATGAGTCCAAATATAACACCAACTGCGAATCAACTTGCTCAAAATAATAATGCAAATGCTGGTAATCAACCATTAACTAGCTTAACAGCTACTACTGCAACAACGGTTCCAGTACCACCAACAGCACCACCAGTACCAACTGACCCAGACCAAGCGGTATTTAGTAATGCTGAGTTTACTAATACTTATGCATTTAATATTAATTATGATGGTGATAAATTAAAAGGTAGATTTGGGGTTGTTAATGGTTTATCTAAAGACTATCAAGCTAAACTTAGGTTATTTAGTTCAACGGGTGGTAATATTGATATTGCAACATTTACAATAAACTCTAGTTCACACCCTGACTTACCAAATATGGGTGAATTTATTAGTGAAAAAGGTGGTTGGAAATCAGCTTTAGGTGAATTAGCTGATGTAAAAAATGGTGGTGTTTTATTTATTGTTTCAGTTTTGGCATATCCAGATTATAAATATTATAAATCTAAAGCGATTGCACAATTTGATTGTCCAGAGGAAGATATTAAATATGCGGATATGTTAGATTATGAGGAGTGGGGTTATATCTTAAAAGACCCTTGTTGTAATTGTTGGCCAAATGGAACTGGTAAAAGTACTATTTCAGTTTATAACGATAAAGGTGTACTTGTGAATTGTCCAATCTCTGGTTGTACATAAAATTAATAAAAAAATAAATTATGGCAAGTTATTTCGATAGATACGAAAAGTTTAGATATGAAGGTAAGATATTACCCATACCATATATCAGGATACCAGTAGAAGCTACTGATAAAAATATTATTTATAAATTAAGTAGAACTAGACTTGACAAAGTCAGTCAAACTTATTATAATAACCCATATCATGGTTTTTTAATTATGTTAGCAAATCCACAATATGGTGGTTTGGAATTTAATATAAAAGATGGTGATGTAATAAGAGTACCTTATCCTTTTGATTCTGCACTTGAAAGATATATAGGGCAAGTAAATAGATACAAACAACTTTATGGTTAATTTAAAATAATATGGATAAATCTAGTGTTTCACAAAATAGAATATTGTGGTTAGACCCTAATAAGGCTAACAATGTAATGGTTAACCCAGAAGATTTATGTATTAAAGTTGAATTTAGTACTAAGCGAAAAGGTAGAAGTATAATTTATTCAGGTGCCGAAACTATCAATACCGTTGATAGTAATGCAAATGTTACATTTATTGAGGGGTCAAAAGTTGATAATGGTTTATTACCAGCTTTAACAACCAGATATACTGATGCGATTGCTTTAGATGTAATGAACGCATCAGAACAACAAACTGATGATTTTGAAAGTTTAGGTATTGAAAGTATTGATATTGAATTTGACACTGCAAATACACCATTAATTAAAATAAAATTTATAGATGTAAGAGGTAATGCAATACTATCACAAGGTAGTATGTCTAAATATAGAATGTTTTTTGAATTACCATACCCAATCTTTAGTTTAAAAGTTAAAGGTTTTTATGGTGGCACTGTAAACTATTGTTTGCATATGCAAAGATGGAACGCATCATTTAATTCAGAAACTGGTAACTTTGAAATACAAGCCGATTTTATGGGATTTACTTATGCCTTATTAACGGATTTATTAATTGGGTTAATTAGAGCGGCAGTTAGAACAAAAAAAGGACAAGCTAAATTAATTTTAAAACAAGATGAATATGGTGAAAACTCAAATTTAATCATAACAATAGATGAGATGTTAACTAAATTTGTTGAATTAGCTAACACCACACAAAAAATATCACAAGAAGATAATTCAGCTGCACAGCTACAAGGGCATGATGAAATAGCTGCTGATTTAGAGTCTATAAGAGTTGCCTTTGATACATTTAGCGCTGCAATATATGATGGTGTTAACCCAGTTAATACTTATTTTAAATCACCAGATGGTGTAGTTTTATGTGTACCAAATGGTGCTGACTCTGATAAAAAATATGAAACCGCACTTAAAGCTTATGAAGAAACAATTACAGGATTAGTTAATGCGGTAAATAATAAGATTTCAGATGATACTTTGAAGTTAAATGAAAACTTATTGAAAGATGTTGTTAAAATATCCGATATTACTAAAGCACAATTAACTAGTGCTGATAATATTAATGAAATTATTAACCATTCTGGTGGTAAATACACGAGTGATGAAACTAACAAAGATTATGTTAAAGAGTTATTGAAAGTGATTGGTAATTTAGGAACATCAGTAGCCACTGATGATACTAAACTTAATATTTATAATTTAAAAAGAATACAATACCATTTTAATGATATAAAAACAAAACTTGCTGAAAATAAAACAAAAACTGAAACAGACTTTAACGCTAAATTAGCAGATACTGCTGAAGGTATTATTGGTTTTGAACCAACAATTAGAAATATATTTAGAGTTTTATCAGTAAATGCTGAAATATTTTTAGAGGTATTAAAAGATGTATCAGTAGAAGCACAAAGTGACGCTAGTGGTAAACGAGCAGTTGAATTTAATAAAATATCTGGTCTTTTAAATGTTAATCAAGCTGATGTAGTTAATGTTGAAAAGAAAACAATATATCCTTGGCCAGAATATAGACAAGAAAAAGCTGGTGAAGGTTATGTTGAAACCTGGCTAGGAAAAGCGCCCGTTATAGCAACAAATATAAATGAAGTTGTTTTCGTTAAAGAGTTACACACTGAGTTATTAAACGTTGCAAAATTTGATAAAGATTTACAAGAGCAAATTGATAATCCAGATGCTGGTGCAGATGTTGATACAAATGCGATAGCACCAGCAGATGCTTGGTTTCCGTTAACACCAGCTGACACACCAATTAATCCATTAATGACACAAAATCCATACATTGAAGCAACAGATGCTAATAATGCTGACGAAGTAAAAAGATTAGTATTACTTAGGACTTTTATGTTATTAGGTGTTAGTACATTCAATAGTAAGATTGAATCATCAAAAGGCGGTGCATTATTAAAAACAATGGGTGGGCTAGAAGCTGAAACTTTAGTCGCTGCTTGTAGAAAGTTAGGTAAACATGGTCAAGATTTATTAGCAACAATGTTGGAGGAAGTTAAAGATGAGGATGAAGAAAAACGAATTACTGCCTTTATAAATAAAATTACAGAATTTGGTGCAGAAGGCTCATCTAAAATAACCAACCCAGGCGCTGTTAGTAAAAAACCAATACTGATTAAAACTACGGTTGGTGTTGATAATGTTGTGCAGACAATTCCAGGAGACCAGCTTAAATCTCACTATTATAAATACGTATATATTAGAGATGATGATGCAAAAGCCGCTTATATACCAGTAAACACAGGATTTGACGGTTCTGGATTTTATAATAATGATAATACATTTAAATCAAGAGATGATTTAAAAGAGTTATCTAGTAGTATAATATTTGTTAGTAACCCTAAAAATTATGAAGGTACAGATAATGTAGATACATTCAAAGATGAAGATGATGGTTCACTACATGTTAAGTTATACGAATTAAGCGAGTATACAGCATCATCGATGATTCCAGAATTTGGGAAAGAACTTGTTGATTTTCATAAAGGAAACTTAGATGAAGCAAATTCAGTACCTCGTGTTGATTCGGTATATAGAAGTATTGTTAATAATCAAGATACTAAATCAAATGATTCTGATGAAATTATTGATGGTTTAAACCCATATAATGGTAATTATTCAGTTTTAGAGATGAACACTTTAAATTATGATGCAACGGAAGCAGATTTTGCTGATGAATTTAATTATTATATGGGTGAGCCAATGTGGAAAAACGATACTAAAGTAGATTCATCATTAATAGGTTTTTATACAGAATTTAATAATTTTAAATTTAATGGTGATAGAGATAATGTTAACTTACCAGTTGTTGGTACTTACTTATCATACCCAATTGATAAGAAATTATATGACGATGCAATATTATACGCTGGTGATGGTGAATTTAGTGATAATATATATTTTATGCCTGAATTAGAAAGAACACAAATCAACACTAATTCTAAAATTTTCAGAAAAACATGGGCAGATAACGGTGCCTATTTAAAACAAAAGGGGTTATTAAGTTTAGGGATAAAGGGGAATAAACTTTATTTACCATTTATAGAATTTGGTATTTCTAACGCAGACGTGCGAACATCTGGTTCAAATAATACAGGTAATTTATCAGTATCACTATTTGGTAGTTATTTTTATTATAGACAACCATTAGATGAAGTTAGAGCACTTTTATTCTTACACACAATTCCATGGCAAGGTGTTAAAAATTTCGGGGCTGATATTCAAGAAATGATGATGTTAGATAAATATCTTGACTGGACATCATGGCAACGCCTTAAGGAAGAAGAAACTAAAGGTAACTATACAAGAGTTAGTAGTATTAGAACATTATTTCAAGTTAATGGAGCATTTGTTCACGCACCAAAAGCGTGGGTATTATTTGTTGGTGCTATGCTTTGGAGAGTAAGATATACAGCAACACACAATAATACCGACCCTATAGTATATTCTGGTAGGGAAGGTAAAAAATACACACTAATACCAGCAAACGTAAGAACGCCACTATCAAAAGAATATTTATATTTATCAGCACCATATGGTGATGCTTATGCTGAACATAACCCATGGGGTATGTTTTTTGGTGATGCCCCTGATGGGTATGCAGTAACAAGGGATTTGGAATATGGAATAAGAGGTGCTGCTACAGCATATGAAACATATGTACCACTAGATTTAACATTAATGAATTTACCAAAACAAGTTAGAGATGAATTTATTTCTTATTTTGAAGAATGGGTTAAGGATGATACTGGATTTAAATTTATACAAAAAGAGTTAGAATTATATAAATCAAAAAGTAATTATGACGATTGGTTTACTAAAAATCAAGAAGTTAGAAATTTAGCAAAAGCACCAAATTCAAATCAAACGGGGTTACAAAAACGAATATCAAGAACTGAATTAAATAAATTATTTACTGAATCAGTTGTTAATAATTATGCATTGATTGCTGGTGTAAAAGATATTGTTAATGACGGTGCATCAACGGTTGGTAATTTAAATACAATATTTAAACCTAACACACCAGTCATGAACTATATGGTATCTTTACTTACACAACCAACAGTAATACAAAATGTTAATCCAAATATTTGGAACTATGATTATTATGATAAAGCTGCTGGTTATGTTGGTGGTAATAAATTTAAAAAACAAGCATCAGAGGCTGGGTATCAAAATGGTACATCATCTAAAAGCATTAGAGTTAGAGCTGATAAATTTAGAATATATTTATCTGGTTTTTATAGTAAATTAATAACATTAAATGAAGCATATCAAAAAGAAGTAATACCAGACCCAGAAGATGAAGCGCAACAAGAAATATTTGGAACTGGTGATGATGATACTATAAACTTGATGATATATAGAATATTATCATCGATTAATGACAAATGGTTAAATGGTTCAGAAAATAAAAGTGCATTTTCACAATGTGGTGAAACAACTAAAAATGAAATAGATTTAAAACATGCCAAAAAATTTAGAGCATCAGCAACGGAAGCGTCTTTAATTGATACATTTAGATTTGTTGATAGGGCCTTTGCTGATATTGGTGATAAATTTTATTTAAATATAAATTCAGTTACAGATTTGATTAGAGCAAATTATAATCAAAGTTATTTTGATATAATTAATAAAATTTTATCTGATAATAATTTTAACTTTATACCACTACCAACCTTCGTTAACTTTAACAATATAGATGAATTAAAAACGGTGTTTACTGCATACACATATAATAACCCAGTTACATTTAAAGGTACGGGTCCAGCGTTTGTTTGTGTATATGTTGGACAAGCCTCAACAAACTTAGATTTGGGTACTGGCTCTGTTTATCCAGATGATGGACTATCGATATCAATGGATAGTGATACTGGAACCATAGAATTACCAGTAGAAGCTAGTGATTTAAATTCACCAATAGAAGCTGATAGTTTAGATGGTAATGTACCAGTATTTGCGGTTAACTATGGACAACAAAATCAGAATTACTTTAGAAGTATTAAATTAGACCAAAGAGAGTTTACCGAAACAATGGAATCACTCCAAGTTATTGAAAGTATATCACAAACTGGTGATAAAAGTAAACCAACGTATGCTGGTAATAATTTATTTAATGTTTATCAAACTAGGTCATATAGTGCTGAAGTGGAAATGTTAGGTTCAGCAATGATTCAACCAATGATGTATTTCCAATTAAATAATATACCAATGTTTAGAGGTGCTTATTTAATTTACAAGGTAACACACTCTATCAAACCGCATTCAATGACAACAACCTTTAAAGGTAATAGAGTTAAAAAAGCTAAAACGCCATTAATGGACAAAGCAACAATGCTTATGAATTTGATTGGAACAACAGGTTCTGGAGCACTAATTGGTTCTGATAGAGGTGTATCCGCTGGTTATTATTCAGCTATAATAGCAACATTAATTGAAAATGGTGTAACTAATGGTTTTATGGAACTTGGTAAACCAATTGGTCAAATAACCAATAAAAAAGTTGATTTAAGTGGTACTAAATTTAAAAATAGTGCTGGAGATATCGGATTCATGGTTACTGAAGCGGCAGATGCATTTAGAAAAATGGTACAAGAATTAAGTAAATGGGTTGAGGGTGAAGTTAAAGCTGGTCGTTTTAAAGAAAAAGAAACATATGGAAAAGCTGGTTCGTTTTATAGAACTTACGCAAAACAAGTTGAATTGGCAAAAGGTCAAAAAACAGCAGCAGCAGCTGGAACATCACTTCATGGATGGGGCCTTGCTGTAGATTGGAATTGGGTTAGTCCAGACGGTGTCATGTTTACAAGGCTTTATAAAGAAGGTAGTAGGCCAAGTGAGTTTGATTTTAATACAGACCCAATAGTAGGATGGTTATTTAATAATTCATATAGATTTGGATTTTTAAATCCAGGCTGGGCCCATGATAAGGGTAGTTATGATGAAGTATGGCACTGGGAATATCATGGGACACAAGCAAAATGTATAGTCGCAAAAAGTAAAACTATATTTGGACAAGCATATGATACTAGCAAACCATTAGACTCAATAGTTAAAAATCCAAAAACACCAGACGGTAAAGAAGCTGTATACCCAACAAATAGTTGTGATGATAAATACATTAAAGCTAGAGATGGTAATAGTTTAGTTGGTGCAAGTAGAGAAGATATGAAAGTAGATAAGTTAACACCATTCAGTGCAGAGTTAAAAAGTATAATTACTAATGGTAATTATGCTGGTGTAGCCATTAGCGATTATAAAAATGATTGGTTAGCGGTAACTAGTAATTATATTGCTAAAAAAGAAACGTTTACAGCAACACCTGGTAATGATGAAGGTACATTAAGAGCTGGATACGGTACTGATAAAATATTACAGAATGGTTCATTAGTAAAAGTAACATCTAGTACTGTATTTACGAAAGAAGTTGCTAAAAATACATTAGTTTATCAAATTAAAAATACATACGGTAAACAAATCGAAAAAGATTTGGGTAGTGCTAATTGGAATAAGTTAAATAAATATCAAAAGGCAGCATTAGTTAGTTTAGGTTATAACGCTGGTGCTTATTATATTTCAGCTAGAGAATATGGTGAACAAATAAAAAATGCTATTGAAAAAAATGATTTTAAAGAGGCTGCTCAAGGTATATTAAACGGACCAATAAGTGGTGCACAATCAGGTGTATTAAGTGGTTTGATTAAAAGAAGAATAGAAGAGGCTCAATTATTTTTAGTAGATAAAAATGCAAGTTTAAAGTATATATCCGAATAAGTAATATTGTTTTTTTAAAATAATTTGGTTATATTTGCAATATGTTTGTTGGAAATATAGTAGTACAGAGTAAAATAAATATTGATAAATATTTCAATGTAGTTGAATCCATGGATGGTATCATCCATGGGTTACCTACTTTAATAGTTGGTTGGGATATAGTTAAAACAACTAATCCAGATGTCGATTTTATAAATAGAAAACTATCAGATGATATTTTTTGGACATTTAAAAAAACTGAACGAAGGGATATATTTGAAAATGATTTATATGATTTTGTACACTACTGTTACAACTTATTGATTAAGGATATTAATTATGAATTTATAGATTTAATCCAATTAACAGAATCAGAACTAAAAATTACGTTTAAAACTATTAAAAAAAGCACCAACGCTGTTGGATATATACATCAAAATATGTTATATATTTATACTGAAAATATAGTATATGGTCTTGATTTAAACCTAGTTAATTATTTAGATTATAATTTACTTGAAACATTAAATAAAATAAAATCATATTGCTCAGTATTTTTGGACAATGATGAAATACTTATAGAATACAAGGACATAATTGACATGCTTAATAACGAGGTTAAGTATGTTCCCTTTTTGTATTCTATTGAGCATGGATAAGACAGTATTATTAGCATCTTTCATATTTAAGGACAGATTAGATTGGTTTTTAACTTATCTAGAATCGTCATTCCAAATCAATAAAAATGTAGTATTCCTATATGATATAGAGGATGGCACTAAAGTCATGGTTACTTTTAAATTGCTAATAAAAGCTGACACTCATATAAACTTCAAAAAAGTATTCCCAAACGCAACCTTAATACATAAAAAAGGTAATGCAATCTATAGTATAAATGCTTTAAATAAATTAATCGAAACATATAATGTCGATAACATTGGTAATATAAATTATAAATCAGTAATTATTGACTGGTCAAATTACCAGGATAATTTATTATTAATCAAAAATAATAATCTGGTTATAACACCAATAAAGCGAATTTTATAATATTATCAGATATTTATATACAAATACATAATTAAATTAAAAACAGGTGTTATGGAAAATAATGATAAAAAAATAAACTTAGAAAAAAACTTAGATGAGTTTTTAACAAGTGAAAATGTAAATGTAGATTGTAATGACGAAGGTTGTATCATTAAAACTGATAAAAGCTTAGTTGAAAGAATCAATAAAAAAATAATAACAGAAGACGGAAGACAATTATTATTTTAAGATGAGAAATAAAACTATAAATAAAGCATTACTAAGTGAAGAACTTAAAAAGTTTAAATCACTTACGAATTATAATTACTATGATGATAGGTCTACTATATCTGAAAACTTCCCAATCGTAAGTATGGAAGAAGAAAGACCAGAAGACCCTATGTATTCTGGTAAAGATATCATATTAGGTATGGCCGAAGCTGAAGGTGATGAAGCAAATGCACCAGCAGAAGATAATTTAGATGCTGATGTTGAAGATATCACTGCTGATATTGAAGCTAACGCTGAAGAACCAACAGAACCAATGGGTGATGCAAGTGCTGAATTACCAGTTGACGATGTTGCACCAGCTGAAGAAATGCCAATCGAAGAACCAGCACCTGAAGAAGATGCTGTAGAATTAGATGTTACTGAATTAGTAAAAGGTTCTGAAGCTGCAAAACAATCAGCAGATGCTGCAAATTCTAAAATAGAACAATTAATGAGTATGGTTGATAAGTTAGAAAGTCAATTATCATCAATGAGCTCAATTTCAGATAAAATTGATGGTTTGGAAAAAGAAATCGAAAGAAGAAATCCAACACCAAAAGAAAAATTAGAAATGCGTTCATTAGATTCATTCCCATATAGTGTTAAATTAACTGATTTTTGGGATGAAAAAGGTGACCGTTATGATACTGGAGCTGATGATGATAAACCAGAGGAATATGTGTTAACACAAAAAGATATTGATGATGATTATAGTGAGTCAGATATTGAAGATAGTTTCAATGGTGATGAATACGAAGAAGAAAATATGTAAAATAATACATAATTAATATATTGAAAAACAAGGCATTAGCCTTGTTTTTCTTTTTTATAGTTAAAAATATTTAAAAAAAGTTGTTATAAGATTATAAACCTAGTACTTTTGTAAAACATAATTCGAAATTAATCAAAATATTTAAAAAACCCCTTTACTTTTTACCAATTTAGTAGTACATTTGTACATATAAATTAATATAGTAAAATTGACATAGGGAAATTAAATAGTAGAATTAAATAGTAGAATTAAATAGTATAATAATCAAACAAATATAAATTAAAATTATGAGTATTTTTGAAGAAATGATGAAACAGTATGAATCATCACACAATGGAAAAAGAGATGGCGGTTCTCAAAAAACGTATGACCTAAAGAACTATTTTAACACAGTCTTACCAAATGGTGTTGATAGTCAAACAAAGAAAATTAGGATTTTACCTCCAGCTGAGGGACAAAAGACACCATTTACAGTTTTTTGGGGCCACGTTAAGAAAATCGGAGATGATTACAAAACATTCCCATGTTTAAAGCATGAAAAAGATGAAGATTGTCCATTTTGTCAAGCAAGAGAAGCTTTATTAGCTACTGGCAAAGAAGAAGACAAAGAATTAGCAAAAGAATATTCAGCTAGACAATTTTATATTGTTAAAGTTATCGATAGAGATAATGAAGCTGATGGTGTTAAATTCTGGAGATTCAAACACAACTACAAGAAAGGTGGGGTTATGGATAAAATGATGGCTGCAATTGTAACAGTTAATCATAATGTAACCGACATTGAAACTGGTAGAGATTTAAATATCGTAGTTGTTAGAGATGGTAAAGCATCTATTGTACAAAACGTTACTTACCCATTAGAGACTTCAAAATTATCAGCTAACGATGATAAGGTTAAAGAATGGACTGGAGATGTTAGAACTTGGGAAGATGTGTATAGTGTTAGAAACTATGACTACTTAAAAATTGTCGTAAAAGGTGATACACCAGTTTGGGATAAAGATAACAAATGTTATGCTGGTAAGTTAGAGTTAGAGTCTAGAGAGAGACCAGTTAATAACGATGATGATGGTTTAGTAGAAGAATTAGAAATGGGTTCATTAAAGGTTGAGACTGAAAAAGCGTCAACAAAATCTGTAATCACATCTGATGATGATGATGATGATGATGATGATGATGATTTACCGTTCTGAGTTAAAAAATAAAAATAAATAATTATAAATGGGTGGACATTCGTTCACCCTTTTTTTAAAATCAAAATTAAAATTATGAGCGAAAACAAAAAACTACCAAAAAAATCAATTCAAAAAAAGACATTTGATTTAGATGCTTTCCTAGAAAGTGAAAATTTAAATTCAGAACCAAAAGATAAAGATTTATCATGGGTACCATTATCTAAAGGCTGGTTCGATGCATTAAAATTACCTGGATTTCCTAGAGGTTACGTAAGTTTGGTTAGAGGTTACTCTAATACTGGTAAGTCTACCGCTTTTTATGAAGCAATAGCTGGAGCTCAAAAAATTGGTGACTTTGCAGTTGTAATTGAAACTGAAGGTAACTGGAATGCTGAACATGCTAAACAAATTGGTGTTAAATTTAAAGAGGTTATTAATGAAGAAACTGGTGAAATTACTGAAAAGCCAGATAACTTCATGTTAGTTAGAAATAAAGATTTATACAACATGTATAAAAATTACAATCATCAAGATAGTAAAACAATGACAAAACCAACAAGAGGTGAACCTGTCATTGAAGATGTATCATTATTTATTAGTGAGATGATTCAAAAACAAGAAAATGGTATTATCCCTATGAATATGGTTTTTCTATGGGACTCTATCGGTACACTTAATTGTTATAAATCAGCTTGCTCAAATACAAGTAATAACATGTGGAATGCTGGTGCTATGGGTGCCTTCCAAGCAATTGTTAATTTTAAAATACCATCTACTAGGGCTATTGATAGTGAATATACTAACACAATGATTTGTGTTCAAAAGATTTGGTTAGATAATATGAATGGTACAGTTGTTAAACATAAAGGTGGTGAATTCATGTTCTTTAATTCTAGAATTATCGTACACTTAGGTGGTATATTAACACATGGGACTAAAAAACTAACAGCGAAAGCATTAAATCAAGATTTCCAATATGGTACTGAAGCTAAAATTAGATGTGAAAAAAATCACGTAACAGGTATTGAAAGAAATGGTACAATTGCATCAACACCTCATGGATACGTAAATCCAGATGAATTGGATGAATATAAGACTAAACATAGAAAATTCATACATGAAGCACTAAACGTTGATTACAATACGGTTATTGATTATACTGCCGAAGAAGGTATACTTGAAGGTGATGATATTAGAGAATAATTTAAATAATAGATATGAGTAAAACAAGCGCAAAACAAAAATTGGAAACCCTAAAATCATGGGTAAAGAGTATTAACCTTTATAAGGTTAAGAAATGAATCGAAGACCACCTAAACATGGTGAGAAAAAAGAAAAAGAAATAAATGTACTATTGGTTGATGGGAATGCTCTATTTAAAAGGAGTATTCTCGGAGCCAAAGATGTTTACAATCAAAAGCAAGAGCATATCGGCGGTATTTACCAATTCATCACGGTATTAAGAAAATTATTAGATGATGGTTTATACCATAAAGCTTTTGTGTTTTGGGATGGTAAACTTAGTGGTCAGCTAAGGTATAATATATACCACGACTACAAATCTAATAGAAATAAAGATTATGTGAATGGCACTCATCCTATAGATGAAAGTGAGTTATCACAAAAATTACAAATCAAAAGATACTTAGAAGAATTATTTATTCGACAATATGAAGATAAAATAGTTGAAAGTGATGATTTAATTGCGTATGTTTGCAATAACAAAAAATCAAATGAGAAAATAACTATCTGTACTAGTGACAGAGACCTTTGTCAACTCATAGATTCTAATGTTAGAATATACATGTGTGATTTAAAACAATACATTACTTTGGAAAATTATAATCAATTCTTTAAACATCATCAAAGCAATGCCGCTTTAATAAAAATATTTTGTGGGGATAATAGTGATTGCATCAAAGGAATTAGAAGACTTGGTGAAGATACCATGGTTAAACACTTCCCAGAGATTACTAAAGGTCCAGTAAAGGTTAGTGATATAATTGTAAAATCAGCACAATTACAAATTGATAGAATCAATAATAAACAAAAACCATTACAAATATTTGATAATATAGTAATGAGTATCACTGACGGTATTCAAGGTGATAAACTATATGAGATAAATGATAAGTTAGTTAACTTAAGAAATCCAATGATTACTGAATCAGTAATAAATGAATTAAAAGATTTAATTGAATTACCAATAAACCCAGAAGGTAGGGATGTAAAGAACGCTTATCAATTAATGAAAGAGGATGGTATGGATAGAGAGATACAAAACTATAGTATCGAATACTTTATGCCATTTAAAAGATTAATAGAAAGAGAAAAGAATAATCAAACAATAAATTAATAATTATGAAAAAAAACACAAATTTCGCAAGTCAAAAATTTGAATTTTTACTTAAAATCAACAATAATATTATCTGTCAGAGATATTTTAGTATTGATGGTTACAATAACAGAGTATTGACATCAGTCGAGCTTAAAGAGCTTGTTGATTCGCTTTGTGGTATGAACAATGGCAGCTTTGGTTCATGTGGTATAGTACCGAAATTCCTTAAGGATAAATCAGTAGATTACCTATGGGACCGTTATGACCCATATAGTGAAACCAGAAGAGAAGAAGATGCTTCTGAAAGAGATATCTTTAAGAATGAAGATATCTTCACTTTTGAAATTAAAGTTGATAGAAACATAGTTGCAAAGTCAACGTTCTCAGGTAATTGGTTCCCAACTATGGTTAGATACCAGGTTAATATCAAACCAATCATACCTAACATTATAGAGGAAATTTCAGAATATTTCACAAGAAAAGAGTACGAAGCGGTAGCATAATAATATTTAATATATACAGAGTTTTATATGAGTAAAATAAATAAAGATAATCTAGGATACCTAGGACTTGACTTTCAGTATCGGTTATTATTACAGATAATAACCGATAGAAAGTTCGGTACCGCAATCTTAGATATGGTTAATCCGAATTACTTCGAAGACTCATATGTTAGAATTATTGTTGGTACTATAAAAGATGCATTTGAAAAACATGAAGCTATTCCAGATATTGGGAGTTTAAGAAGTAGATTGTTAGAACATGTTAAAGATGAAATCGATAGAAATTCAATATTCAGTCACATAAGACGAATTGAAGAAGCTGAACTAAACGATACATTTTATATTCAGGAAACTGCTTTAAAGTTTTGTAAAAGACAAGAACTTGTTAAGGCAATTAAACAAATGAATGAAATCATCACAAAAGGCAGTATCGATGATTATGATAAATGTGAGGAGATATTGAAAAAAGCCTTGGAGTTTGGTGAAAACTCAGATGGTATAATCGATGTTTGTGATAATTTGGAAGATGTACTATCAGATGATTATAGAGACCCAATAGCAACTGGTATTGAGGGGTTAGATGAAATAATGGATGGTGGTTTAGCTAAGGGTGAATTAGCAATCATATTAGCCGCATGGGGTGTTGGTAAAACAACCATGATTACCAAGTTAGCTAACCACGCTAAAGCAACTGGTAATAATGTTATGCAGATATTCTTTGAAGATACAACAAAAATAATCCAAAGAAAACATATATCATGCTGGACAAAAATACCATTAAATGAATTACAAGCTAATAGAGTTAATGCAATTGAAGAATTTAAATCATTTGAGAATAGACCAGGTAAGTTAAAATTGGTTAAAATGAGAAGTGATAATACTACTGTCGCTAAAATAAAACAAATAATTAGAAAAAATATTGCACAAGGGTTTAAACCAGATTTAGTACTTATTGATTACATTGATTGTATTCAACCATCTAAAAACTATACTGACGTAAATGAAGGTCAAGGTGCTGTGATGAGAGAATTTGAATCAATGTTATCTGAATTAGATATTGCTGGTTGGACAGCAACACAAGGTAATCGTTCAGCAATTAAAGCTGAAGTAGTTGAAGGTGACCAAATGGGTGGGTCAATTAAGAAAGCACAAATTGGTCACTTCTTAGTTTCTATTGCAAAATCATTAGAACAAAAAGAGAATAATACTGCTAATATGGCTATTCTTAAATCTAGATTTGGTAAGTCTGGTGTAGTTTTCGAAGATATAGTATTTGATAACTCAACAATACAAATTGACATGAGTCAAAATTCACAAGGGGTTTCATTCTCAAACCATGGTCAAGCAAGAGAACAAAAAGGTCAAGACCGAGTTAATCATTTAATGGATGTTGCCATTAAAAGAAAAGATGACATGGACAATCAAGATAAATAAAAAATAATAAAATAAAAAATTATGGAACCAATTTTAAAAGAGAATCCTAATAGATTCGTTATTTTCCCAATTAAGTATCATGATATTTGGGAGTATTACAAAAAATCAGAAGCAAACTTTTGGACTGCTGAAGAAATAGATTTAGAAGCTGACTTATCAGACTGGGCTAAATTAAATGATAATGAGCAATATTTCATTAAAAATGTTTTAGCTTTTTTTGCGGCATCTGATGGTATTGTTAATGAAAATCTAGCACAAAACTTCATTAATGAAGTTCAGTATGCTGAAGCTAAGTTTTTCTATGGATTCCAAATTATGATGGAAAACATACACTCTGAAACTTATTCATTACTTATCGATACATACGTTAAAGATAAGGAAGAACAGTATAAATTGTTTAATGCGATAGATAACATACCAGCTGTTCAGAAAAAGGCTGAGTGGGCTTTAAAATGGGTTGATTCAGATAACTTTGGTGAAAGGTTAATTGCTTTTGCTGCGGTTGAAGGAATATTCTTTTCAGGTTCGTTCTGTTCAATCTTCTGGTTAAAGAATAGAGGTCTTATGCCAGGCTTATCATTCTCAAATGAGTTAATATCTAGAGATGAGGGACTTCATTGTGATTTTGCTGTCCATTTACATAATGAACACTTAATTAATCAAGTACCAAAAGATAGAATTAAAGAAATTATAACTTCTGCATTGAGCATTGAAAAAGAGTTTATATTGGAATCGTTACCAGTTGATTTAATTGGTATGAATTCTAATCTTATGAGTCAATATTTAGAATATGTTGCTGACAGATTATTAATCGATTTAAAATGTGAGCCGATATTTAATAGTAAGAACCCATTTGATTTCATGGTAAACATAGCCTTGGAGAACAAGACCAACTTCTTTGAAAAGAGAGTGGGTGATTATTCTAAGTCTGGTGTTGGAAATTCTAGTTCTGATAATAAGCTATCATTCGAAGGTGATGATAGTGATTTTTAAGTTAAAAAATTGTTAAAAAAAAATGAGAGTAATTAAAAGAAACGGTACTGATGAATTAGTTAGATTTGACAAAATTTCATCTAGAGTAAAAAAACAAACTTACGATTTAGATAGAGATTATGTTGATGCTATGGAAGTGTCCAAAAAAGTAATTTCAGGTTTATATGATGGTGTTACATCAAAAGAATTAGATAAATTGGCGGCTGAAACTGCGGCCTCTTTAACTAGAATACATCCTGATTATTCTATATTGGCAGCTAGAATAGCAATCACATCGTTAAAAAAAGAAACTAATAAAAGTTTCAAAGATACAATTGAGAAGTTGTATACATATGTTAATAAAAAAACTGGTGAAAATGCTGGTTTAATTTCAGATGAAGTCTATAAGGTAGTTATGGAACATTCAGATAAAATTGAGTCAATGATTGTTCACGATAGAGATTTTAATTTTGATTACTTTGGATTTAAAACACTTGAGAAAGCATATCTATTAAAAATTGATGGAAACATTGGTGAAACACCACAACAATTATATATGAGGGTTTCAATAGGTATTTGGGGTGATAATTTAAAAGAAGTTCAAAAAACTTATGAAATGTTATCAACTGGAGTATTTACACATGCAACACCAACATTATTTAATGCTGGAACTAAAAAACCACAATTATCATCTTGTTTCTTACTTGATGTTGATTCTGATTCAATTCATGGTATCTACAAGACTTTAGCAGACTGTGCTGCGATTTCACAATCAGCTGGTGGTATTGGATTAAACATTCATAAAGTTAGAGCTAAAGGTTCTTATATTAAAGGAACTAATGGTGAATCAAATGGTATTGTACCTATGCTTAAAGTGTTTAACGAGACTGCACGTTACGTTGACCAAGGTGGTGGTAAAAGAAAAGGTTCTATAGCTGTTTATTTGGAACCATGGCATTCTGACATTAAAGATTTCATTAACTTGAAAAAGAATCATGGTAAAGAAGAAGCTAGAGCTAGAGATTTATTTTTGGCTTTATGGGTTCCAGATTTATTTATGGAAAGAGTTGAAATAAATGGTAGTTGGACATTATTTGACCCAGCTGAAGTTCCAGGTTTAATTGATGCTGTTGATTCTGAAACAAATAAAGCGTTTACAACACTTTATGAGAAATATGAATCAGAAGGTAGAGGTGAAACTATTAGCGCAAGAGAACTTTGGTTACACATTTTAGAAAATCAAATTGAGACAGGTGTTCCATATATTTTATATAAAGATGCAGCAAACAATAAATCAAACCAAAAGAATTTAGGAACTATTAAGTCATCGAACTTATGTACTGAGATTATTGAATACACATCACCAGAAGAAACTGCCGTATGTAATTTAGCATCAATTGCATTACCTAAATTCGTTACTATACCTAGTGGTAAAACTAAATCTAGAGATAAAGGTTTAAGAACATTTGATTTTGATAAATTATATGAAGTATCTTACCAGGTTGCGGTTAACTTAAATAGAGTAATTGACGTTAACTGGTACCCAACTGTTGAAACTGAACGTTCAAATATGAGACATAGACCAATTGGTATTGGTGTACAAGGTTTAGCTGATTTATTTGCAATGATGGCTTTACCATTTGAAGATGATTTGGCTAAAAAATTAAATAATGATATATTTGAAACTATCTATTTTGCATCTATGACCGCATCAAAAGATATGGCTAAAAGACAATATAGAGCTGAAGTTAAAAGACTAAAAGAACAAGATTCTATTTTAGTTGTTGACAAAACCTTTGGTGCTTATTCATCATTTAACGGTTCACCATTATCAGAAGGTATATTCCAATTTGATATGTGGGGTTTTAAATCTAATGAGTTATCAGGAAGATGGGATTGGGATTCATTAAAAAAAGAAGTTATGATTTATGGTGTTACCAATTCATTACTATTAGCACCAATGCCAACAGCATCTACAGCTCAAATTTTAGGTAACAATGAATGTTTCGAACCATTCACATCAAATATCTATAAGAGAAATGTTTTATCTGGTGAATTTGTAATGGTTAACAAACATTTAGTTTTAGACCTTATTGATTTAAATTTATGGAACGATGAGATTAGATTGTTAATGATTAAAGAAAATGGGTCAATCCAGAATATAGCACAAATTCCAGATAGTCTAAAAGAAGTATATAAAACAGTTTGGGAAATGAAATCTGCAAACTTAATTGATATGGCTGCTGATAGAGGTAAGTTCATTTGTCAATCTCAATCAATGAATTTATTTATGAGAGATGCAAATGTTGCTAAATTAAATAAAGCATTATTCTACGGATGGAAAAAAGGTTTAAAAACTGGAATGTATTACTTGAGAAGTAATTCTAAAACACAAGCTAGACAATCATTAGGTGTTGATGATTCAACAATTACTGAGATACCTAAAATCGAAACAACAATTCCGAAACCAATTAGTTCATCAATGAGTGCTGAAGAAATTGAGGCGATGAACGGGTTAACCTGTTCAATAGATAATCCAGACGACTGCATTGCATGTGGTAGTTAATAAAAGGGGCCTTGAGCCCCTTTTTTATTTTAGTATTTATAATTTTTATTTTTATGTGATATTTATAATAAATTAATTACAATGGCAGAAAATTATAAATTTATAAATATTGACTTCCCATTTCAAGAAAGTAAAGAAGGGTTTTTCTTAAACTTAAACAATGTTGATGCAAAAGCTATTAGAGCTGATTTAATGCATTTGTTATTAACCAGAAAAGGTGAGCGTTTTTACAATCCAGAATTTGGGACAGATTTAATGAGGTTTATATTTGAACCAAATGATAGCTTAACTTATTCAGATATTAAGTTAGATATTCAAACAACGGTTAAAAAATATATACCAAGTTTAAATGTTGATAATATTACTGTAACAGCTAATCCAGATAATGAATCTAAGGCAGATGTGTTGATAGATTACACTATAACTGACGATGTATTCCAAGAGAGTGATTTTATTATTATAACTTTATAATTTAGATATGCTAATTAATAAAAATGTTAAAATATCACTTAGACGATTATACTTATTAGAAGCTATAAAAAGTAATCATTATTTAGATAGGTTATATGATAGATTCTTAAATAAAAGTATCTTAACTGTTGGGTATGAAATACCTGGTTCAGTTGGAGAATATAATGAAGTTGGGACTTACCAATTAACATCGGATGAAAAAAATAACATTTTAAAAAATGCTAAAATAGTAGAGGATTATAATTTTCAAAAAAGTAAAAGTTATGCAATAAAAATTGGTGACTTGAGAATAGAACCAATCAATGTATCATTTTTCAATGATAGTTTAAGGAATGAATCTAAAGGTAAAAAACTAGTTATTTTAGATTCAAAAACTAATAGTAATGGTGATTTAATTTATGCTGTAGTTAGAGCTAATGAAATTAATACAATATATTTTGCTAAAAGTTATATCCAACAAACAACAGATAAAATTAAAGTTGATTATATAATTAAAAATTTAGATAATTTAGTTAAACCAGAAGTAAAGGTTGGTAAATTAGAACAATTGGACTTACCAACCATTGAGGTAAATGGTGATGTGTGGTATTTTGACCAAAATAATAATGAATTAATATCGACTAAAGATATTAATAAAAAAATTAATGTTGATGATGCACCTATTGAATATTTGGAAAAAATAATGGATATCTTAAATTAATAAGATTTATATAACTCCAATTTATCTGGGTAAACTATTTCATTAATAAAAAAATGGTTATCAGATGATGAAAATGAATCAGTAATTAATAAATTTTCATCTAAATCAAACACCCATAAGTCAACACAATCGTAACCCACATAATCAAAAACTGCTGAATCAAGTACTTTAGTAACAAAAATTCTTAAACTATAGTTAATATAATTACCACTATAAGACTTTGGTATTATACCATTTTTTAAAATAGATTCCCTATTTTTAACATTACTAAGGTGATATACAGTTATTAACCCCATTTTATTTAAATTTACTACAAATATAATAAAAAATAAAAAAGTGTGCAAGTATTTTCTAAAATTTTCTTTTAATTATATTTATAATAAAAGAAAATATGGCAAATCAAGGAATATCATATAATGCTAGAAACTTCGTAGATGTAAGAAGTGAATTAATAAACTTCGTAAAACAATATTACCCAGACATCTTTAGTGATTATAATGATGCATCTGTAGGTATGATGTTAATAGAATTGAATGCAGCTGTTGGTGATATATTATCATTTCACACAGATAGAATGTTTCAAGAAACGCAAATTGATTTTGCACAAGAAAGAAGCTCAATCTTATCAATGGCTAGAACTTATGGTTTAAAAGTACCAGGTAAAAGACCATCAGTATGTATTGTTGACTTCACATGTGTTGTACCACCATTAGGTAATGGGTTTGACGTTAGATACGCACCAATTATAAGACAGGGTTCACAAGTTACTGGTGCTGGTAAAGTATTTGAAGCACAAGATGATATAGATTTTTCATCACCGTTCACAACTGGAGGAATACCAAATAGATTAATAGAACCAAATATTGACTCTGATGGTAACATTGGTAGTTATAAGTTAACCAAAAGAGAAATTGTTATAAATGGTATAACTAGATATTTTAAAAGAGTTTTAACAGCATCAGATGTAAAACCATTTTTTGAAATAATATTACCAGAAACAGATGTATTATCAGTTAGTTCGGTAATAACTTTAGACGGTACTAATTACAATGGTATACCATCACTAGACCAATTTTTAAACGAGGATTTTAGATGGTTCGAAATGGATGCATTAGCTGATGATTTAATTTTTATACCAGATAATGGTGCAATAAGTGATAATCCAGGTATTAAACCAGGTAAATATAAAAGAGTTATACAGAAATTTATTACTGAATATACAGATAATGGGTATATGAAACTTATTTTTGGTGGTGGAACACAAGATATTAGTTCTTTATCTGAATTCGGTGTTGACCCAGCTTTAGTATCTAAAATTGGTGATTTTATTAATAATTCATCATTAGGGATAACACCAACAGCCAACAGAACAATGTTTGTCAAATATAGAACAGGTGGTGGTTCAACAACTAATGTTGGTTCTAATGTTTTAACTTCATTGGGTGTTGCTAGCATAAACATTAGTGGACCAACAGCGGCTATGAATACCAGTGTTAGAAATTCAATAAGAGTTAATAACCCAATACCAGCTTTAGGTGGTAAAGATGAACCATCAGTAGAAGAATTAAGAAATTTAGTTAGATATAATTTCTCAAGTCAAAATAGAGCTGTAACAATAACTGATTACCAAACTAGAATTGCATTAATGCCTGGTGAATTTGGAACACCTTTTAGATGTAGTGTATTTGAAGAACAAAATAAAATTAAAATTTATATTAGTGGCTTAGATAGTAAGGGTAAATTAACGAGTCAATCAACTAGTACACTACAAAATAATATTGCAACTTACTTATCAGATTATAGAATGATAAATGACTACATTGAAGTTAGTAATTCTAAAATTATAAATCTAGGTTTTGAAATTGATTTAGTAATTGATAAACAATTCCCACAATCTCAAATTATAAGTGAAGCTATTAATAAAACAAAGTCATATTTTGATATTAATAAGTGGAATATGGGTGATGATATATATTTGGCTCAATTAGTTGAAACCATAAATAATATAGGTGGGGTTTTAAACGTAGTCGAAATTAGAGCTTATAATAAAGTTGGTGGAGCAGACTACTCATCAAATCAAATTTCACAAGCGTATATTGATGACGCAACTAGACAAATCGATTTATTAGGTGAATATAAAATATATGGTGAACCTAATGGTATGTTTGAAATTAAAAAACCAGAAGTTGACATTAAAGTAAGGGTTAAGTAATTTACTTTTTAAGTAAAAAAGCTTATTTTTAAATAAAAAAATATGGGTTGTAATTGTAAAAACACTTCAGTTGACTTACAAAGTCAAAAAATAGAAACTAAAAGTAAAAATAAAATAGTTAATAGTATTCTTAATTTCATTACTTTTTTATTAGTATTTAGTATAGCAATAGTAGTTGTTATACCATTTGTCATTTATGTTTTATTCAAATCGATTGTATTGAGAGACAATACTGTAAATATGTCTAGCTTATTTTTAAAGTTTGCTAAAAAATTAATGGAAAAGGATAATGATGATGACGATGATGATGAATTGGATTATGAATTATATGATAACAGTGATTACGAATTAACAGATGTCGATACTGTTAACAATTTAGAAACAATTAAATAAATGTCAAATATTAGATTAAGAACAACGCCAGGTGGTGAGGATAAATTTTTAAATTTAAACATAGACCAAAAGTTTGATTTTATTGAAATATTATCACTAACTTTAAGGCAAGAAGAAGTATATCAGAATTTTTGTTCTGATTATGGTGTTGTAGTTGGTAGGGTTACAGTTAATAATGGCTTTGGTGTACCAAACGCTAAGGTTTCTATATTCATACCAATTGATGATATTGATAAAGAAAATTCACAAATATTTGGGTTATACCCATACGAACAAGTTAGTGATAGAAACTCAGATGGTTTAAGATATAACTTATTACCAAAAACAAATGAAACTAAAAATGATTGTTATGCTCCAATAGGTTCTTTCCCAAATAAAAGGGAAGTTCAGGATAATGATGATTTATTATATGTTTATTGTAAATACTATAAGTTTACAACAACAACAAACCAATCTGGTGATTATATGTTTTTTGGAGTACCATTAGGTGCTTACCAAGCACACGCTGATGTTGATATGTCAGATATTGGTATATTAACACAAGAACCATATGATTTTATACGAGAAGGTTATAATGAAAAATTATTTGAGAGTACATCAAAATATAAAGAAGGTACTAATTTAAATACATTAACACAATTAAAGAGTAGAACACCAGTAAGTATTAACGTACAACCATTTTGGGGTGATGTTGATAATTGTCAGATTGGTATTAATCGATTAGATATTGATTTAGCCACTAATATAAAACCACATGCTATTTTCATGGGTAGTATAATTAGTGATAGTGAAAAAAAAGGAATAAATAAGAAATGTCGACCTAAGAAAAATATGGGTAACCTTGATGATATGGTTACTGGTTCTGGAAGGGTTGAAATGATTAGAAAAGCGTCAGATGGTTCTACCGAAAGATTTGATGTCCTTGGTGGTGATGTTATTGATGAAGATGGGACTTGGGCTTACCAAGTACCAATGAATCTAGATTATATCATAACAGATGAATTTGGTAACCTAGTACCAACCGATGATGAATCGAAAGGTTTACCAACTAGAGCTAAAGTAAGATTTAGAGTTAAAATGAATACTACAGGTGGTGAAGGTAGATTAAGAACTAGAGCTAGTTATTTAATCCCACACGCACCAGATACAGCGTTAGAAGCTGACTATACGTTTGATGAAAGAACTAAAGACACTAGTTTTACTAATTTATATTGGAATAAAATATACACAGTATCTAACCACATAACTAGAGTTCAAAAAAATTGTGCAGACAGTACAGCTTGCTCAACAAATAGGAATTTTTTAGGAATTAAAAATGTAGATGATGGTGAAAAATCACCATTTCCATTTAATAAGTTAACAACTGCGGGTAGTGTGCTTGCACCACTATTTTCAATATTATGCATTGTATTCAGTATATTTGGGACTATTTTATATGCTATAAATAAAGTAATAGGGTTAATAAATAATATAATTGAAATACTTAATTCAATATTCTCGATAAACTATATAGCTTACATATTAATAGGTTGTAATGATGATAAATATTGTATTGGTTGTAATACTGCTAATCCTGGTTACCCAGCAACTGAACAACCTAATATACCAGACCCAGATAATGAGATATGGTTAAACTGTATAACCACTGTTTTAGCTGATGCATTAGGTCTTCTAAAATTTGATTTTTATAATGATTGGGTTAATGGAACATTATACGCTTATTTATTAAAATACAAAACAAAAAGAAAAGGTAAAGGTAGGGAAGTTTTTTGTGATTATGATTGTGAAGATGATATAAACGGTGTAGATAATAACCAAGATGGGGTTGAGGACAATAGATGTAGAACTATATCAATAGTTGATACATGTACAGTAGCAACACCACAAAGTTCGAGTACGGTGGGTGCACCATTTAATGATGTAAATAGTTTAAAAGATGATGAAATACGTGAAGGTTTAATCAAAAAAGATAATGTTGAAGGTGAATTATATTATGCTGCTATGTCAAAAAATAATATAAGATTATACTCAACAAAGATAGTTAGTCTAGGTGCTGTATTCGATTGTGACTGGCAAGGTGCCCCTAAATTTTATAGATATTTGGTTGACACAACGTATAACATCCCACCATTAACACCAGAGTATTATTTACCAAACGAACAACCATATCCAAATGAAATACAAGAATCTGGGTGGGATACACCTGGAAGTAGTTCAGGTTCTTTAATTGCGAAAATAACATGTTTAGGTGTTGGAACTGATTCAGATAATTGTAATAATATTAAAAGGTTATGTGAATTAGGAATGGGTACAGATGAAGATAGAAGAGACCCAACAACTGGTCTTGGAACACCAGTTGATAATAGAATAACGAATGCTGATATCGAAAACCCATGGGTTAGAGGTGCATTCACATATTTAAATTACCCAACAGTATTAAATAATATACCATTAGTTTTTATAGATAATGGTGGAAGTATCAATTATCAAGACCAATATTATAAAACATTTAGAGGTTATGATACTTTAACATCACAAAACCCATCATTATGGTTCTTTAAAAATTCACTTTATTTCTATTTTGGGTTAATTCCAGGTAATAGTGCGTTACAAAAAATGTTACTGAGATATTTCCCAGTTTGTATAAAAAGTGAAAAATCAGATTTAGCGATTATAATAGATAATATTCTTGATGATAATATCATTGGACTTGGTACTGGTCAAATAGAATTTCATATTGAAGGTGGTGTTGGTCCATATACTTATCAGTGGTTAGGTCCAAATTACAGTGGATTACAATACCAATGTCCAAGTCCAGACGGAACATTATCACAAACTGATTGTGGAAACGCAGATGGTAGTCAATTTAGTTTAGATAATTTATTAGGTGGTGAATATACCTTAGTTGTTTCAGATGCTGGTGGTTTAAATGCCACTACAACGGTAACGGTTTCAGGTATTGATGGTGTACAATGTCAAATAAGCCCATCACCAAGTAACGCAAGCGGTAATGGTAAAATATCAATAACTATAAATGGTGGTGTTGCCCCATATAATATTGAAATCCAAGGTGTGACTGATGGTTCATTTAACCAACAAATGAGCACACCACAAAATACATATTGTTATGGTAATTGTACAGGTCCAAATGATATCCCAAATGCGACAAATCTATTACCACCAGGTGAATATATCGTTACAGTAACAGATAGTGGCATACAAGCGATTATAGGTGGTCAACAAACAACAATTAATACTGAGTGTTCAGATTATGTGTTAATAACACAACCATTAAATATTACAATACAACCAGTTGTTTCTGATGCAACTTGTTATAATGGGTTTGGTAATGGTCAAGTCACATTGGTTGGTGGTATACCACCATATGATATCGAATGGATATTAACAGCTAGTAACAACCCTAATAATCAAGGGTTAGTTTCATCAATAGTAAGTACAAATATATTAGCAAATGAATTACCAGCGGGGTCTTATACAATTAATATTATTGATTTAGCTGGTAATACTGAAAGTGCTACAGTTGTGATTAACGAACCACCAGAGACTTTAATTTCAGCACAAACATATCCACCTGGTTGTGCATTAAGTCCAAGTGGTAGTATTCAATTAACAATTAATGGTCAAACACCACCATACTCAGTAGAGGTTATTGGTGAGGTAAATCAAATGTTATTAAACCAACCAAATGGTATTATCAATGTAGATGGATTGAAGGCTAGTATTGTTGACCCACAAACGGGCCAACAAATACCATATGTAGTAACAGTGACTGACCAAAACAATTGTCAAGTTTCAGAAAATTATGTTGTACCGTTCCCACTATATGGTGAGTTATATGTTAGAGCGTTCTCTAAAACTTATACAGATTCGAATGGTGATTCAATTAGTAGAATAATAATTAGGTTTAATGGTGGTCATGGTGGACCGTACCACTTTAGATTACCAAATGGTAACTGGATTAATTTAGGTAATCCATATACTCAAAACTTACCAGTGAGTACATACCAAGTACTCCAACCAAATTATACATTATATGAATCAACAACACAAATAAATAGTTCACCAACATATGAGTTCCAATTCTGGGCTAGTGACGCACCAGGTGGCGTTCCAATTTATCCATTACAGTTTGATTACTATTTAACAGATGGTAATCAACAAAATACATATGCCATGTTTAGAGGTAAAATTGCTATGACTAATACTGGTACAAATGGTGGTGCACAAGATTCTAATTACGGGACTAATAGCCCTTATGGATGTTATTCATATAAAAATAATAACGGAACCGCAGTTAATGGTTCAACACCACAAGGGGTATTATTAACACAACCTAATTAATATGGCGATAGGACGAGTAAAATATAGATTAAATAAAACAAAGTTTCAAGGTGCAGCTAATGTTGACGGGTATTTTAATGTTAATTTAGAATCTGAAATTAAATTATTACCACCAGGTAAAATAAATCGAATAGTTAATGTCGGTGATATTTTTGATGGTGAAAGACAAGTTTCAACTAGGTATAGAATAGTAAATACACTATCACCAATATTTAGTAATGTATTGTTTAACATTAGTGGTGACAAAGGACCATCCTCGTTTGGTGTTACAAATGGTATTAGTTATGATAAATCATATGGTTATCAAACGTTTGATGGTTATATATTTAAATCTGACCCATTAGATAATGATTTTGTTGGTGCTAATGATTTAACATATAGACAATCACTTGAAAAGCATTTAAAGGAAATTGATGGTTGGTTTGGGTTTTATAATCCAGATATTAAAACATTTGGTTTTTGTTCATTCTATGATATGGAACCAACTAGACATCGATTTGACCTAAATAGTTATAATGATATTAGAAATTGGGAATTCACAATTACTTACCCATATGCTTCAAATAATCAACATCATTTAGTTAAAAATGGGTTATTAATCACAAGTGCTGAAGTTCGAGATATGGGTGGTGTTGGTATGGTAGCTTTAGGTTCAGCAGTACCACACAACTTAATAGTTGGTGACACAGTTAGGTTAACTAATATGCCAACTATTAGTATGAATGGTGACTTTAATGTTATAGCACTAGGGTTAGATAATGGTGACAGTAAAGAAACATTTTTTGTTGTTGAAATAGACCCAACCACCGCTGTTGTTGGGATTACGTTTACAGATGGTAGAATGAAAAGGTTATACTATGGTAAAGAGGTAACTTATTATTTAAGAAAATTTAAAAAGATTAAAGCTTTCGATTCTCAAACTGAATTAACTCAAGATAGTTATGAATCATATCCATTAGCATTTAGTCAAAACATATATAATGACCAAAATTACCAAATAACGTTTAATGATGATATTGATATAAGTGATTTAGCAGATAACCTAGGTAGACCATTAAGTGAATTATATTTAACGATGGTTAAAACTAAATCTGGAACTATTTTCACTAAAACAATATCTGGTTTTGATTTAGAAAATAAATCAGGTAATGTAATTACAAATACCGTTGATGGTAGGAAGGTAAGTAATATTAGAAAAATGCATACAAGTTCATTACCATTGGCACCATTTGAAAGTCAAACCCCAGTGGAAAATGATGTTAATATAACAAATCAAGATTATTATGGTGATATTTGTGAATATAGTAAATATGAAGCTAAAGAAACACCATTAATCAATATTATGCATAGATTCAATACTGTTGATAGAGAAGCTACAACTTCAAAACCAATTGATGGTGGACTTTTAAAAGGACCTAGAAATGAAGGTTATATTTATTATCCACATTATAAAATTAAAATTAAAGAATACTCCAATTATGTTGAACAAGGTGATGAAAGTGTTGTTGGTATTCCAGAATATGCTGAAAATTTAGGCGATGGTAGATACCTTTGGCGAGATTTATTACCTATAGGTGTTAATGATGGTCAAGAAGAAACTGTTAATTACCCATTTTTAAATGGTTGTCACTATATGTATCAAAACTTATGTATTTATACTAGAAGACAAGACCCATTTGGATTCTTCGGTTTACAATTCAATGAGGATTACCCATATGATGTAAATGGTGACGGTATTCAAAATAACTTTACTACTAAACAAGCTGATGATGTCTGTTAATAAATATACTATAAATTTTACTAAATTTGCAACAACTACTGGTGCAACCATTAGTATACCTGTAAATATGACGTACCAATTGGTTGACCAAGATGAGATAATTCAAACTAAATTCGTTAATGCTGAAATACAAAAAAGTATAAATACTATTTTAGATTATGATAAAGTTAGATTTAACCCAGTAACATTAAATGGTGACTCAATGTCATTTATTGATAATATTATATACAAGGTTCATTTTTTAACTAGCAGTAATCAATTTAACCCATCTAGTTATTTTGGTGATATTGGTTTTGATAATTTTGATATTAAATTTAGAAAAAAAGCTTTTACTAAAACATTTTTAAGATTAAATTTTTATGATAGTGATTCACCAATAACACAGCGTTTAATATCATTTATAACATTATTCACTAAGATAAACCCAAGTGATTATTCAACTGGTGGTTTAACACCATGGGGTACAATTACACCCGTTAATAATTTAAAAACTCAATTTATTTTAGGTAATTCAATAGCAAATAGAAGTCTAAATGGTGAAGGATTTTTTATATATAACTTTAAAGATGAAGTCACAGTTGATGCACCTAAAGAATTATATATGCGAGCTGAATTTAATAATGCTAAAAATGGTAAAACGGTTGGTTTAATGTCAACAAGTAGTACAACAACAACTATTGACAATTTAGTATCTACTAGTCAAAATTCGACAAATAATATTTTTACAAAATATATATTAAAAACAAATAATGGTCAACATTATTATGAGATAGATACTAATTACTCAACAAATGTTCAGGTTATATCTAACGATTATATAATTGATTTATACCAAATAACTGCAATTTAATGGAAACTAAAAAAATAAAAATATTATTAGAAGATTATATTAGTAAAAATCCAGATAGCGGTTATGGTTCAATAACTGCAACATCTTTTAACGTTAATATATTTTTAACGCAAGAACTTAAAGATATTGGTAAGTTTATGGATTTTCCATATATTACTTTTGATAAAAATGCATCAACATTAACTTACGCACCAATACCAGAAAAATTAAATTATTACGGTGGTGGTAATTTTAACTTTATCACTCAACAAGGAGCAAACTTTTTCCCAAGTGGTACTAATTTTAGTGATGTTAGATATAAAAACAGAATTGTTTCAGATTATTTTACTAATAATATAATTGTAACTGGATTAACTGAAGATAGGTTAGAAAATGTTAGTAGTTATGGTTATACTGGTAATACTAAATATATACCAGGTTTTGATTTAGAAAAAGGTATTTATTTTAACTATGTTAATTCAATGGTAAGTGGAATAACTAGAGTTATTAGTTTAAATGACTTCAACCCAATAATTTATACTGAGGATGCTAAATTAAATGACCCAAATTTGGGTACAACATTACAGGGTGATGGTATTTTATTTAAAACTTATTCAGGTAGCACAAGACTTGATAATATTAACGAAATACCAATAACCCAGATGTATTATCATGGTCAAGGTACTAATAAAACTAATTCTAGTTTATCAGCATTGACTATTGAAGAATATTTATTACATATAACAGAGACACCAAAAGTACAAAACGAACTATTTATAGATAGAGGTGCAACAACAGTAATACAAAGCCATTTACAATTGGGTGAAGTATCATCGTTGGGTGACCTAATAAATTACGGAAACGGATATTATAATATATTAACATAAAAAGACATGGCAACAGGAGCATACGGTATAGTTAGACCAGCAGACGTTAACCCTAGTGATGTAGAAATTACAGTTTTCTACTCACCAAATAGGAATATACAAACTACTAGAAGTTTTAAATTAGCATCTTCTAATTTAATTCAAATAGACAACCCAAATAAAACTGGTATTGGTTTTGAAATTTTTGGCGGGTTATATACATTAAAATTACCACTTGGTGATTTTGGTGCTGTAGGTATTTATACAATTGCAATAAAACCAGTTGAAATAAGAACAACAATTGTGGATTGTGGTGTATTATCATCATCACCAGATATAAAAGGTATTGTACTTGATGGTTCCGACCCAGCTATTTCAGCATTTGCTGATAAATTTGAAAATAATAATTTAGCTGGTTATAGAATTGAATATCTAACACCAAATCCAAGTTCTACTGATTTAAAACTTAGAAATTTCTTTAGAGTTGTTACCTCAAACAATAGAGCTGAACCAGTCAACCAAAATTTAACAAATGCTAATCAAAAAGCAATTAGATATAGATTTAATGACAATTCAACATTAGTTTTTTGTACTGTATCACCTAGTTCAGAATCGAACGTTACACCGAATGTATTCCCATTTATAGGTCAACCAAATCAAGAAATTATAATAACCAATACTTATTTTAATCCATTTGTATTGGAAGTTGAAGTTGTTGAACATGATATAGAAACATTAGCTATTGGTCTATTTGGAAATCAAAGTAAATCGCTTGAAGATGGAGTTTATACATTATATAATTTTAATAATGATATTTATAAACAATACAATCTTTATGAGATTAAAGATAGATTTACAGGTAAACCGTTGTATGAAATTAAAGAACAAAAAGTGAATATTGATTTCACCAAAGTTTTTAATGATATTAGTAATGTTTAATTATAGAAATGGCTGAAAACGATAAAATAAAAGTAGTTGGGTATGCCCAAAGAGTTTTTTACAATAATGGTATAGAATATAGAAATTTTACACCAGATTTAGTGGGGAATCAAATTACTAGTGATAGTAATACCGCATTATTCACATATGGTAATTTTGCTATAACAAAAAATACCGAAGGTAGGGATGTTATTAATTACCCTAGTAAACCTTATAGTGATTTCCTTACGTTAGATAGTATTGGTGGAACATCAGAAGTTATTGATTTAGTATTTAGTGCAAATGTTAATATCAAGTTAAATATTGATAATACAAAATTATCAAATTTTGCATATTTTGGGTCATCAACTGAATTCATGAGAGTCACATTAGAATCCATAATTACAAAGTGGCCAGCATCTATACATGTCAAACCTATAGATAATCAAACATATGATGGGGTATACACTATTGAAAACTATACTTATAATTTCTATAATAACACCTCTAATTTTAAAGTTAAAACTAATACATTCGCTAATAATTATGATGTTATATACAACACTGGTGGTATATTATTAAACACATATGGTAATGAATTAAGAAATTTAGTTGTAAATTATAGTAGTTATAACATTTTATATAATAATGAGGAATATCGAATATTAAATTTTACTGGCTCAACAAATTTGTATGATGATTATGTAATGATTCTTGTTAATGGTAACCCATTCCCAACAGCGGTTAATCAACCACAATATATAACATATCATATAAAACCAAATAATACTGAAGGTGAAAAATTCTTTGCGGGTTTAGAACCATTTGAAGATTATTTATTAAATAGATTAACAACACCCAAATACAAATCAACGTTTGATTATCAATATTTAACTGATACTGGACTTATATATAATACTAGCACAAGTGTAGTTTGGCCGACAAGTGACGGTTATAATTTAGATTTTAGTACAAATGCATATGTAAATTATGTAAATGAATTATTAAAAATTTGTATATCAACAGATGAAACACATTCAGACTTAATGAGCAGATTTTTAGTGAGTGAATCAATTTCAAATTTTGATACCATACCTAGATGTGATGGTACTGAAGAAGAAACTTCTGGTCAAAAAATGAACAAAACATTAAAAATATACGGTAGAGAATTTGATGAAGTTAAAAAATATATAGATGGTATTGCATATGCTAATAATGTTAGTTATGATAAGAAAAACAATGCACCTGACCAAATGATTAAATATATTGCCAGAGTTATGGGTTGGCAATTAACTAGTTCAGTTATTGAAAATGATTTATTAAAAGCATATTTAAATGTACCAGCACCATCTTATTCTGGTTATAGTCGTGGTTTAACAGCAGCTGAGGCTGAAATTGAATTATGGAGAAGACTTATATTAAACTCAGCTTGGTTATTCAAATCTAAAGGGACTAGAAAAGCTGTTGAATTCTTATTTAAATTTATTGGTGCTCCAGAAGGTTTAATAAACTTGAATGAGTATATATATGCCGCAAAAAATAAAATAGATATTGATTCATTTGAATCAGTATTATTAGAAAATAATTATGATACTGATTTAATATCTTATAATGTTGATTCAGACGGATTCCCAAAAACAATAGCTGACACACCAACAATGTATTTTCAAAAAGGTGGTTTATGGTATAGAGAAACTGGTGGGGCAAATGCTGCGACTCAAATCAATCAAGGTAATAACCCACACATCGGACCTTATGATGGTGGTGTTGAATATATAAACCAATTTAGAAGTTTATTACCTGATTTTCAACCAACTGTGTTAACAACATCAACATTTACAACAAGTGTAGTTGAGTTGTTTACAAATTATAATAATGGTTTAATAAACAATTATAGTGGTGATACCTATGTGGGTATTGAAACATATTCTGGTGTTACATTAGATGATTGTTTCTTATATGTTGCTGATATAATAAGTGACCCACACCCAACAGCGGAATTAACTGATTGTGGTTGTGATTTACCAACTGAAGATTTATCATTAATTATTGATATTAAACGAGATGAATTAACAGAAGCTGAGCAATTTAATAATTGTAGTATAAGAATTAGTGGTTATACATATGTTGATAGTACAAATACTAATTTCTATAATACACCATATGTCTTTAATTGGAATTATTTAACATATAATGTTGATGGTTCATTAAATAGTCAATATTACGTTTCACCATTTATATCACCAACTTGTTGTAATAATATAGTTAACGGTGCATCATATTTATATGATGAATACATTATTAACTCAACAACTGGTAAACCAACACTATCAAATAGTGGTTATATTTGCTGCAAAGCCCCAACTATTAACCCAACACCAATACCAACAGGAACTCACGCAACATTTACAAACTTTGGTTTTACAACACCAGCAACACCAGCAACACCAAAAACACTAGTATTATCACCAACGGTTCAAGTATCAGCAGAATCATCGATTAAAGGTGATTCAACCGTACCAGCTTATAGGGGTAAGGGTTGTGGTTGTTATATAGGTTGTCAATGGCGATTGGCTGGACCATTATTAGGTCAGATGTATACAACAAATAATGAAATGTATTTGAAATTTGTAACACCACAAAATAACTGGGGAACAACTGGAACACCACAATATAGAGTTACTGTTCAATCAGATTCATGTTTTTGTCCACTAAACTATACAATACCCCAAAGTATTTTAGACCCATATACAAATAAAATTGGATATGCTTGTAGATTAACAGCTACAGGTAAAGCGGTATTAACATTGGCTCAAGCAAATGCAACTTACGGAACAAATAATAGCTTATTATATCAATTATTTTATCAAAAATCTATTGGCTTAATTGGGTGTACAGGAACAAATCCAGCACCATTATGTAATATATCATTAGGACCAATACCTAGAATAGTAACTAAAGTTAGTGATATAAATGTTTCAGTACCACAAATATCAAATGGTGTAGGACCATATGCTTATTTATGGGAAATTATAACACAAACTGGTAAATATTCTAATTATGGATTTTTAACTAGTAATACATCAGCAGCGCCACAAATTGGACCAATAAATGCAACAACGGTTAATTTAACAAATGGTACTTTTGAAATTAAATTAACAGTAACTGACTCAAAAGGTTGTAAGGCTAGTACAAATGCTACATATATTGCAACTGTTTAATTTATTTTAAAAAAAAATAGATTATATTAATGAATAATTGAAAGATTGAATAATTATAATAAAGGATATATGAATGGAAACTTATAAGTGCCAACCAACAATAGACAACCCATGTTTAACTGCTGATGAAATAGTTAATGGTGGTGGGGAAATAATGCATCAATTAGATGGGTCTGTTTCGGTATGGATTAATACTGATTCTGGCTTGGTACCATACAACAATGCAAATACTAAAATATGTTGTGAATACTTAGGGTATGTCTTTGATATTGAAAATCAAAAATGTTTATGGAGTGACCCAGTCACATGTGACACATGTGAAATGAAAATCGTTATTAACCCAAATGGTGATGATGGTGATTATTTTACTGTTAATGAAAATTCAGAGTGTTCATTAGATATCACATTAGATTATACATTTAAATTCGACTGTTCAATTCTAGCAAGTGGTGAAACGATAAATGAAAATGCAATAGCAATAGAAAGTGATATTGAAAGTATAAATAACCAAATAGAAAGTACTCAACTTGAATGTGCAGCATTAAGTGGTGCATGTTTTGAATACAATAGTATTTATACTGCTATGTGTTATACAATACTAGTCACTAACCACGTATCTGATTATGATGCGAATCCATATTATAATTCAGTAACACGACTTAGAACTCCAGATGGTACAACTAGCGTATCAACACCACTTTCAGGTGATATGTTAGCCCTACCGTCACGTCCAACAGTATGTTGTTTAACTGAAGAAGGTTTAATAGCCTGGCAAGCGATATTAGGAGATGTTAAGTATAATGCTTGGTTAGCATCGAATGGTTGCGATACAACGATTTATACTAATCAACAATCACAAACTTTATATACAGACGGTAACAACATTGCTTTAGAAACCAATTCACCAAATCCTTATTTTTCAGAAACAAGTGATGGTATTTGTGATAAGCAAAATGCATATGAAGAAATGTTAAGTGTTTGTGGTGAATACCAAGCATGTTTAGATATAATTGCTGAATTACAAACTCAACTTGGAGATTTACAAAATGAATTAGCAAATTTAGAAACTGAAGGTGTTTTATGTAATGACCCTATTGCTAATTTAGAGAACTTTACAGCTTCTTTCTCGTTAGATGTTGAAACTGACACACCAATGTTATATGAAACCGTATATGAAGAACAAATATTTGGTATTGGTGAGGGTAATCTAATGCAATACATAATTGATAGTGGTGGGTTAACAGGTATTATAATTAGTGGTGAAACTGGTGTTTTACCAGGTTTTTCAGTTGAAACAACATGTACTTATGATGAGATTTGCAAATCTAAACGTGATGAATTTATAAGACAATTATATTTAACAGAATATTTACCAAATTTTGGTGCCCCAGAAAATAATTTAGAAAATACTGAGTTATTACAATTAATGGGTGGTTGGTATAATTCAGCTTGGCTAAGCTATGGTGTAACAATCAATGACCCAGCGGTTATTGAACAGATAAAAAATAAAAAGATAAGAATTAGCATCAAGGTTAATACATGTTGTTTAGATTTTGCACTTTTATTAGATAAAATAAAGGTAACACAAAATTGTGAATCAATTGATAATACCTTTATTAAAATATCAAAACCTTTTGGGTTTGAACTTGAAAAATTTGTTGACAATAAGAAATCTTGGGTATCGAATGAATTACCAGAGAAAAGATTACATCTATTAGATTGGAGAAATACTGAATACCCAATCAATGACCATAGGTTAGCTATTAACACAAAGGAAATTGATTTAAATATTGACCCAGCTAAAGCAATTGAGGGTGATGTATTTAAGTATGCATATAATAACCCATGTGTACTTGATTATACAGGTAGTAGTATAAGTTTATCTGGATATTGTGGTGGTGATTATACTGATATCAGCTCAAAACTAATGACACCATTATCCGAAGTTAATACTGTTGAAGAATTTGAAAGAATAGTATATAGTGAATTAATAGATGCGAAAACTAGACAAAGTATTACAGCGTATCCATTACTTAGGTTATTATATGAAAGGTATTTAAGTAATACACTTTGTAACGGCATTAGTAATGGATATAATTATGATTCAATGCAAAATATATCACAATTAGTTGGTGATTATTGGGTTGATTTAATTGAACAGTTTGTACCAGCCACAACTATTTGGGGTTCTACATTTATTTATAGAAATAGTGTTTTTGATACTCAAAAATATGCATATAAAAGCAATACATTATGGTTATGTGAAAACCCATCACCTTATTTTCCGTTTTCAGCAATCAGTAGTGATTGTAACACACAAGTAATTAAAGTCGATTTATCAAGTGACACCCCACCAGCAAGTGGTTCAACACCTTTTGATAGTACTAATTTCTTTAGCTGTAATCAATATACCTATTGTGATTGCGTGTGGACAATGACTAATTATTGTGATTCAGAATTTATAGGTAGAATAATTGGTGATGAAGAATATCAAGCATACTGTGAAGATAATTTAATGATTGGAGAAGTACCATTATACATGAGTTTAATAACAGTACCTGGTTGTAATGCATTTAATCAAACTTGGGATTCAATTAATCGAATTTTTAGTCAAACATTAAAAATAACAGACACATCATTTGTACCAGTAACAACGGAATATAATTATGATGTTATACCATATGGTAACAATATGGATGGTATCACTATATCAGTTATAAAATTAGATACTAATACAATTAGATTAGATTGGACTATACCATTAGCCTCAATGGACCCACTAGCAACACCATGTTCTGGTTATTATACAAATTATAGTCAAACAACAAGTATCCCACCACTAGACTTACCGAATTGGGATGTTGTACCTATAGTTATAGTTACAGAACCAGAATTTAATTGTGAAATAAGTAGATTATTCATATATCGAAATAATAATAACCATATATAACTATTTATAAGTATGTCGATATTAATACAAAATATAAATGCAACACTAACTGAACCAATATCAGATAGTTTAATAGGGATACAGGGTGTTTCAACATCAGTGTATGATACAACTTGTAATCATATTGAAGCTCCTGGATTTGAAGCTTTTGTTTTTAATTTTTCTAAAGTAATTAGTACTGAAAATTTAACAACTAATGTTAATTATGGTTTAATAGTTAATAATAACAATACATTTAAAGAATTGAATATTTCATATTAATGAGTTACCAAGAAAGAATATATGGTCAATGTGGATTTTGTCCAGAAAGAAATCAAACTGTACACTCAGTCAATATGAGCTCTGATTTTTATGTTTTTAACAGACCTTATTATGATATAACAGGGTCAACAAAGGTTGATTGCACCACACCACCAAATAGTGGTTTAACTAGTGGTGATACTGGGGTTTACATCATATCATCACAAACTGGTGTTACATTTGATTTTATATTTACAGCAAATACACAATCATTTACTGATTTAAATCAATCAAAATTTAAATACACTGTACATAAATATAATACTAATCTATCTGGGTTTAGTGTTAATGCGATATATACATCAGAACTTATTGAATGGTCATCTTTCAGTGCAACAAGTGCAACAACTCAAACAATACCAATAGCATCAATCAACTTAGATGGTGATTATATAGTTAAAGGTCATTATGTTAATAATATTGCAACCGAATTTGGTACTTTATTAAATGAACAATATGATACACAAAGATATATCACTAGTGATGAATATGCTATATACCAATCTGACCGAGATTTTTATTTTGTATCACTTAAAGAAGCTGAAATACCACAAATTGGTCAAGGTACAAATACACCATTACCCGTTGGTGCTTTTATGGTTAGTTCAATTGAATTAACTAAAAACCAAACGCAAATAATTGTTGCGGACACATTTCAAACATATATTGTTGCATTAAATGGACTTACATTAGCTAATTTTTATGATTATACTGTAACAACATTAACTAGTGGGTCAGTGACAACTACTATAATACAACTGGTATCACCAGCACAATCGGGTGACATTTTAACAGTAACATATGTCTCAATAGGTAGTTCAAATGAAATTATAAATAAAATTATTGATATATCATCACCAATTCCAAGTGGTACAACTGGTAATCAAGGTTCTAATAGTGTTTATTATAATACAACTACTAGTAAGTATGAAATCTTTGTTGATACAACACCGATTGATTCTAATGACATAATGATAACTGTCAATGGGGCCATATTAGCTAATAATATTGATTATTACCAATCAACATCTGATTTAAAAAGAATCATATTAGAAGGTGGTTTAGTAGTTGGTGATATTATTAATGTTTACTATAATGGATTTACAAATTTAGTTGGTGATATAACAACACCAGTACCAACAATATCATGGTCAATATCAACACCACCAACAAATACTGGTGGTATTTTTGTTGTTGAAGTTTCTTCAGCATCAACATTTAATATTATAACCTCAAGTGCTACCACTAAGTATGCAGTTGGTGAACTTAATTATTACGCAACAATACCATTGAGTGGTGATTATGGTGATAATTTTTATTATAGAATTAAAAACGAGAAACAATATAACACATTATGTAATAGTGTTGTTAAAAGTATAAAATATAGTGAAATCATACCAATAACATTAGGGATTAATTCAACTAAATCTTACTAATTATTTACTTTGGTGTATTTATTATTAAAATAAAAAGAAATAAAGATATTTATAAAATATGAGCTACATAATTAACAATTCAGGTGCATTTGTAAACATAAAATTAACAGACACAGGTAGAAGAAAATTAGCCGAGGGTAAATTAAACTTTACCGCTTGGGGTATTGGTGATTCTGAGTTAAATTACAACAGAGAATCGATAGTAGATAACTATCAAACCGACCCAGAATTATCTGGAACTAGTATGATACTTAGACCAGTTGATAGACAACCAAACTTAAGTTCATTTGTTAGTGTTGACGGTGTTACACCAACAAATCCATTGACAGCTAGTCAAATAAACACATTAAAAGCTATTGTGAATAATAAAGCAGCTGAAAGAGGGTTCTTTAGTGCTAACACAACACATACTGAATTTAGTACATTGTTAAGTACAACATATACGGTTGATAATGGTTGTATTAGTAACGTAAACCTTACTGGTGGTACAACATTAGAAATAGGTACTGGATTTACATATAGTGTTGGTGATTATATTTTATTAAAATTAACTAACGATACTATTGGTAATTTAGGAGTAACTGGTAATACATTACCAATACCAACACTTTGGTATAAAATACAAGCAAGTGGTTCAAGTTATGTTATAGTAGATAGAGAGTTACCAAACTTAAATTCATTTTCAGCAACAACATGTTTTATTATTTATCCACAAGGTGAAGTTTATAGTGCATTTGGTTCATCATCAACAATACCTTATTGGAATTCAAATACATTATCATTTGATAGTTGTTGTTATGTATCATGTGCTGATGTTCCAGTTTGGAATATGAATAATATTTGGTGTGAAAACCTAGCTGGTATGACGGGTAGTAGTATTAATAGTACACTATCAACACCTAATGAAAGTTATGAAAAGTTTGGTTCTTGGAAATATTTAGGACAAAAATACCCATACTTTGATTATAGTTGTTCAGTAGGTGCTAGTGGTATTACAATTGATATTTGTGATGTACCAGGTACTTCCGTATTAGATACAGTTAGTAAATCAATATCAGTTATTCATTATACAAATAATACCATTTCAAATTTCTACGGTGAATTCTTATTCGTTGATGGTGCAAACGGTAAAAATGTAAATGTTTATATGCCAGATTTGATGTACCATAGAAGAGACTACCCAACTGGTAGTGGGACAACTATGGGTATGACTTTCCTGGCTAGTGGTTCAACAAAATATATTACAAATACAGATATTGAATATATAGATTTAATTGAAGATGTTACTTTGATACCTAGTGGTGCAACACCATTAGTAATTGGTAAAGTTTTCCCACAATTAAAAGTAATTGCAATACATGACGATGAAATCGTTGCTGCAATATCTTATAAATCAAATAGAAACTGGACACTACCAGCTTTAAATGCAAGTTTAGCTGCACCATCTACATCAACTGGATTATTACCATCCCAACAATATATGTGGTTAACATATACATTTGAAAACTCAACACTGAGTGGTTTAACAACAACATTACCATGTCAGAAATATATAATCATACCTAATAATACATCCGCTTCAAAAGATGTTGAATTTAAAATTAGTGGAATTGACTTATTACCTTATATGAGAAAAATCGAAGACCCAGCTTATGATGGTTTAGGTTTTTCAGCTAGAGAGTTCAAAGTATTATATCAAATAGTTTCTGGTGGGACAAGACCATTACCAAATGCTTGGAAAGTTCATGATTTTACAAGCGCATTAATTACAGGTGTATCTGGTGAAACGATTGACCCAATATTATTAGAGACTCAAAATCCAACATCAACAAACTTTAAATTAGATATATCAACAACATCTGGTGATACAACGTTTAGTATTATAAATTCATTAGGTATGGCACCAAATACAAATCCAAATATTTTACAATTTGGTGATGAAAGGTTCTTCTATGGTAATATCGATACGTATATTGGTGCTAATGTATACAAAACAATATTTAAATTAAGTGTATCTGCTGATTTATTTAAATATACATCAAATGTAACTAGAAGTTCAGACCCAAATACTAACCCATCAGTAATTAAAGTTACTGAATGTGGTATATATGATAGTTCTGGTGAATTAGTTATGATTGGTAAATTTTCAAGACCAGTTAAATTAACACCAGGTAATACAATATTACTAGAGTTATCAATGGACTTTTAATAATTAAAAAAAAAACAATTAAAAATGGGATTTATAAATAGTGCAACAACGATTAATATAAAAGGTAAATTAACACCTAACGGTAGACAAAGATTAGCAAATGGTGCTAGCTCATTAATTACTAATTTTATATTGGGTGATTCAGATGCAAACTATAATGTTTATAGTGGATTAACATCAGGTCAAATTCCTGATTTCTCTGGTGATAATTTCGGGTTGTCATTAAATAATGGCGGTTCTGGGTATCAATTCAGAAGTGGGTTACTTTATAGAAATGGTCAAAACAAAAAACCAGTTCAATTAGCCTCATCAATTATTTCTAGCACTCAAAAATCAACAGGTTATAACGTTTTATATTATAGTGGTGGTACGTTAACTCAAAATATTATAAATAGAAATGATTATAATACTGATGTATTAACTAATTTATTTTACTCATTTGGGTTACCAACTGATACTAGAACTGCTGAAACATATACTGGTATTACATCAAATACAGGTGGATTTTTAGATACAGCATTAAGTGGTTTAGCATCAGAAGAAATTTTGGTAATTGGTATTGATGGTAGTCAATATGGTGAATTAATTGATGGTAAAAGTATTAACTTACAATTAACAACAACATTAGCATCGTATAACATTTATGGTACATACGAAAATAATAATTCAATGTTAACTGACCAAGATGGTAGAATAACAGACCCATCAAGATACTTACAACAATTAGGACCTAATAGATGTCTATTATTTAGTGATGGAATTCAAAAACCAAATAATAATAGTTTATTAAGTTGGTCAACTGGTTACTCACTACCTAAACCATATTCCATTAATGGTAAAAGACTTTGGAATTTTAAAACTAACACAGGTTCTGGTACTGTAGCTGATAAAGCAATAGGTATTGCATACTTGGATAAAGGTTTTATAGTTATCACAGAACCAACAATTGTTAGTAATTTCCCAATAAGTGGTGCAACATCTTCTGCAACAACTTTAACGTTTAATTCAGTAATTAGTTCAATTTCACAAAAAGTAACATGTATTGCTGATAGAAACGAATTCACAGTTAGTACTAACACAACATTCTCAACTAGCGATGTACCAAGAATAACTGAAATTGGTTTGTTAGATGATGCTGGCAATCTAATTGCGATTGCAAAAACAAATAGAACTTACTATAAACCATCTGATGATATGGTTGTGTTTAATTTAACTATTGATTATTAAAATAGTATTTAGTTTTTATTCCTATGTATTATATTTAAATAAAATTAAATATAATTATGGAATCAACAAAACATACTGATAATTTCGTACTAGGTCTAGATATATCAACTAAGACTATAGGTATCGCACTATTTGAAGATTTTGGTGAACGTGGGACATTAAGATTATTGCACCACGTTACACCAGTGGTTAAACCAAAGCCCGAAAGTAAAATGCAAGAGTTGTTTGAAAAAGCAAAAATATTTGAAGAGGAATTCTTAAAAAAATACGAAAATGTTGGTATTAAAAAAGTTATCATTGAAGAACCATTACTAAGGTCAAATAATGTAAATACAGTTGCAACCTTATTACGATTTAATGGTATTATAAGCAAAGCTATATATGATATTCTAGGTGTTATTCCAGAATATATCTCATCATATGATTCTAGAGCTTATGCGTTTCCAGAATTAAAACAAATTAGAACTCATAATAAAAAGAACGAACCATATACTGAAAAGGAATTACTTAAAAATAATCCTGTTTTATTTGGTGGTTATGAGTGGGACATTGATAAGAAATTAGTTATTTGGGAAAAAGTATCCGAACTCGAACCACAAATAATGTGGTTACATGATAAAAATCAAAAACTAAAGAAAGAGAATTTCGATATGGCTGATAGTTATGCGTGTTGTCTTGGTTATATGTACAAAGAAGGTTTTTGGTCACAAAAAACTAAATAACTCACTTTAAAATTTGGTTTTTAAATATATTGTTTGTATATTTGCAATATGTCGAATATAATAGTTAAAATTTTAGAGAACTTTCTAGGTGACCACAAAAAACACAATGAAGACAAATGTCAAGTATCATTTGATTGTCCAGCTTGTAGTTCTGATAAGTTTTTAGACCATGGTGATGGTAAAGCTAAATTAGAAATAAACTACAAAAAAGGGGTATTTAAATGTTGGGTATGTTCATATAAAAACAACATGCATGGTCCTATTGAAAAATTAATAAGTAGATATGGTAATAAAACCAACCTACGTGATTATATATTAGTTAAACCAGAAAGTAATTATGAAGTTGAGTCTTACGAAGACAAAGTAGTTCATGTGGCACTACCAAAAGAGTTTATACCTTTAACTAAATCTAATGGTTACGAACCAAAGTATTATTTTGCTATGAAATACCTAAAAGATAGAGGTATAACCGATGATATAATAAAAGAATTTAATATTGGGTATGCTCATGAAGGTACGTATAAGAATAGAGTTATAATACCATCTTATGACGAATTTGGAGATGTTAACTTTTTTGTTGCTAGGTCATTTAGTACTAGAACATTCCCAAAGTATTTAAACCCAGAAGCTGAAAAGCAATACATTGTTTTCAATCACAAAAAGATAAATTTTGATGCAACCATATATTTGGTTGAAGGACCATTTGACCATATTGTAACACCAAACTCAATACCATTGTTAGGTAAAATACTATCACATAAGATAAAACAATTATTACTTGAAAATGCTAAGGCTGATATTGTTATTTTATTAGATGATGATGCATATGAAGATGCTATTAATATTTATAAAGAATTAGACTTTGGTGAATTAAATGGTAGAGTTAAGATATGTAAGCCACCACAAGGTCATGATTCATCATCAATATTTGAAAGATTGGGTAAAAAAGGTATAATAAAATTATTGAAGAATTCTAGAAGACTTAGTGAGGAAGAAATATATTAACCTTTTGATTTATAAGTGTTACCAGTTTTTTCAGCAATACCCATTGAAACTAAACTATCCCATACTCTAGCGGCATCAGTTGATTGTTTATCATCAGAATATAAAATTTTACTTTCTTTTGATAAATCTCTAATGATATACTTATACATACCTTTACCTAAACCTTTACCCTGATACTTATCGTATAAAAGCGTTTCAAAAACTTTAAAACCATCAGGCACTGGTCTTAACCTAAACGCACCCATTCTAACCCCATCATAAAACGGAATATACACCAATAGATTATTAACCATTGTTTTTTTTATTCTTATCTTAGAAGTATCAATTTCATTTTCGATACTCTCCAATAATCTTGTTTTTATAAAGTCTTTCATTTTAAATTAAAATAAGGTTTATTATATAAATATTGCAATGTAATTTAAAATTAAGTATATTTGCAATTAAATAATAAATAATCATGGCAAAAATTTGGGAAGGACCTGTATACTTAGAACCTATTGAACACGTTTATATTCATAGAGAGACAGGTATTAAGTATACATCAGTAACAAAAGTTTTAAGTAGTGTTGAACCACATTTCGATAGCGATTCAATTGCTGAGGCAATTGTAAAGCAAGCTGATAACAATAAGCAAGAAAGGTATATTGGTATGACCAAAATTCAGATACTGGATTACTGGCAAATGCTAAATGATACTGCGAATGAATATGGTACACATGTTCACGAAACTATTGAAGAGTATTTGTTAAATGATAAGTGGTTTTTTCCTGATAATGATTTACAGAAAAAAGTTATTCAAGAGTATGAAAGAATGAAGTTTGATGAGGGTGCTACTATTTGGCCAGAAAGGATAATGTTTTCTTCTGAATACAAATTAGCTGGTACATCGGATTTAATCATTGATATTGATGATGAATTTTTCGATGTTGGTGACTGGAAAACGAATAGGGAGTTTAACTTCTTCAATAACTTTGGGTTTAAGACGCTTTTAAAGCCATTTGAGCACATGCAAGACTGTCAGTACTCAATATATTCATTACAGCTAAGTACATACGCTCTAATGTACGAAATGGAGTTCCCACATAGAAAGTGTAGACAGATATGGATTGGGTACTGGGATAAAGAAGCTGAAGTCATGAGTAAAATACCAGTTATGTATTTAAAGAGTGAAGCTAAAAAATTATTAGAACATCACAAATTTCAAACACAATTAATGCATGGATAAAAAATTAGATAACGAAATAACAGTTAATAAGTGTGTTATAGGTGATACATACTATTTGGATGGTATGTGGTATGATTATAACTTTATAACATTCAAACATAAACCATTAATAAATACCCCAGTTAAGTTTATCGGTAAATTAGATAAAGGGTTTAAACATAATAAGGGTAGGCATGCATTTGAAATGTTGAATGGTAAAGTTATATATTTGTATGCAAAAGATACAATGCTACTTGAACCTATTGCAAATCCAGAGATATTAGAACCAAATGCGAGTATAAAATATAAAGAAAAATATGGATAAAAAAGTAAAAGTAGTAATCCACATGGCTGACATACATTTGAGGACATTTAGGATGCATGAAGAGTACGGTGAAACTTTTAAGACCACCTTAAAAAAAATAAGGAATTTGGTTAAAGATTATGACCGAGAAGAAATTAGAATTGTTATTGCTGGAGACTATGTTCATCAAAAGATTACAATCTCCAATGAATTATTAATTTTAGGTACTTGGTTTTTAAGAAAACTTGAATCAATAGCAACTGTTGTTATGATTGCTGGTAATCACGACTTATTGGAAAATAATAAGGATAGAATTGATTCATTAACCCCTATGGTTAAATTATTACCAGGTTTAAGTATTAACTATTACACTGGCGAAAGCTCTTGTTATTTGGATAACAATATAGTTTGGTGTGTGTATTCTATTTTTGATGAAAACGCTAGACCTGATATAGAAAAAGCTAGAAATGAATTTGGTGATGATAAAACATACATTGGTTTATATCATGCACCAGTTTTGGGTGCTAGAACTGATATTGGTTATGAATTCGACCATGGTTTAAGTTTTGAGCATTTTGAGGGTTGCGATATAGTAATGATGGGTGATATACATAAGAGACAGATATGGAACCATAATGGTATCCCAATTGCTTATCCATCAAGTTTAATTCAACAAAACTTTGGTGAAACTGTAACAAAACATGGATTCCTATTTTGGGACATAGAAAGTAAAACTTGTCAGGAACATGATATTGAAACTGATTATGGTTTTTACCAATTCAGAATAAAATCATTAGATGATATTGAGAATGACAATGAAATAATAACTAATTTGTAAAAAACATGGGAAATATAGGGATTTGGTCTTTATTAGGTATTATAGGTAGTATATTAGTCTCAATATGGGCTATAATGCGATACATCGTATCAAAACATATGCGATTGGATGATAATTTAAGTAAGAATTTATTACCACATTTACAAAAAGCTAAATGGAAACTTGAGATTAATAATGAGATAAGTATTAATAAGAAATATCCAGCAACTTACTCTTCATTTGTGATAGTTAAAGGTGTATTCATGTACTTCAGTAGAAGTGAACGTTTATTAAATGCTGGTTGGCAATCAAAAGAAACAATATCTGAATTATACTTTTTAAGGTGGCAAAGGACTAAAGTCGAGAATTTAATTAAAGCGTGTGTCGATACTAAAGAGCATGTTAATGTTATGTTTTTAGCACCATGGGGTTCTGATAAACTAGGTGAGTTATCAAAACTTGAAGAACCTAAGGTATACATCAATGATGACCAATATGAAGATATTGAAGCTGACATTGTAGAAATTTTAGAATCTGGTGTTGGTAAAACTAGTGCATTATTACATGGTTTACCTGGAACTGGTAAAACTAGGTTAATAAAATATTTCTCAGTAAAATATAACCTACCGATATATACAATATATTTAAATCCAGAATATAATAATTTAGATATATTATTAATGTTTAGTGATATACCTAAAAGATGTATAGTATTATTTGAGGATTTTGATAACTATTTTAATAAACGTGAATGTGTAATCAAAAACAATGAAGTTAAATTCACATATGATGTTATATTAAGCGCATTAGACGGTGTTTATAATGAATATAACCAAGTAGTATTCTTTATGACCTGTAATGACATTGAGAAGATTGATTCATCGATTAAAGAAAGACCATCAAGAATGAAATATGTTAGAGAAATCACAGGACCAAACTTTGCTAAGCGATTAGAAATTTTGGATGGTAATTATGAACTAGCTGAAATGACTGAAGGTATGACAACAGATAGAGTATTTTTTGCTAAATCTATTTCAGATAGATATGACAATGAAATTATAATTGATAAAATAAAAGAATTAACACATTAAATTATGGGAATAACAATTAAAGAATTAAAATCATTTTTAAATTCAATTCCAGAACATATGGATGAATTTGAAATGGTTAATGGTGAAGTGAGTGAATTAACAGAAACTGGGTATTATGCTAGGGTTGATAAACCAATAATTCATTTAGAGATTGATGAGGAAACTGGTGAGTTTTTATTACTGCATCAATCACAAGAAGAAGTGAATGAAATAATAAATTCAGCAAAAAATAACGATGGAAATTCCTAAAAAAGTTAAAGAAGAAATTTGGGATTATTGTCGTTTGAATGACATACCCAATATTGATGACTTCATATTAAAAATGGTATCTCAAGGGTTTACTGTTGAAAAGTATGGAGCAGCACCAACAGCCAAAGAACGAATAGTTGAAAAGATTGTTGAAAAAATAATTGAGGTAAAAGTGGATAAAATTGTTGAAAAGATAGTTGAAGTACCAGTTGAAAAAGAAGTATATATTACTGATAATACTGAAATAAAAACTTTAGCTGACCAAATCACTAAATTGGAAACTGACCGTGATTATTATAAAAAAGAAATGGAACACTTTCAATTAGAATGGAATAATACCTTGCAAAAATTAGAAATTGAGCAAAGTAAGAATAAAAAGAAAGATATTTATGGTGAGTAATGTTAAAGAGGTTTTAAATATACCTAAGAATGCGAGAATAAAGGTATATTGGGATGATACCCCAGAGAATTATAGTAGAGAATCTAAGAATAGAGTTCAAAGGTATTTCGCTAAAAAATATGGTATTGATAAAAATAATATCCAGGTTGAGTATAGACCAGTTAGAATTGGTAAGAATGGTAAGTTAATACAAATTGATGGTGCATCAATTGATAACATCATGGATACTGCTTACCAAAGAGAATTATTCAAGGAATGGTTAAGTAGGAATAACAAAACTGTTAGTATTGAAAGATTATATGCTTTAGATGATAAAGTTAATGGTGAATTAAATAGTGACAATGATGAAGTGTCATACAAACGATGGAATCTAAAATGGGTTACATTAAATAACTTCTTATCATTTGGTAATGATAATTTTTTCCCTATGAATCACTTTAGAGGGTTAACAGTTGTCAACTCAATTCCAGAAAATCAAGGTGGTAAATGTATTAGGTCTGATACTAAGGTTACTATAGAATATAATACTGATGAAATTATTAAAAAACTAGGTTTTTTACCAGATGAGTTAAAATAAATTACCACATCTCTTTACCTTTTTGGTTATAAGGTTATATTTATATAAAAATATAATAAGCATGGGAAAAAGGTATGAATTTACAGAAGGTGAAATTAAAAATATGGTTGATATGTATTTAAATCAATTAGAGGGTGTTTATAATATAGCTAAAAAATATGGTGTCGATGAAAGTGTGATTAAAAATAGATTAATTAAAAGTGGGATTAAGATAGCTAAAGGTTCACCTTATTCCATTAAGTATTGGAATCAAAGGGGGCTTAGTGATAATGAATCCAAAGAACATATTAAAACACTTAGACCAGTTAATAAAGAATATTGGATTAAAAATGGTTACACTGAAGAAGAAGCGATATTACAAATTGAAGGTCAAAAAATGGTTTCTTTAAGAGGTTGTATAGCTAGATTTGGTGAAAAAGAAGGTATTAAAAAATGGGAAGAGCGAGAAGGTAAAAGAAGTGCTGCTGGTAAACTTGGAAGTACAAATCTTCAATATTGGTTAAATAAAGGATATTCTGAAGAAGAATCAATAATAAAACGTTCAGAAAGACAAAAAACATTTTCAAAAGAGGGGTGTATTAAAAAACACGGTGAAGAAAAAGGTTTAATGATTTTCACTGAAAGGCAAAATAAATGGTCTAAGTCATTATCATCTGGTGGTAATTTAAAAATAGGGTATTCTAAAATATCACAAGATTTATTTAATGTTTTATTGGAAACCTATGATATTGATAATAGAAATAATATTTATTTCGCTACTCACAATAAAGAATATAAATTAGATAAATGTGAATCAGAAGGTGGAATTTGGTTATATGATTTTACTGATGTCAATAATAAAAAAATAATTGAGTTTCATGGTGATATGTTTCATGGAAACCCCAAGAAATATAAAGCAACAGATTACCCGCATCCATTTAGAAATACGATAACAGCACAAGAGATGTGGAATAAGGATAAAAGGAAATTGGATGTTGCTATTGAAGGGGGTTTTGAAGTGTTGGTTATATGGGATTCCGAATATAGATGGGGAAATAAAGAAGGTGTAATAAATAAATGTAAAAAATTTTTAGAAATATGAAAAAAGTATTAACAATCGGTGAATTACATAAAATTTATCAAAAATATGGTGATTTAGGGTTTAAAGTTGAAACACCATATGGTTTTAAAGGTATTGAATGGTGTGGTATAACCGAGGAAAATGCGGATATATATAGATGTGAATTGGAAAATGGTATGTATGTTGAAGGTGCTGATTACCATAAATTAAAACATGAAAATGATGAATTCATTCATTTAAAAGAAGCTGAAGTAGGAGTACCAATACAAACGATTGATGGGATTAGTAAAATTAAAACCATTGAGTTAATGGATTTTAAAGATACTTTATATGACATACAAGTAGCTGAAGTTCATCAATATTACACCAATGGTATAGTATCACACAATACAACATTAACTGTTGATTCAATCAAATACTTATTATTTGGTAAAACAACAAAGACTGATAGAAATGAGGAAGTCTTTAACTTACATAGTGATGACAATGAATTAGTTGTTAGAGGTATGATAGAGATTGAAGGTGATGAGGAAATAATCATCGAAAGAAACATGAAAAGGTCTAAAAATAAATCAGGTGGGTGGACTATAAAGAATACGCTGAATTATTATAAAATACTACCTGATGGTGAAGAAGAAGTATTAAATGATGAGGACGCAACTAAAACTACCAAAAAGATTAGAGATACTATTGGTACTGAAAAGGATTTTGAATTAGTTGTATTAGCAACTGCTAGAAATTTGGATGATTTAATTGATTTTACATCTGGAGAAAGTGGTAAGTTATTAACTAGATTCATTGGGCTTGATATTATTGAAACAAAAGAAGAAATAGCTAGAAACATGTATAATACGTTTTCTAAAACTATGAAATCAAACTTACATGATATTGTAACTTTATCTGATGAGATTCAAACACATACTGAGAATATAGTTAAACTAAAAGAAATTGAGATTGATTTAAATCTTAAATTAGATGCTGAAAAAAAATCAATTATTAATTTGACAAATGAAAAGTTAGATTTAGTTTCCAGTAAGATTAAAATTGATGTTGAGATATTAACCTTAAACCCATCAAAACTACAAGAAGATATCGATGCAATAATTAAGAGTGGTATTGAATACAAAGGTGAAATTGATACTATAGTTGAAAGGATAACAGAAATTGGACCATTAGTATTTGATGAAGATAGACATTTTGAGATTACTAATGAAGTTAATACATTAAACACATCTGTCGCTGTTAAATCTGCCGAAGTTGAAAGATTAAATCAAGTTGTTGAAGATTTGATTGCTGGTGGTATATGTAAAGCTTGTAATAGAAAGTTAGATGATGTTGATAATTCAAATCATATATTAGAACACGAAACAACAGCTAAAACTATTGGAACTGAAATTGATAAGATTAACAAAAAATTAAAAAAGTTGAATGATGAGTTAACTAAGTTAAATACTGTTAAAAAATTGGTTGATGAAGTTAATAAATTGGAATTAAGTAAGGATAAGTTTGAAGTTGAGATAACATCATTGAAAAATGATTTAAAATCTAAAAAAGTTGACTTAAAAAAATATAATGATAATTTAAGTGCTATTGATACTAATAAAAATATTGACGCTACAATATCATCAGTTGATACTAAATTGAATGTTTGTGACCACCAAAAAACTGAAATAAATAACAAGATACAAAGAGTATTATTGGATATTGAATCAAATGGTACTGATATTGTAAACAAAGATAAACTAATTGTTCAAATCAAGAAAGAAAAGGAAATTGAAATGATTTACAAATTGTATATTGATATGATTGGTAAGAAAGGCATTAGCAAATTAGTTTTAAGGTCAGTTTTGCCGATTATCAATTCAGAACTACAAAGATTATTAGATGATGTAACTGATTTTGAAGTTGAAATTTCTATTGACGATAAAAATGAAGTTAGATATTTATTAATAAAAGATGATATAGAAAAACAATTAAAAGCTGGTAGTGGTTTTGAAAGAACCGCATCTAGTTTGGCTTTGAGGTGTGTATTAGGTAAAATGTCTAAATTATCCATGCCGAATTTTATAACATTTGATGAAGTACTTGGTAGAGTTGCACCAAATAACGTTGAGAAGATGAAATTGTTATTTGATAAAGTTAAAGATATGTATGATAATATATTCTTTATAACTCAAAATGAGATTGTTAAGGATTGGGCTGACAACATAGTGACTGTTATCAAAGAAAATAATATATCAAAAATTAAAATAAGTTAGGTTATATTCACTTTTTTTTATTATATTTGCATTATAAATAATAGATATGACGATTAATTTTAAACATTATTGCGCAGTATTCTTCAACCCAACTGATGGTTTAAATGAAGAAGTAAGTAAAATTTGTGAAGAAGCACATAGAACAATGAAGGGTAAGGGTATTTCTATATATACCTTTACCAGCATTGTTGAAGCACCCATATTAACTGAGTATTTTAAATCTTATGGTAGGAATTTTTTATTATTCGATTTAAAAGAAGAAAACTCTGGTTTTAATTTTATTGATAAGGTGAAAGAGAATGACTTATTTGGATTTTTAAAATCAAATGAATCTAATAAAGATTTCGAAAAACTATCAAACACGTTAATGGATGATATTCTAAAGGATATTCATGGTATTAAAGAATCAACCCCAGATGTTGATATATCTAGTATAATTTCGAATAACCCTTATTTAGGTTCACCAATAACACCTAAAGGGTTTGAAATTTATCAACACCCAGAATTAGAAGAATATTCACTTAACATCGATGAAGATATGAGTAAGAAGGATATTAATGAAATGGTGAATAAAATTATCGATAAAGGTGTTGAAAACCTTACTGATTTAGATAAAAAAATGTTAGATAAATTATCGAATTTACGATAAATTTGTTTACTTTTACAAAAAAAATCGTTATATTTATATGTCGTTAGACAGATAACAATTAAGATTATTAATTATGAATGAGCAAAAATTATATTAATTTAAGTGGAAATGATACTGTAACTAAATACTTTAAAGAAGTAAGGAAATCAAAAGTTATAACACCAGAACAAGAAGTTGAACTGGCAAAAAAAATAAAAGAAGGTGATACGAAGGCAATCGATGAATTAGTATTCGCCAATTTAAAATTTGTGATATCAATCGCAAAAGACTATCAAGGTCAGGGTCTACCATTAAGTGACCTAATAAATGAAGGGAATTACGGCTTAATTAAAGCTGCAAATAGATTTGACCACACTAGAGGGTTTAGATTTATATCTTATGGTGTATGGTGGATTAGACAATCTATAATACAAAGTTTAAATGATAATGCGAGAATTATTAGACTCCCGTCTAATGTTATCAATAAACTAGCATCGTTAAAAAAAGAAATCGAAAAGTTTAAGTTTGAAAATGAGAGAGAACCAGTATATGGCGATATCTTATTTGAAGATACTGATTCTGAAACATTTGTAGAAATGGAGTTACCAAGTTGTAAATCATTAAATGAAACTGTAACTGAAGATGGTTCAGAATTATATGAGTTAATTGAAAACCCAGGAAATATTGTTGAAGATAACTTTTACGAAGTTGATGAAGTTGTTAAATTTGAACTTGAGAAAACTCTATCAATACTCTCAGCAAGAGAACGAGTAATTATTGATTGTTATTATGGTTTAAATAGTGATTACGAACCTATGACATTAGAAGCTATTGGTGAGAAGTTTAAATTAACAAAAGAAAGAATTAGACAAATTAAAGAAAGAGCAATAAGAAAACTTAGATTTAACTCAAGTGACTTACATGATATCTTAAACAAATAACCGAATATTTATTAATATGAAGAAAGTATTATTATATTTCATTTTATTAATGGCTGTTACATTAGCAGCCACAGTAGCCTACGTATCAATAAGTGGGTTACTAACAGTATTCAGTGGTGCTGGATTTTTAGGATTATTATTCTTTTCAGCGATTGAGATATCTAAAATAATTGCAACATCAGCAATACACACCTATGGTAAGAAAATAGGTTGGGTATACAATGGTTTGTTATCATTAGGTATTATAATCGCAATGATTATAACATCTATGGGTGTTTATGGGTTCTTAAGTTCAGGATACCAAAAGAATTCAGCAAAATCAGATGGTGTTGATAGGGAAATTACGTTAATTGATACCAAAATTAAATTAAAAGAACAATCTAGGGAATCAATCAATTCACAATTAGTTCAAACACAAAAAAGTGTTTCTCAGTTAAGAACAGCATTGGGTAATAATACTCAGACTAGAGTTGATAGAAGTGGAACCGTTATAACAAGCTCATCAACTGGTAATAGAAAGGCATTTGAGAGTCAATTAAAGATTGCTACCGATACTGAGATTAGATTAACTAATGATTTAAATTCAGCTGATTCAGTTATTAACGTTTTATCTGAATCAAAGGTTGAACTTGAAACCAATGCTGCAATGTCTAGTGAATTAGGCCCATTAAAATACTTAGCTGATGTTACTGGTTCATCAATGGATAATGTAATGAAATGGTTTATACTATTATTAATCGTTATCGGTGACCCAATGGCAATTCTAATGATTATCATATTTAATAAAATTATTAATGGTAAAGATGATGCTGTAAGTGATGTTGTAAATGATGCTGTAAGTAATGCTGTAAATGAGGGAGCAAGTGAGGGAGTAAATGAAGGAGCAAGTGAGGGAGTAAATGAAGAAGAATTTGAAATGCTAGACGAACTATTAGCAATCCAATCTATGTCACCACCAGATGGAACTGGTATTTTATCAGCTATGGATATAGTTGAAGAACCTAAACCACAAGAAAGAACAATAACGGTTGAAGATTTACCAGAAAGAAACAACCGAGGGTTTAGTGTTAATATCCCAGATAGAAAATCAAATAATAGTGTTGAAAGAATAGGTTCTAATAAAGAGGTTAGGGACAATGAACCAGGTAAGGTTTTCTTTAAAAAGAAACATTTATGATTGATAAAGAAACATATAAACTAGAAGAAAGTCACTATTTAAATGTGGAAACAACTAAAAAAAGAATTGTCATAGGCAATTCTTTTTCTATTGATATGAATCATTACAATGGTTGGTTAAATAGGTATAATGGTAAATATAAAAAAACATCGATGTATACTATTGCTATAGATGGTAAAATATACGAACACTTCAACCCAAAATACAGTTCAGAAATAATTGATAAAAAAGATTTTGATGAATCAACAATTACAATATTATTAGAAAACGAAGGTTGGTTAATTAAAGATTTAAATGATGAAAATCGATACATTACCTATGTTGGTAATATTTATAATAGAATTGACGAGGTTTTTGTTAAAAAATGGCGACATAATAAATATTGGTCACCATATAGTCAAAAACAACTAGATTCCACAGTTTATTTAATTAATAAATTGTGTAATGATTTTGAAATACCTAAAAATGTCATACACCATAATACTAAAATAAGTAATGGGTATTCATATGAGGGTATTTTATATAAGAGTAATTTAAATACTTACTTTACAGATGTTAACCCATCTTGGGATTTTGCTGGTATTAAAGAACAAATAGAAAATTAGATAGAAATGATAAATGAACACGACATGACTAAATCAATGATTGACACAATGAGGTCAGTTAAATTAGTTAGAGAATCTGTTGAACCAAATCAAGCAGAGCAATCTATGGGTATGAATAACGAACAAGCACCACAAGAAATCATTATCCTTAAAAATGGTGAAGAACAAAATGTTGAGGGTAGTATTTCTGGATTTTGGAAAGCTGATAAAGAATCGTTTATGCAAACTGTATCATCCGATGTTAGATTTACTAGCTTTTCAATTACACCAAAATCTGGCGCAAATGAAGGTGATGTTAAAATGACTGGAATTTTAGATGCTTACGATATTGGGTTCTCAATGAATAAAAACGCTAGTTTAGGTTTAGTTATTACTACAGCACCAGAAGGGGCTCAAAGTTCTGACATTAAATTAGATGAAAATGTAATGAAAACATTAAGTGCTTTGTATAAGTACTACCAAAACTGGTATAAAGATTGGTCAACTAAGTTGAACACTGAAAATTTTACAAACGTTAGAAATGCTTAAAACTTTAGACACAAAATCAATTATTATAATAATATTAGCATCTTTATTGGTCATATTTACGATATTCCAACCGAATAAAAAAATACAAACTTATAAAGGTGAGATTAAAGTTTTACATCAAAAAAATAAAGAGTTACTACATAGTAATGATAGTTTAAAGATAGTAAACCAAAAGATTGATAAAGAATTGGAAAAAATATATGGTATAATTAGAATAACTGAAAAATTGATTGTACAATATGATAACAGAATAAATGATTTAAAAAATAAACAAAATGAAACATCTAATAGGGTTAATGTTCTTAATGCTGATG